CGAGGGTGTCCGTTCCTCTCTGACTGTTGTGTCGCCGAGGGTGTCCGTTCCTCTCGAAAATAAAAAAAGCGCCCACCAAAAAAGTGGGCGCAATAAATTAAACTAATTTTCACATTGTAACGACTTGATGAATTGCAACATTTTGAAATCATTGTCAGTATATGTATATGACTTATTGATTATTATGAAGTCGTCAAAGGTCAAACTGTTTTCATTCAAGAAACATTGAAATGCTTTGCGAACGGCTCTTATATGTTTTTGTGCCGTTTTGTTTTTCCTTGCATATCCTTGTTTATCGTTTATGTTGTCGGCGGTATAATTCAGACACATTAATTTTAAAACCTTGTTTTGTGTCGGTGTGAGAGTAGGCAACACGGCGGTCAACATCTGATTAATTAATGGTATATTGTAACATACGCCTGTCAAAGTGTCTACGGCTTGCAATTTTTCTCCGTGCTTTATGGTACGATTAAGTTCGCCCGATACATTGACAATATCCCCATTCCGTGTGATATCCTCAATGTACACCGTCTTGTGCGCCGTGTCTATACGACTGTTAATTCCCCTAATTGATTGACAATAGTTATTCAATGCCTTATATCCGGCATGTATTACTGCTTTTTTATAAGCTGCATAGTCGGAAGTGCAAGTGCCTATGTATAGATTATTTTGCATGTACTCCCACATACCGATAACGGTAACTTGTGTTAGGTCGTCAAAGTTTTGATGTTCCCCACCATACCTATATGTAACGATATCATATAAACGGGGTTGATTGATTGAATGACGGTAACAATGATTAACGCACATGCGGCTTGCAGTCTTGTACAAATCTTGCAAAGCTATACTATAACTGGCGAACGGCTGAGGGTTTACAACCTTGTAACCGTGTAGAGTTTTGCAAGCATGTACATGTGTCTTGTGTGTGTGTGTAGGTGCATAGGTAAATTTTTTAATGGTCATGATGAAACCTCCCTGATTTTTGTGTTGCATATGCAACATTTTTTGTATTCTATGGGATATCCCATGTACCTATGATAACACACTATTTGCAATTTGTCAAATCATTTTTATTTTTGAAAACTATTAATGATTGCAATCATATATATACTATGAAATGAATATTTATGCAAAATAATGTATAAATTTCAATTCACAAAATTGCACAATGTTAAATGGGGGATATATTCCATATTTTAAGACTGTATAATTATGCTTTATATTTGCAGTAACTTCTTCTCACAGTCAGGCTTAAAATCTCGTATTTTTATTTTCTCTTTTTCTCTCTCCCTCTACAAATCCTGAAATTTATTTCCTATACAAATGGTGAATTTGTTCCGATAAAAATATCCTTTACAAAAAATAATGAATATACTTGCATTTCCATAACTTGGAATTTTTTCAAAAAACTTTGATTTTTAAGTCATTTTTACTTGACATTTTTAGGATATATGGTACAATTAGTTCAGAAAACAATTTAGAAAGGATGTTCGATACATATGAAAACTGAGAATAACAACCTAATCTATGTAGACTTCTCACAGCCTATACAACCTGAGAAATTAGTTAGGCAAAACAATAAGCTCCGAGCGTCAGCTCAACTCACAGTACCCTCAGAAATTCAAAATATAGAATCTTATGAGAGACACGATGTAGATCCTATCAAAGATACCCATACATTAAAAAGTATCTCTGATTACTTAATCAGTAAAGGTAGATACAGAGACAACATGCTTTTTATATTGGGAATCAATTTTGGATTAAGAGTCAGTGACTTAAGGTTACTTACCTTTAATCACTTATTAGAGGTCAAGAACCAACAGTTAGTGTTCAAAGAATACTTCCCTATCATCGAATTAAAAACAAAAAAAACAAGAAGAAAAAAAATCAATAGAGTAGTTACCATTAACTCAGCAGTAATGGATGCCGTAGAATTGTTCCTCAACCACAATTCCAAAACTCTGAATGACTACTTATTTACTGGTGACAACAGCAACCGTTCTAAGAACTTAGGTAAGCCTTTAACCAGAGAATATATATATAGTATTCTTAAAGGCTTAAAAACTGAATGTAATCTTACAGAAAAAGTAGGCACTCATACATTAAGAAAGACCTTTGGTTATCATCAAATGGCTATGAGCAACTTTAGCAACGATAAGCTTTTATTATTACAGGAAATGTTTGGACACAGTTCTCCTTCCATTACATTAAGATATATAGGCTTAACACAAGATATAATCTTAGCTTCCTGCAAAAAACTCAACCTTGGTACAGATTACAGTTATGTAGTTAATAGCAATTTAGAAGCTACTAATCTCTTCCAGTCACTTGCATAAAGGAGTAACTACTGTTTTAGTTTTTCTTTTCCCTTGTTGGGAAATGAATTTATTGAACATAGACACACTCTCTTGCAACTACTATCTACGGATTCTAAGGTAAAGTTTAAAGTAAAGGAGCTTAATGAACGATTGGCAATCTCAGAATAAGCTTGCTGTTCGAGAGAATTAAGCGACCAATACATTTGTCTGTAAAGGCTTAGTCTGCAAAACTTTTGGGACAAATGTATTCTACCCTGTGGTATGGAGCTCTTTTTGGAACTACTACTTAAATGGAAAGCATCTAATTTCACTTATAGGTGCTTTTGTGTCTAAAACCTCAGTGTTTATCGGTGTGTTTAACATTCTCTCTATAATAATAAAGAATATATAAGAGAGAGGTAGTTCTGAAAAGAGTGTAATATTTCCGAACTGTCAAAATGGTGCTAACCCGCATTGGCATTGGGGGTTTGGGGCTTTTGTGACAAAAATGAACACCATATTATAAGTCTTGAAAGGGGTGATTTTGATGTAAAGGCAATTCACACATCAACACAAACATTTACTTGTAAAGGAGAGAGAGTTTATTACGAACAACAACCAACGAAATACACATCATATAAAGGAGGTCTGCAAGTGGAACTGAATGTTGTAAACGCTTTAATGGGACAAGGTAAAACTTCCGCTGCAATTAATTACATTAATAACGCACCTAAAGATGAACACTTCATTTTTTGTACTCCGTATTTGTCAGAAGTTGATAGGGTGATAACAGCTTGCTCTGACAAAGAGTTTATAGAGCCTCAAAAGAGTCCATCAAAGAAAGAACACTTAAAACGAGTTATAATGGAAGGAAAAAATATTGCGACAACTCATGCGTTATTTCTAAGTATAGACAGTCAAATCAGAGAGCTCATAAAAAACAATAATTACACTCTTATTCTTGACGAAACTATAGAACCCATCAGTCAGTTGATTATGTCTGCAAAAGACAAAGAATTTATCACTTCATTGTGTGAGTTTGACACTTTTGGATGCGCCACTTGGAATTCTGTTCAAGGGACAACCTATATGGAAGGGATAGAAAAATTGTGTAATAATCATAATTTGTATGCAGCTAATAATGACTTCGTACAGTTAGTTCCTATTGAAAATTTTAGGTCATTTTCAAAAGTGTTTCTTCTTACCTATCTATACGAGAGTTCTCTAATGTCATACTATTTTGAGTTGTTTCAAATTACACCCAAATATTGGTGGATACAGGGAGACAATTACGAAAACTTTACATTTGTAGATTACGATGTGCAGTATGAAATTCCAGACTTTGCTAATCTTATACACATATGTGATAATCAAAAAATGAATGAAATTGGTGAGAAGGAAACATTTCTTAGCAAACACTGGTATCAGACACATAGCGAGGAAATCCCTACACTTAAAAAAAATATATATAATTTCTTTAGAAATATATTGAACGCAAAATCTAATGAGTGTATGTGGACAACATTTAAAGAGTATAAATCTAAAGTGCAAGGTAAAGGATACACAAAAGGATTTATAGCTTGTAACTTACGAGCATCTAATGAACTAAGAGACAGAACAGCAATTGCCTATCCGGTCAATAGGTATATCTCCCCTGTTCTCGTCAGATTTTTAGAGAGTAAAGGCGTTACGGTCGATGAAGACGGTTTTGCTCTCAGTGAAATGCTTCAGTTTATCTGGAGAAGCGCAATCAGAGATAACAAAGAAATTAACATCTATATCCCATCCTCAAGGATGAGAAATTTACTGGTCGGTTGGATAAATAATAATAAATAAAGGAGTCCAACCCATTGAACAAATATACATTTAACTACACAGCAACAGAGAATTTTACAGCAGAGGAGGTGAAGGATTGTCGTAAATGCCTCTGGTTTGACCTGTGTGGCACGAACAGTTTACCTTGTACAAATTACTCTGCCGAAGAAATAATCGCTCAGGAGGTCACAGAGGACATGAACGAGCGTATTATGGCTTACGCAGAGGTTGTACACGAACTAAATGATGAAGACAACACATATTCGCTTATGTATGAGAGCGAGGTGAGTGTTGTTGAGTGATTATATACACGGAGTAAACATCCTCTCTTTGGATGCTAAAGATGTATTTATCGCAAACCATTATAATAAACCCGATAGTGTAGGTTATAACATCCGTTATCGCAACGGAGATATTAACTACCGAAAATTTATTAACACACTTCCTCATAGCAAAGAACTTCCGAAAATCATTGAGGTATATAAGAAGGTGTTCCGAAATAATCGCTTTTCCTGTACGGTCAACGGAAAAGAATACACTCAGAAAGTTATTAACATTACTTTCAATTACAGTAACAAAGAATACAATAGAATAACCGCTAACATTTATGTGAAATTCGGCTATCGTTTAGATGAATTAACCTTACAAGATTGTGTCTGTGTTAAAGACGGTGAACTGCTTGCTATTCAGACAGACACTCCTACAGAGTTTCCTATACATAAAGATGTACTTGGCAAATACTTTTATTACGATGATGGAATGTATAAGGCTAAGAACAACATAAAGGTGTTACACTCGGTTGGTGATTTACGAGCCGACTTGTACGCAAACGGTTTTGTTTGTGATGGAGTAAAATATGTAAGATATAAAAGAAGCAATGGCAGTTCCCGCTTAGGAAAATGCTTATTCATTGATGAGAATTTATATAGAGGGATTTTTAATTGGTCTAAGTGTGGTTTAACTATCAAACAGGGGCAAGAAATAGATTTGCCCGCATTTGAGTCCTATACAGCGTTACCTTTGAGTAGCACTATTGCAAGCCTGTATATTCAGCCCGAAAATATTTTACTTGTAGACGATTATGAAGATGTGTTTACAGATAGAGTAATGACCACCCGTATAGATGAGGGTGTATTAAAAACACAACCAGAAGAGGTGGAGATATGTAATAGCATTTGGGATGGGCAATCTCTTATGGATGTTAGTCTTTTTGGAGAATATCAGTATAAAGGTTTTTTATTATTGCGTAATAGATTTTTTAAGTCAGCTTGTTTTAACACTAACCTTCAACGATGGTTTGCCGACAACGGTATTACTGATGTGTCACAGCTTAATGGATATACACGAGCTAAATGTATACAGGATGTAAAACTCGTAACTACTCCAAGCAGTATTAAATATTTGAAGTTTGGAACATTTGAAGCATGGCTTGACAATCTCGACACAGAATTTGGCATAGTTAAGTACGAAAAGCCGACTCATATTATGGACGGTAAATTAGTTCAAACCCATTATCAGCTTTTAAATACCTTACAGTTATCACAAGAAGATATGGAAGAGTTTTTGAAACCTTCAAAAGACTATCTAAAAGCCCTTAAAACGGACGAAACTGTTTTGAGGTATCACATTAAGGCTCAGACAAATAACACGCTCACAGGCGAAGCCATAGCCTCTAAAAACGATTTGGTGTACACTTTGCTTGGTATTAATGACAAGTTTTGTGATACTAAATTGTATTATGACACAGTAAGAGAGACTATTAGATCTTATAAGAATAATATGAAGAGAGGTCATATTTCCGTAGCTGGTAATTACTCAACACTTGTAGGAAATCCTTATGAGATGCTCCTACAATCAATTGGTAAATTTGACGGTACATCTCACTTGGGTATAGGTAATATACATTCAAAAAGATTTGCCTATAACCAAAAATTATTAGGATCAAGAAGTCCTCATTGTTGTACAGGCAATGTATGGGTCGCTTATAACAAAGAATGTCCGGAAATAGACACATACTTCAACTTCACTAAAGAGATATTGTGTATCAACAGCATAGGAGAAAATGTTTTGCAACGGCTTAATGGTTGTGATTTTGACTCAGATAGTGTATTAATCACAGACAATCCCATTCTATTAAAGGCAGCCATTAAAAATTATGATAAATGGCTTGTTCCAACGAATATGGTAGAAGCTAAAAAAATCAAGAGGCATTACACCGTTAATGACTTAACAGACTTGGATATTAAAACAAGTGAAAATAAGATTGGAGAAATTATTAACCTTGCGCAAGTGCTTACAAGTATTATGTGGGATAATATTAATAACGGTGCATCGTTTGAAAGTGTACAACCTATATATACCGATATCTGTCAGTTGTCTGTAATGTCTAATATTGAAATAGATAAGGCTAAAAAAGAGTTTGATGTACAAATGGCAAAAGAGCTCGAACGACTAACCACAAAATATCTCAAAGACGAAAACGGAAGCAAGTCACTGCCAGAATTTATGTTAGAGGTGAGCAAACAAAAAGCCAATCATAAAAGACATAAACATTGTACTTCTCAAAATAAGACTTACCGTTGTTATGATACCTCTATGGACTATCTTGAAAAATCAGTGCGTAAGCGTATAGTTGGTAATGATAAACACCCTATGTTGCCTTTGACTTCTTTTATTGATTTCAAGCCTCACTCTTCACATATTAATAAAGAGCAAGCTGATGAGTTTATTTACACTGTAAGAAAGAAACAAAGTGAAATAAATGCTGTATGGCTAAAAGAAGAATCATCGAATATAGAAAAACACGAGCAGTCAGAACAAATTTATCAAGACTTATTGACATATGTGTCTTATAAGAGAATTGGTTTAAGTACAATGAGTTATTTGCTACACGAAGCCGAGAAACCAGCAAACAAAGACATATACCGCCTATTGATTAAAATATTATTCTATTCCCTACCTAAAGATTTCTTATATCTTCTGCGTAAAAGTAAAACCCCAGTACAAAAATTAAAAATGTGTGAACAAGGAGATATAGAATTTTTTGGGGTTAGGTTTAAAAAAGCATAAAAATTTTGCCCCGATTATAGTCATAATCGGGGTGATTTTTTGCAATTTTGGGGTACTTCCCGCCCTTTTTTGGCATTCGGACACCCAAAAATCTCGAATTTTATGCGGTTTTTTGTCTTGCGAGTTAGGCTGTATAGGGGGACTCAATACAATACCCCATAATATACTATCATTTCTTGCATTGCAAGTCAAGTGATAAATTGAATTTAAGGAGTTTTTACAATTATTACAATCACAAAAAAAGAGAGTCAGATTATACGCTCAGAGTTTCCTGATGTATGGATTCCCCAGACAGGACGAGGAAAGCCTGCAAAAAGGCACAGAAGATATTTGCCAGAAGTGACCGAATATCTCCGTTTGATTGCAGACACAAATATTGAGGCAGCTAAAATACTTAAAGCAAAAAATCGTGCCTCTAAACAGAGACGAAAGGGTTGAGCGTCTTACTATGCAGAAAGCTAACACAAATAAATATATAGACAATTGGTGTTTACAGCGACCAGACGAAACCCACGAGGAATGGAAAATCAGGCTAATAGTAGCTAAAAAGAACGGAGAGCTAAATGGCACAAAATTTCCTTTGAAATGGTCTCAAATTGTAAACCTGCTTGGCGAGAGCGTATCATCTGACCACTTTAGAAAATATGCGTCAGGTGTATATGACTATTATAATTATAAAAATCAAGATAATGTAAGTACAAGAGTTCTTTCAATATCGGATTTGCATTTCCCTTATTGTAAGCCTCTTAGCACATTTGAGAAATACATAGGTCGTGTAGATATATTGCAATTAAATGGAGACCTTGTAGATTGCGCCCAGTTGTCAAAATTTACGAATAAGTCGAAATATGTAAGCATAACCAAAGAACTTATCAGAGCAAGACAATATTTAATTGACCTGATTCATTTGTTGAATCCAAAAAAGGTAATTGCAAACAACGGCAATCATGATTTGAGAATAGGTGATTATATTGCAAAAAAGACAAACAGTGAATTATGCGACATAATGCCGTCATCTGTACTTGATTATATCTTCACAGACGGATTTATTGATTATGATAACGAAATAGGAACGAAAACTGAGTATTCTCCCCTGACGCATGTATTCAAAGATAGCAACATTGAAATTGAATTTACAGGTAAATGGTACTCTCAGTTTGGTGATACGGTATTCTGTCATCCACGAGCATACTCTTCAGTAATGCTTAAAACCGCAGAAAAAGCTTTGTATTATTTTCGCAACGAGGGATTTGATTTTAGAAATATTGTTATGGCTCATACTCATCGTCAAGGGTATTATGTCATCGGAAATTCTGCAATCTATGAACAGGGAGCTTGTTGTGAAACAAGAAAAATGAAATATAGCGAAGGAAGATTGGTTAATTCTCAGAAAGAAGGATTTGTATATATGTGTTTCGATGAGCACGGTCACGCTATTCGTGAGAAAACCAAACTTATGTCTTTAAATTAAGGATGTGGTTATATGTTTAATAAAGAAAAAATGTGTGCATATAACCAAGAACTAATGGATAACTTTGAAACATATTTGAGTTATGAACCGTACTCTCCTGCCACTGTAAAGCACTATGTTGACGACACACGGATGTTTCTTAAGTGGCTATGGCATTTTAACAAAAATAAGTCTTTTACGAAGTGTACAAGTGAAGACATCAATAACTTTATTAAATATATGAGACACGAACGAGGAGTGTCTTATCAAAGACTTTCGGCAATGCGTAGATCCCTTCGTTTCTTTTGTCAATATGTTAAATACATAGAAGGAGACGAAGTGAATATTATTTTTGAGTAGGTGGTGAAATATGCCGAAGCGAAGTGAACGAATATGTATGTTAAATCAAGAGAAGCTAAAAAAAATCAATCCCGAAACACTCAAACTATATCATAAATATTTATTAGATATGAAAATCAGAGAGCTTTCGGAAAAGACGATTTATAATTATTATAACGATTTAGCTAACTGGTGGATTTATATATACGATTATCAAGACAATAAATCAGTTAAAGAGATTGATGATTCAGATATCTCTGAGTTTATCGTTTATTGCAAAGATCAAGGCAATAATACAAATCGTATTAAGAGAAGAATGTCAAGTATATCGGCATTCTTTTTATTTTTAAAGAAAAAAAGATTGATTGATGAAAACCCAATGAGTTTTATAGATAGACCAAAAGAAGGTCAGGCGGTTGTTGCACAAACATTTCTTACTACACAGCAAATTCAGTTTATGAGAGAAAAGCTACAAGAGAATGTTGAAAAGGCTAAGGAACAAAGAAAGACTAAGCCCACGCAGTATTACGAAGCACTTACAATGCAAGCATACGCTATCTTTTCACTGACCACAATGGCAAGAATAAATGCTATTGCAAACATAAGATGGGAACAGCTTGATTTTGATAGTCGTGTGGCTAAAGATGTTCTTGAAAAAGAAGGATATCTTGTTGAATTGTTCTTTAGCGAAGAAGCTAAAGAATATTTGCTAAATCTAAAACAATACAGAACAGAGAACAATATTGAAGATGGTGGATATGTTTTTGTATCAGCTCATAGAAAGAGTGGTTCTTGCACCCCTGCGACCGTATCAACACTAAGTGACTATTGTAAAAAGATTGGTCAAATGATTGGAGTTCCAACATTACATCCTCATGATTTTAGACATAGCGGAGCAACAGCATATAAAAATGCTGGTATGTCGCTTGAAGAGGTATCAGTGTTGCTTAATCACAAAAGCACGGATGTTACTCGTAGGTTTTATATCAAAGAAGACAAGAGTAAATTACAAGCAAATAAAGACAAGTGCAATATCTAAATTGCACACGGAAGAAACGGAGAAATAATGGCACAAACAACAGAACTAATTAGTATGTTAGCCGATAAAGGCTACACAAAAAAGGACGCAAAAGAAGTAATCAAAGATGTTTTTGATTGCGTTGCAGAAATGTTATGTACTGGTCAACCCGTACAGATACACAAATTTGGTACTTTTTATGTTAATGAGGGCAAGGCTCGAAGAGGAACAAATCCTATCACGCACGAAATTATCAACATCGAAGCATCGAGATGTGCAAAATTTACAGCGTCCTTGTCTTTAAACACACAATTAAATCACGATAAGGAGTGATTCTTTGCCTAAAGTTAGTAAAATCGCTCCACCAAAAAAAAGTATTGACTTTAAACCAGTATATCGCTGCAAGAAATGCAAAAAGGAATTTACAGAGTCTCAAAGAGCCAAAGCATTTTCAAGAGGTTCTTCTCCATTATGGCAAGGCGACGGAAAGTTTTTTCCGGTATGTAAAGATTGTGTCGATGAATTATATAATCACTATCGAGAAGTTTTTGGAAGCGAAGAGAAAGCTTTAAGGCGGGTGTGTTTACACTTTGATGTTTACTGGTCTCCTGAGATATACGCTCTGTTAGGAGATACAAGTTCATCTCGTCCAAGATTTAGAGCTTATATGGAGAAGGCAAACTTATTAAAATACTCAGGCAAAACTTTTGACGATACTCTGGACGAAGAAGAATTAAAGTTCAAAAAAGTCAAAGAAGGAAGCGCTACAGAGGACGATGTGATAGATTCTGTGCCGTCAGGTGCTTTAAATTTTGGTGGTAGTGGTGAAAGCGAAGATGAGTTAAAAGTTAGATTAGGCATAACTCCCGCAGACGAAGCCTTTTGGGGATATGGCTATCCAGCCTATAATTATGCTAATCTTAAGTCACTATACAAAAAACTCACTAAAGACAATCACAATTTAACAGTTGAACAACAAGTGTTATACAAACAGTTATGTATTACAGATTTAAGAATCTCAGAGGCAAATCAACATAACGAAAAAATTGATTCGCTACAGACAAGCATGGGTAATATTATGACCAAGTTAGGAATATCGCCTAACCAGACAAAAGAAAGTGACTTAGCTGAAACAAACACTTTTGGTGTATTAATAAAAAAATATGAAGAGCGTAAACCTATAGATGAGTGTAAAAACAAGAATCAGTTAGTTTGGTATATTACAACTTATTTTCTCGGACATTTGTGTAAAATGCTAAAAATACATAACAGGTACGCTCATATGTACGAAGAAGAAATGAATAGGTATAGGGTTGAGCGTCCAGAATACGCTGGTGAAGATGATGAAGCTATTTTTGAGTCGGTATTTGCGGAAGCATTAAAGACCGCACCTTCTGACAAGGATGGCGGTGATGCCGATGACATCAACACAGACTGACAGCATTTATAGCACAAGTTCGGTTACAACCAAAGACCGAATAAAAGAACAACGGCAAGAAACAATGGATAAAGTAAACACGGTAACTGGATACTACAGAGAACACCCAGAACACTTTGTTGAAGATTATCTAAATATTATTCTAAAACCATTTCAATCTATACTTATATGTTTTATGAATATATGCAACCAGTTTATGTTTTTAGCCTGTCGAGGCTTAGGTAAGACATTTTTGGTTGCTATTTTTTGTGTTGTTAGATGTATTTTATATCCGGGAACAACAATATGTATTGCATCTGGTAACAGAAAACAGGCTAATTTGGTTTTGGACAAGATTATAAATCTTATTATGCCCGGTGCCCCTAATTTGAGAGCTGAAATTGAATCTTGGAGTATTACAGGTGAAAAAGGCGAAATCAAATTTAGGAATACATCAAAAATATTGGTAGTAACTTCGAGAGACTCTGCCAGAGGTGCAAGAGCAAATATTCTTATTACCGATGAATTTAGAATGGTATCAAAGGATGTCATTCAAACTGTATTGAAAAAATTCTTATCGAATCCCAGACAGCCCGGATTTTTCAAACTGAAAAAATATCAATATCAAAGATCAGATGGTAGTTGGCATGTAAAACCAGAATACCAAGAGAGAAACAAGGAAATTTATATGTCTTCAGCATGGTTTTGTTCTCATTGGTCTTATGCAAAAGCAAAGGGTTATGCGGCTACTATGTTAGATGATAGTAAAAAGTGTTTTATATGTGGTTTCCCGTATCAGCTTGCAATTAGAGAAGGTCTGCTTATGAGAGAGCAAGTTGAGGATGATATGGCTGAATCGGATTACAATGAAGTGTCATGGTCAATGGAAATGGATTGTTTGTTTTATGGTGATTTTGAAGGTAGCTTCTACGAATATCCTGTGATAAACCAAACACGAACAATCAAATATCCTTGGTTGCCACCCGATTATAGTAGGTTGGCAGGAGACAAAAAACTAATTATTCCGCCTAAGCAACACGATGAAAAGCGTATTTTGTCAATTGATATTGCGCTTATGGCAACGACAACAAAACACAAGAATGATGCTTCTGCTATTTTTATTAATAGCTGTGTGCCTCAGAAGCAAAAAGGCGGTAGATTTGTTCATAATATCATATACAGCGACACACTTGAGGGCGAACTGACAAGAGTACAAGCATTGATTGTGCGAAAATTATATGAACAATTTGATTGTGATTATATAGTCATTGATGCGAACGGTGTTGGCTCTGGTGTATACGATGCTCTGGTGGAAGAAATTAAAGACACTGAAACTGGTGTAGTCTATCCCCCATTGTCTTGCTGTAACAACCCAGATATGGCAAGTCGTTGTAAAGATAAATCTGCTCCAAAAGTTATTTGGGCAATTAAAGCAGGTGCTAAATTTAACTCAGATTGTGCATTAGCATTAAGAGAAGGGTTTAAGTCTGGTCGTATTAAATTACTCATAAATGAGTTTGATGCAGAAACCTGTCTTAATGATATTAAAGGATATAGTAATCTTAGTCCTATTGAGCGAACAAAAATCATTAAGCAGTATATAAATACCACGCTATTGGTTAATGAATTAGTAAAGCTCAACATTGAAGAAAACAATAAACTTATTAAAGTTAAAGAAATGTCTGGTATGCGAAAAGACCGTTTTTCAAGTTTGTCTTATAACTATTATGTAGCAAGACAGATTGAAGACAGTATACGACAAAAAGGTAACACGATCTATTCGGCAAAAGACTTTTTTGTGTTTAGAGCACCAGACATGTACAAGTACCGTTAAAAGAAAGGGTGTGAAAAATGAATAAGATTGATAGTGTAGAAATTCATACTGAGAAACAACGAACAGAAGATGATAAAAAATATAAAGAGCAGATCAAAACGACTCAGCAAAAATTTGCTGCTTTAAATCAGCTTGTGCTTCGAGACCTAAACAATGATAGAAACACACCTTCCTTTTTTCTGTACACAAAAGACGAAATCAATACATATTTGTCCAATCCATATAGATATCAAGCACAGTTACGCAATGCGGTTATTTACATGTATTCGGCGAGTTCACACTTTCGTAGAATTATCCAGTATTTTGTTGGATTGACAGACTTGTCTTATATTGTGTCTCCATACAATGTAGATATATCAAGTGTGTCAGACACAAAAAAGATTAAGAAAAATTACACAAAGATTTTGCATACATTAGATGGGTTTAACATTAAAAGCTCATTTGACACTATCTTAACCGTGTGCTTACGAGAAGATGTGTTCTATGGAACTATGAGGGTGACCAAAGATAATATTATGATTCAGCAGCTTCCCTCTGATTATTGTGACATAGCGTCCATTCAAGATGGTGTATTAGATGTCTCATTTAATTTTCAGTATTTTGATTCGAGGTCGGAATTACTGCCTCTATACCCTGTTGAATTTACAACTAAATATAATTTATATAAGCAAGACAGTACACAATATAAATGGCAGTTATTGGATGCTCCGACATCTTTTGCAATCAAATGCAATAAAGATATTTTAAGTTATCCAGTGCCTCCTTTTGTTGGACTTTTGCGTGAATTGTATGAAGTTGAAGACTATAAGCAGCTCAATTTGACACAAACAGAAATTGAGAATTATGCGTTACTGGTAATGAAACTGTTAATGAATGATGACGGCTCATTTCCTATGGATTATGAAATGGCTAAAGATATATGGAGAAACTTAGATTCCGTACTGCCTAATGAAGTAGGATCGGTTTTAACTCCAATGCCGGTTGAGAAGATTAGCTTTAATCATGCAAACACCTCTGATGTAGACAATGTAGCAGACGCAGAGAATCATCTTTTTACGGCAGCAGGTGTTTCGAGTCTTCTATTTAACAATGCAAAAGCATCGTCAAATGCTTTGCTTTTATCTATAAAAGCAGACCAAGCAATTACTTATGGAATTGTATTAAGCATTGAAAAGATGCTTAATCGTTACATTCATACTCTCTCACATGGAAAAATGTTTAAGATATCATTTTTGGATGTAAGTCGTTTCAATCGCAAAGAAGCTGGCGACTCGTATCTAAAAGCCTGCCAATACGGATTGCCGATGGTTTCGTATTATTGTGCATCACAAGGACTTAACCAGTCAGATATTGACAGTATGCACTTTTTGGAAAACTCTATTATGGGCATTCCCGATAAGTTTGTTCCATTGAGCAGTTCGGCTACACAGAGTACAAAGGCAGCGGATAGTAATGGAGAAGCGGGAGCGCCAACCAAAGATTTAGGAGAAATCAGCGACAACGGTGAAATTGCTCAGGAAAGAGACGAAGAGTAGTGAAATTTATTTATGTAACAAATGAAAAAGACAAACAACTGTTAATCAATGCAGGGTATTCTCTTATTTCTGTTATTGATAATAAGAGAAAATGTTCTATAAGCCCAACACTATATGTATTTGAGAACAAATCATCACTCTCAAATAATAAAGCTTTATTTGAAAATGTGGCTTGTATTTATTCAGACAAGTTAATGTTTTAAGCCTCACTCGTTATAGAGTGGGGCTTTTTACATATTTAAAATCATCTGGAAGGTGGTGAGTAAGAGTGAAGCAAGATAAAAAGCGTGTGACGATTCAATATAGTATCCCTAATCACATCATACAGTACGACAACGAAGAAAAAATTAATAGTTCTTTTGCAAAAGGTGTAATTAAAGTGGCTTATACGGGACTTAATCGCAATAAGACATACATATCGAAAGAAGCATTTGAAAGAGCTATTTGGTCAATTTTTAATTGTCCTGTTGTTACTCACTATCTACGAGAAGAAAAGGATTATGGTGGACACGATGTTGAGATAGTCACCACAGACACAGAAACAGAATTGGTTAATTTAACAGAACCTATCGGAGTAGTGCCTGAATCTGCAAAGTATTGGTGGGAATCCATTGAAGATAGCGGTGGTACTCATGAATATCTGTGTGTTGAAGCTTATTTATGGACAAGGCAAGAAGGTGTGTATAAATTACTTTCCGAAAACAGTGCATCTGAGTCAATGGAGATTTCTATTATAGATGGTGAAATGGACGAGCATGGAGTATATCAGATCAACGATTTTGAATTTGAGGCTTTTTGTGTTTTAGGCGAAGATGTTGAGCCTTGTTTTGAAGGAGCATGTGTCGAAATGTATTCTCAAAGTGGCACTCATGACAAATATAGCGAGATGATGAAGGATTATAAAGCTATGCTCTCAGAAATAAGTAAGAGCACACAGAAGAAAGGAGGAGATATTATGGATAAGAAACAAGAGCTGATTAAAAGCTATGCAGTAGATGTAAGTGATTTGGATATTGAAAATATTTCTATCGAGGATTTAACATCTGAGCTTGAAAGCAGAAAGTTTGCTTTGGAGTCTGATGTTTGTCAGAAATTAATCCATGCAATGGATGATAAGAAAACAAAGATTACTCTCGATGATGATTCATTCTATGAAGTGCGCAAGTATTGGTTTGTGGACTACGACAGTGAGTCTAAAGAGGTATATTACGCAGATTGCGAAAACAGGCAGCTCGTTGGCTTTAACTATGAACTTAAGGGTGACGATGTTGTGGTAGACGAATCTACAGCAAAGAGAAAAAAGTATGCCATTGTTGATTATGTAGAGGGCGACAAAGAGATTGAGTCTGCGGTGTTTAATATGGTAGACGAGGTAAAATCTCAGTTTTATTCGACACTCAAATCAAACAAAGAACAGTATGAAGCAAGTCTTGCAAGTATTACCGCAGAAAAGACTGAACTGGAAGAGTATAAGAAAGCAAAAGAAGCAGAAGAGCGTAAGTCACAGGAAGACGCTGTGTTTGCAAAGTTCAGTAATTTGGCAGGGGTTAATGAATACGAGACATTGAAAGCCGAGCATGAAGGTATGAACATTTCTGATATTGAAGAGAAATGTTATGCAATTATGGGCAAAAACGGCATGAGTTTTTCTAAGAAAACAGACAAGCCTCTGGCATTTGGTATTGATAAAAATGTAGGTGGCGTAGCGGATAAGAATAGTGTTATTGATGACACAAATGATTACGGTGGTCTTTTTGCCAAGTTTGGCATTAAACCCAAAGATTAAATAGAGGAGGCATTTATATGGCTGATGTAAAGCATGCTGTGTATAACAGCGATAATGTTAGTGCAACCACAGATGGTTCACTTATTGTTTCAATGAAATATATGGGTTCTGGTAGTGCAGCTACAGCAATTGATAACGGCAATATTGTACTTGTGGGTGAACTTATGGCAGGCGAAAAGCAGATTCATAAGGCAACAACCCCCGCAGCAAATTCCCCACGAGCTCAGCTTGCTATTGTTACAACTGTAGAGGAGGACAAGAAGGCTGTACTTAAATCAGACACAAACCTTGAAAAATACACAAACGAAGCTGGAAAAACTCTTAGAGGTTTCCGTTTCCATACAGGTGATACTTTTAGCGTTTCTGCGGAAGCTCTTGATGGTACACCGAAGAAGGGTGACGCAGTAGAAGTACAGGCAGGCACAAAGATGAAGGTTGTTGAAACTGCAACAGCCGCATCAACACAGATTGGCAAAATTGTTGACGAAACAAAGTATAAGAGATACACACTCTATACAATTGAAGTACAGTAAGGGAGGATTGTATTATGGCAGATAATAATAGCATTGTTCAGCTTGCTGTTGACGCATATCACGGTGAAGTTGGTAAGTATTCAAATAAGGACTCAATGGAAGTTCTTAGAAAGTCTCTTGTCGAAGCTAATGGTGGTTCAACCAAGCTTGACTACAAGAGAATTAGAGACGGTAAGTGCGGTCAGCTCTTCTCAATTGTAGAGGAAATTCTTTCTCGCACTGTAGTAGAAGGTCTTCAGAAGAGTGACTTCTTTAACAACTTTGTTGAGTTTAGAAATATTGCAGCCGGTGATGTAAACGCATTTGAAGTACAGGATTCTATTCTCTATCAGGTTGCTGAGGTTGCAGATGGCACACAGGGCGTTAGAAGACAGAGATTTGGTGGTTATAATACTGTAACAATTGATACAACTCTCAAAATGGTAAAAATCTATGAGGAGCTTCAGAGAGTGCTTAATGGCACAGTGGATTTTAATACACTTATTGCAAGAGTAAGTGAATCCTTTAGTCAGAAGATTCTTGATGATATCTACAAGGTATGGGCATCTGCTACAGCAGACGATTTCGGTGGTACAGCCTTCTTCCCTGTTGCGGGTACATATAGCGAAGATACTCTCCTTGACACAATTGCACATGTAGAGGCTGCTGCTGGTGGTAAGACAGCAACAATTTCAGGCACAAAGGCTGGTCTTCGTAGGATTGCTCCAAGCGTACAGGGCAGAGACTCACAGAGCGATATTTACAATAACGGTTATTATGGTAAGTATTATGGTTCTAATGTACTTGCAACTCCGCAGAGACACAAGATCGGCACTACTGATTTTGTATTTGACGATAAGACTCTCAATATCGTTGCAGGCGATGATAAGCCTATCAAGGTTGTATACGAGGGTGTATCAACAATTATTCTTGGCAACCCGACAGAAAATGCTGACCTTACATACGAGTACCTTTATGGTGAAAAGTATGGTATTGGCATTGTGCTTTCAGGTGGCGCAAACACTGGTATTGGTAGATATACTTTTACTAACTAATGATACTGATATTCGGGCGTAGTTTTAACTACGCCCGTTTCAATGAAGGAAAGGATAAATCAAATGGCAACAGCAGTTACAACAACACGCAGAACAACCAAGACAAAAACAAAAACATCTGCAAATACGGATGTTCTGGAAAATCAGCATATTAAATTAAGAAAAACACTTCCGCCTGAAGCTATTATTCCTGTAATTAACGGCTTTCAGGGCAAACTTATTGCACAGAACAGAAGAACTCACGAAGAATTTATATGGGAAGAGTTCGGTGATGTTCAGGATTTGACATTTGCAGATGTAAAGTCAATCTATTCCACAGATAAAGCCTTCTTTTCTAATAATTGGTTTTTATTTGAGGACACTTTAGTTCTTGAGGTACTTAATGCTGAAAAATATTACACCAATGCACTCACAGTTGAAGGCTTTGATACATTGTTTGACAAAACCTCCGACGAGATTAAAGCAATTGTTTCAAAATTAAACCACTCTCAGAGGATGTCAGTATGTTACAAAGCACGCAATGCAGTAGCAAATCACGAAATCGATTCACTTTCGGTTATTACGGCATTAGAAGAGAGTCTTGGTGTCAAATTAGTCGATAGATAAGGAGGTTTCCGATGATAGTCTCTTATGATGATTTTACCAGAGTTTTTCTGGATAAAGTAAAAGAGTGGAAGTTTTTAGATCCTCATCTTAGCGATAAAGAAAAAACAAGAGTATGTGATGGATATTTAAAACGAGCATGTGCTTCTTTCAATAGAAAGTGTGGTTATAATCTTTACAATAGAGATGATACAACAAGAACATTTTTAGAGAATTTTAACGCTGAAGATGTAGACGAAATTGTAGACATTATTACCGAAGGTATGGTTGCACAGTGGTTTAAGCCATATGCAAATAACGCAGACAACTTGGAAAACACACTTAACACAACAGATTACAGTGGGTATTCGCCTGCGGAAATTTTAAACCGTGTAAGAACAGCATATAAAGAGGCTGAAACATGTTTCAAAAACAGAGGAAATAATTACTCTTTTGAACACGGAGACTTAACGGATTTACATATATGAACAAACAAATATATTTGCATTATCTATCGTGTTTAATTAATCAGATATTTAAAATTCTCCCCTTAAAAGAGCAAAACTCTGAATTTATAGATACTCATATCTCAGATATTATTAAAGAGTTAAAAGGGTTTGATATGCTTATTAAAGACACAGGGTATGACGCTGTGATTATGCGTATTCTTGCTATATTAAGCTATTATGAACAAAATATTTATGTCAGTAGCGTTGAAGATGTGAGACGAAATATTTTCAAAATGATTACTTTATGCGAAAAGCTTAAATATAGAATTGAAGGTGATAACTGTGTCTTTATGGAATGAGTATATGAATGAGCATGTTTCGTTACCTCAAACTAAGCGACAGCAAATGATAGAGCGTGTGCAGCAGCGACAAACTGAACTATTACGAAATAAGAACTTGTCTTATGTAACTGTAACAATAAACGGTGAAGAAAGAGAAGCTGTCATTACGAGGAGCGATAACGGAGATGATATTAAGAATTTACTCTCTCTCCCCAACGAAAAGTTTGAAAGGGGTTCTCTGGTAGAATGGCAAGATAATTATTGGTTGATTATATCGCATGATGTACAGGATGAGTTATACACAAGAGCAAAAATACAGCAATGTAACTACACACTCAAATGGATTAACAACAATGGTGACATAATCGAAAGGCATTGTATTATTACCAATAATGACCGCAATTCGTCTGGCGAAAGAGAAACTAAAGAAATTACTGTTGGTGACAACCGTTTAAACCTTATTATAGCTAAGGATAGTGAAACTAAAGAGTTATACAGAGGACAAAGATTTTTGGTTGATGATGTTGATGCACAACAGAACATACTGGCATATCAGATTACAAAACCTGACCGACTGCCGGGGCTTTATAATGGTAAAGGTGTATATACTTTTGGTTTAAAAGAATGTAACAGATCTACCAATGATAATACTGAATTAATGGTTGCTGATTATTACACCTTGATTAATAACTCAAGCAAAGACGATATAGATGTTCCAACTTCTCAGCCATATGGTATTCGTATTGAGGGATGTAATGACGGAGTTTTGTATATAGACGAAGATTGTGAACTATCGTTTAGTATAGCGGATAAGCAAGGTGATATTATTCAGAACTCAAATGGGTACGAATACTCTTTAGAGAATGGTGAAGATTATGTATCAATTAAGCCAAGTGCCGACAATCACACCTTAACGCTTTATGTTCCGCTTAAATATTCATTTATTGGAAAAAGAGTTACGCTAAGGGTTATGTCCTCATTATACAATTTATCGACAGAAAAAGAATTTGTGATTAAGGGGTGGTCGTAATGCAAGATGTTAAACATAATAGTTTTACAGGTATGACACTTCTTAAACAATTGATTAAAAAGCGTTGCTTAAACAATCAGAATATTGTGAATTTAATATGTATAGATACGGATAATGAAGATAGTTTCGTAGATGTAGTTAAAGGAAGTCAAAGCCCAGCTAAATCGTTTATCAAGCTGTTTCCTTATGTTCCTGAGACTATAGAGGAACAAAGTGTATTTGTGACAATGCAGTCAGGGGTAACACAAGTCAACTCGTCGGCTGTAAAAACGACATCTTTAATGATTTATATATTTGCACACGAGCAGTTAATGGATATGTTGCAGGGCGTCCGCACTGATTTGCTTGCAGGATATATTGATGAAGAAATTAATGGCATGACAGATGTTGGTTTTGGGCGATTAGAACTCGTATCGGCTAACGAATTTAACCCCATACAGGATTATTACGGACAAGCGTTAGAATACACCTTGCAAGACCATAACCGCATAGGAAGCAAATTATGAGAAGTAAGGCAATTGATTTTTTAGATATAGACGAGATGACGCTATATCGAGGCAAACCTATTAAAATTTCTACTCATCTAACTCTAAAACAACCAACGCTTGATGATATATGTGACATTGGCGAGAAACAATATTTTGCAGAAATAGGTAAAATTTGCGCAACACCTTCTGATTACAAATCAGAATTATATGATGGTTTTAATTTATGGTGGGATGAAGTAGATGATTTTGATTTTTTTACTTTAATTTATAAATCTATAGATAGTGATATTTTGTCACTGCTTTTTGAAGAGGATATTGATTTACAAAGAATGGTACTGGTTAAAGATAATACTTCTCAAGATATTAAACTAATCGATACTAATACTCAATTAATTATTGATAGGTTTGTTTACGAAATTATAGTTAATTACATACGAAAAATTCACAGATTAAAAAAGCACGAAGAGAAAGGTGGAAACACAACCACCAAAAGGTTCATGGTAGATGAAGATAGGGATAACAAAAAATACGCTCGGAAAGAGCACCAGAAAGCACAGTCAACCCTACTCCCTATTGTTTCTGCGTTGACTAATCACGCAAATTTTAAATATAGTTATTCAACGGTTTGGAGTTTGCCTATTTATGTTTTAATGGACGCCGCCGATCGTATTAACGCAATAAATGACTATGAAAACATTATGACTGGGTACTATAGTGGCTGTGTTGATTTAAAGAAAATAAGTAATAAAAGCATTCTTAATTGGATGCGTAATTTGTAGCACTCAACGGGAGTGCTTTTTATTTTATAAGGAGGATTTATTATGCATAACATTGACAATCTTGTACTTGACAGGGTTACTCGTCTTACAAAGCAGGACATTAGTTCAGGCGATATTGAGTGGACAGCTAATCAGATTAAAGATGGCACACTTGAGTGCGGTGGCGAAGCAGTAAATGCTACAGATAATGTCGGTGCAACAATTGGTTCATTTGACAGAACTAAGACTTCAAAATTTACAGCATCTAACTCTGTTATTAATCTTGGTGTGTTTGCTGACCAGTTAGGCACAAAGAAAGAAGTTGGTGCCGCTGATAAGAAGGTTGTAACTAAGAAGGTAGATGTTCTTGAGGCAAACCCTACTGCTAAAACAATTACACTCAACTGGACTCCTCTCACGACAAGTCCTGTAACAGCTATTTGGGCGCTTACTACAGAGGGCGGTCTTGGTGAGAAATTTGCAGTCACAGCGAGTGACCTTGCAACAAACAAAACAAACTTCACTATTGCTGGTAAAACTATCACTCTTGGTGATGATATCCCTGTTAAGAGAGAAGACGGTTCTCCTATGACATTTATTGTTATCTATAAGTGTGAGATGGAGAATGCGGTTAAGATTACCAACTCAAGTGATAACTTTTCTAAGGCTGGCACTTTTGTTCTTGATAGCATTTGTCATGATGTTTGCGATCCATCAACAAAGATTTATACAATTATTGTATTTGAAAGAGCAAAGCTTTCTAACAATTTTTCACTCGAAATTAAACCAGATGGTACACAGCCTATCGAATTTGAAGGTATGACTAACTATTGTTCTAAAGATAAAGAACAGTTCTATGTAGTCATTCCCGAAGACGAAGCTGAGGCATAATTATGGCTATCAGAAAGTGCCTCATTTGTGGTAAAGAATATGAAGCTTGTGTGAACTGTTCTAAATATGGTGGATGGAGGGCAGTTGCCGATACGCCAGAACACTATCAAATTTACTCGATTATACAGGATATGCGTCTCGGTGCTTCTCCGAAAGAACTCAAAGAACAGTTTGCACAGATTAGTAAAGAGGCTACACAATCCATGATGCCAGAAATAAGGGATGTACTTATTAAGGGTAATGTTATTGACAATGGAGTAGCAACCGCAAAGCGAGGAAAAACAGCAATTACAAAGAAAACTGACGAAGATAATAGTAGTCAGAAATGATGTTCTTATAGGGAAGATGGGATTTTCTCCCTTATCTTCCCTATTCTTTTTAGGAGGTAAATAAAATGCGAATTTTAGCGGTTGATCAGGCTCGCAACGGTGGTTGGGCGATATATGACTACGAAAAGCAAAAGCTTGTAGACTATGGCAGTTTTAGTTTTCCTAATGGTAAATACACATTTTCAGAGGCTGTTTGTGAGATTGAAAAGTATATTAGTCAACTTATTACAAAGAGAAAGATTTCAGTTGTGTTTCTTGAAGACATTAATTTGAGAGCTAATGTATCAGTATTTAAAAATTTGGCACAATTACAAGGCGTATTAATTAACCTCTGTGAAAAAAAGCATTATTTATATCAACTCATATCACCCTCTGTGTGGCAAAATTATTGTAACGCAAGAGGCAGAACAAGTAAAGAAATTAAAGCAAAAATTACTGCAACTATTTCTAACGATAACAAAGCGAAAAAGCAAAGTAAAATACTATCATTGCAGTATGTAAAGAATAAATATGACATTGATACCGATAACGATAACATTTCAGATGCTATCTGTATCGGAGATTACGCTGTACATAATATTAATATACAGCACAAGGAATGAAAGGATTTTTATATATGAAAAAAAGCACAAATAAAAAAAAGGATTATAAAGAAATTCCAGTAATGACTTTTGGAAAAATTTATTACGCAGAAAAAAATGAGCCAAAGTTTTATGATTATGTATTTCATTCAGTAACAACAGACGATAAAAAGCCTGACGAAATAGAACACATCTCTTTAAGAATTAAACATAGTATCGGAGCAGTACGCCTTTCAAATATCTGTAGTACAGTAGCGGAAACTGTATTTGATATATCAGAAAATAGATACCTTCCCGAAATCACATCTACATTGATTGACATGCAGATTCTTAGAGAGTATGCAAATTTTGCAATTCCTACTGTTTTTGAAAAAATGTATTCTTTTGTAACAGAAACAGGTGTTGCAGAGTTTGTTAAAAGTAAAATCAATCAAAAAGAATTGGCGTTAATATATGAAGGTGTTCAGAAGAGAATTGAATATATGCAGAAAAAGGAAATCTCCGAAAAGACCTATGAAACTGCATTAATTATGAATCAGTTTAAAGCATTAACTGAAAACATATCGTCTATTGGCGATAAGGTAGACCTCAATAAGATGATGGATATGGTAAACCACATTATCAAAGAGGAAGAAGATAAGCCAAGCAACAGTCCACTTCCCCTCTTCCCTTCTGCTAAATAAGGGGCTGGTGGTATCAAGACTTTCAATTCGTATGACACATTTGTCAAAGCAATTAACAAGGCGGCTTCTCAGGTCTTAAAAACCGATATTGCTCAAGATATTAAAGGCAAATTGAGAAAAAATATCAAAGCAGATATTTATGATACATATACTCCTACAACTTATGTAAGGCGTAGTGTGAATGGCTTAGGAAGCAGCTCCCAAATTCAAGATGTGTCCCAAGAGAGCAATAAGATTATCATAACTTCTGTAGCAACACCAAACCGCTCAGTTGTTACTCATCAAGTGCCAACCACTACATCGGACGCATTGATTCGTTGGATAGCAGGATATAGTCGGAATGGATATACCAGAAAGAGATATAGTTACACCTCTGACTTATGGAGAGCTATCGGATATGATGCAAAAAAATATGCTTTTATGGGGGTTCGTAATCCTATAGCGTCAACGAGAGCAGAACTAAACAATTCAGACTTTAAAAAAAGTATTACAAGAAAAATTATAGCAAAGTTGAAATAAGGTGGTGGTATGTGTGGCAAATGAAAACGATATTTTTGGTATTTCCGTCCAAGTGATAGCTGGAACAAGAAATGAAGACAAAAAAATTTTCAAAAAGAGTGTTGGAGAATTAGCTAAAGCTATTGACGGTATTAAAATATATAATATAGAAGCCGATCAGAGCAAACAAGCCAAAGACCAATTAAAAAAGAGCGTTCAGACGCTATTTGAAAAATCTCTTCAAAACCCTCCAAAAATTCCAGTAGTTACAATCAAAAAGTTTGACTGTAGTAACGCGATGAAGTCTTTGAAGAAAGACATTGAAAAAGCAATTGGTAGTATTTCGGTTGGTGTTACTGGAAATACAGTCAAAGCATCTCGTAGTCAATATAACAAGAATAACAATAGTAATCGGACGACGACCGATGTGACAAGTTATCAACAAACCGCAAAAGAGTTAGCTCAGATTCAGAGCAGAATCCAAAGCATTATTGGCGGTTTAAACCTTCAAAAACAAGGATATCAGTTTTTAAATACACAGGATATTGAGAAATTTCTTACGGTATCAAGAAGTTTGGCTTCTGAAGGAAGACAGTTAGAGCAGTCATTATCTCAGGGGTTGGAAGTTCCTGTCGCTGATTTAGACAATTTGAGCCAAAAGGTTGTAAAATTATCGCAAGATGTAACTGCAATCAATACAGAAGGCAGACAGAGTGTTAATGAAATTAATAATATTATTCAAACTGCCCAGTCCTTATATGCCATCCTTGAGAGTCATAATTCAAATAGTGTAATTAGTGCTGAGTCTATAGACAAAACTAAAGCAGAATTACAGGAGCTTATTGATACAGGGAGTCGTGTAGTATCTCCTACTGGTCGCACAAATGAAATATCCGCTTCCGAGTTACAAAGTCAATTAACTGTTATTACAGAAAGCACCGCTGCCTTAAAGGAGTTTCAAGATGCCGAAGCTCTTGTATCACAAACGACTAATCAATTAACACAAGAGCAAAGCAAAAACTTGCTAACTGTGTCTGAATATCGTACTGCGTGGTCTCAACTTACAACCCTCATATCTAAAAAAGATATTATTGGCGATATGTGGAATAATGGAGAAGATGTACCAAAAGAACTTCTTTCGTCTTTTGCGACAGAGGCACAAGCGTTATCAACCTCTATCTCTAATACTGTAAACAACAACCGTTCTGAAATAGAAAAGATTCGTAGTGATATTGATGCAGTATATGATGACATTCAAAACCGCAGTAAAAATGTAGCGTTTATTCCCGAAGGACAATTACAAGAAGCAAAAGCAGACTTGGAAGATATACGCCAAGAATGTGAAAAACTACTTGAAAATGGTGTATGGAATGGCGCAGATGATTCTTTTATAGACAAGTTTCAAAGTAGGATTAACAATATTAAAGAGAAGCTCAATACTGCCAACGCAACTGGCAAAGCGCAAGGATATCACTATGATATTTTAAATGGCTCAGGCGAGGTTGTTAATAATAGTCAGTTGGATAAATATTTGGCTAATATGCGAGCTTTGCGTCAGCAAACAACATCTTTACTTAACGGACACAATATTCCTGACAATCTAAAAAACGAACTTAGTGACTACCTCCAAAAATTTCAATTACTTAACGAAGAAATAACCGCTACAAATCAAGTAACTGGCAAACTTGGGAGTAATGCTGCTTTACATAAATTTGAAACCAAATGGAGTCAGAGTTTAGAAACCGCAAATAAAAGCACAATCGCAAGTAGCAAAGCAGTAGAAACACTGCGTTTGCAGGTTATGAAATTTGCGAGTAGCAATCCTAAAGCTGCTCAAGCATACGCTGGACAGATTGAAACCATTTTAAATAAAACATCAGATGCTGCAAAAGTCAGCAGCCAACAGCTTAAATCTTTCCAGTCACAGTTTGCAAATATTAAGACTTCTGCCGAGTCTGCTGGATTGATGGGTGCAACCGCTCTACGCACACTTGCAAAGAACTATCTTAAATATGGTTCGTGGAATTTTATCACTTCGTCTATGAACAAAGCTATTGCTACTGTTCAAGACATGATACACATTGTGACCGAGTTAGACACTGCTATGGTGGAGCTTAAGAAAGTTACAGACAGCACCGACTCGACATATGACAAATATTTAACTACGGCAACTGGCAAAGCAAAAGAGCTGGGTACTACTATTAGTGACTTTGTTACAAGTACCGCTGATTTTGCTCGTATGGGTTATGATATACCTGACTCAACGCAATTGGCAGAGGTAGCAACCATATATGCTAATGTCGGTGACGATTTAGATGGTGTTGGCGAAGCAAGTAGTGACATTATTTCCATATTAAAAGCTTTTAACATGGAAGCTTCATCGGCACAAAGCATTGTCGATAAACTTAATGAGGTGAGTAATAATTACGCTGTCTCGTCAGGTGATTTAGGCGAAGGCTTGAAGAACTCAGCCGCATCTATGGCTGTTGCTGGTAATAGCCTTGATGAAACCATTGCGTTGCTGACCGCAATGACCGAAGTTACACAGAGTGCAGATGAATCAGGTAATGCACTTAAAGTGCTTGCTATGAGATTAAGAGGTATGTCGGTAGAGCTTGAAAAGGCTGGAGAAGATACGGAAGGAATGTGCACAACAACTTCTGAGCTTCAAGACAAAATCAAAGCTTTAACAAAAACTTCTTCATCTTCGGGCGTGGACATTATGGACAATGGTGCATTCCGTAGCACCTATGATATTCTTAAAGATATCGCTCTCGTATGGGATGAATTGGCTGACAAAAATAAAGCGTCATTACTTGAGCTTATCGCCGGTAAGAACAGGTCTAACTACGCTTCTGCTGTAATTCAAAACATTGGTACAGCAATCAATTCATTAGATACTTCTGAGAACTCAGATGGTTCTGCATTAAAGGAACACGAAAAGTACATAGATAGTATTGAAGGTAAAGTAAAACAATTTCAGGCACAGTGGCAAGAATTATCAACAACAACAGTATCAAGTGATATTGTTAAAGGCGTAGTTGATACTGGCTCTGGATTGTTAGGATTTTTAACACAAGCTAATGAATTGCTCTCTCATCTTGGAGCAAACATTGGTACTCTTTCCATATCTGGCGTTTTGTCAGGATTAATGGGAAGCGACAAGGGTAAACCCAAATTGACGGGTTTTAGGAGTATGCCTATCTATTTCGAGAAAGTGGCGTAATCGTGCTATAATCAAGAAATGGTGATGTATGTCGTTAAATGAGAGGTTAAACTGCAAACGGAATGATAGCCGTTCTGGGAAATGGTGATGAACAATATGCCATATGGAGACGAAAGTCAGAAACAAGTTATTGTTCGGCGTATGTCAAAAGCTAACCGCCGTAATAAGCCATAATCAGCATCCAGCCGCATAAGCGGAGGTTCAGAGACTATAAGCCTCTTGAGGTGGTTTCAACGATATGAAATGACCTTAAATTGTATAGTCCACATCAACACTGAGACAACAGTGACTATCATATAAAAGAAAAGTTTTATAAACAAACAAAAAAAGAGCAGTATTATAAAACACTGCTCAAATTATTAATTAGAAGGTGGCTTTGCAATCATTACATTGATAGTTCTTGCCTATCTTGTTGCTTGCTAAGCCGAGTGTGAGAGATGAAGCTACTCTGCTACTTGTTGAAATTTTAGTAGTACGCAGAGAACCGCAATATGGACATTTAACAGTTGGCTTGGAAGATAATTCATTAAGTCGTTGTTTCGTCACTAAATCCCAGCGTCTGTTGTTATTTAAGTGTTCTTCATATAGACTATTATCATATTCAGGACAGTCTTTAAGGAATTTTTCATACCAAAAAAGATATTCAGCCTCTTTGCTTCCCAAAACATCTCGTTCAAAGTGCTCTCGCTGTAATTGTTCTGTAACTTCAAAAAGCAATTTACGAGGTCTTTTAAGAAAACCAACCCAACAACAATAACATTTCTTATCCAATGCAGGGTAATTAACTTCTTCACATTTTGGACATATTGCTACTTCAAGCATTAAAACACCTTCTTATTAATATATTGTGTCTAAGGGAAAGATACTCCAAACATACTTAGACAGTGATAATGGTAAACACATCGGATGGTTTACTACGGCTGCCAAAGCCAGAGCAACGCAAGATATTGACAAGGCTATTGACAAATATAAAGAATACAAAACCTACGCTGAAAGCTTAGATGACAAGGTTTTAAGAAATAAAGTAACTGCTAATGAAGCAGATATACTCAAGCAGTCAAAATTTGCAGAAGCTACTAAAGATTTAAACCAAGAATTATTAAAAGGCATACAATACAACACAGATTATGCCGAATCAGAGAGTCTCTTAAGTAAAAATGCTAAATCAATGTCTGGTGCCTTTTCAGGCATTAAAGGCAAGCTATCTTCATTAGGCTCTTCGTTAAAGAATATTGCCGCAGGTATTGGTAATATGCTTATTATACAAGGTGTAATGAGTGTAATTTCTTGGGCTTTTGGAGAACTTGATAACTATACCCACAGAGCTGAAAATAACCTATCAGACCTTGAAAAAATTACAACAGAGATTAACGACAAAAAAGACGCTTATACATCTCATTCAACATCTGTAAACAAAATCAAAAATGAATATTACGAATTAGCTGATGGTGTTAATTCTTATGGAGAAAATATCTCTTTAACCTCTACTCAGTACGAGAGATATATTGAACTTTCTAATGAGATTGCACAGATGTATCCGGGCTTGGTAAAAGGTTACTCAGCCCAGAATGACGCTATCTTAGAGTGTAAAAATAATGTCGAAGCTCTTAATAAGGCAATGGCTGATGAAAAGAATGCTTATTACGAAACTATCGTGTCTAAAGAGCAGGATACTTTCGGCAAAGCGTTAGAGAACATTGCTACGAATCAGGGAATATTTGGTGGGAATGATAAAACCTATCTCACCCAACTCAAGAATATTGACGAAATTGTAAAAAAAGTACAATCTAAAGAAGATATCTCTCTGATGTGGGCAGATATGCACAATTTGGACACTATTATTAAGGGTGCTGGTATTGAAGATATCCTCCGTTACGATAAAAGCACTGGAGAGTCAATTTATAAAATCGAAGATAAAGACATATCAACTGCCATCTCGTCAATTCAAAACTACAAGGCAGCTTTAAATCGTCAAATTAACGATTTGGTAAACAACAGCTTTAAGCCTGTGCTTGATGCATATATTCACTATACTGATGAACAGTTTAGCACATTAGATAGTAAAAGTCAAGTTCTTATTGAACAATATATAAATAGTGCCACATGGGATAACTTCTACAGTAAGATTATTGATCCTGAAGCGAGCACAGCAGACAATTTAGAATCAGTTAAGCAAACTGTATCGAGTATTGTTAAAGCATTTAAGAATCCAGAATTAACCAATACGCTGGACGAGGTACAAGCCCAAATAGATGATATTAAAAGCGGAAAAATAGATGTCTCAGGTTTTAAAGATCTTAATAATAAAGTTATCAATGCTTTGTCGGGCATTGATGGAATGAACGCCGATACAAGAGAACTTTTTGTAAAAATGTTGTTTTCTGATGTAGAAATTGCTGACGATGTGGATATTAATAAAGCAATTGCGAATATTACAAAGCGTGTAGCTGGCAATCTGCAAGGTGGGTTCATTCCGGGTACAAATATTAGAAAAGACTCTAAAGAGAAAATTCAGTTAAGTGAAGATGTTAATAAATATTTATCTACGCTTGATTTTAGTACCATTAAACAGATATACAACAGCGATGCTGCGTTAAACAGTTTAAAAGATGTTCAAAAATTAGTAGAGAAAATCAAAGCAGAAGCATCGAATGGGTTCTCGTTCAAGATCTCAACCGAAGATGCCAATAAATCCTTAGAGTCAACTTTTTCAGCTTTCAATACCGTTAAGTCGGCTATTTCTGAGTATAGCGAAAACGGAGCACTCTCCTTTTCTACACTTCAATCTTTATTGTCATTAGATAGTTCGTACATTGATATGCTTATCAATGAGCAAGGCGAATTAGATTTAACTTCTAATAAGTTCAGAGAATTGGCAAAGGCTCAGTTGGAAAAGCTTAAGGTTTCTTATTTGCAAGCGTCTTTGGACGAAGTAAACCAGTTAGAAAACGAAACTCAAGTGCTTGAGTATTTAAAGAAAAATCAACAGGGTGCAACTGAGTCGGCATTAAATTTAGCAGATGCTAAGTGGCAAGAAGCTTACGCAACAGCGGCGGTAAAAGATGCAGAGCAAGGCACAGGCGACCTATATCAACAAGCTGTAATTACAGCAGAAAGTGCTTGGCGTAAAAAGGCGGCTTTAATAGACTACTATGAGTCTTCACTAAGCGATTTATCAACTACTACTGATGAAGTCACATCCGCTACAGAAAAACATAAAAAGGCACTTGAAAACGAGGAAAAGGCTTTAGAAAAAACTAAAGAGGCTTTGGAAAACAAAAAGCAGGCATTAGAAGATAGCAAGGATGGTTATGAAGACGCTTTATCTGCAATTGAAGATTTAGTCGATTGGACAGAAAAATACATTAAGCAAACTAAGCAGAACGAAATAGATGCGTTACAAGAACGCAAAGATAAAATTGATGAGCTTATTGAAAAGAAACAGGAACTTCTTGACAAAGAAAAAGAAGAAGCTGATTTCAACAAACAGCTCAAAGAGAAAGAAAATGCTGTTGCTTCAAACGCATTGTCTGCTGCTATTACTGGACTGGACGATAGTTCCGCAGGTAAAAAAGCTCACAAAGAAAATGTTGATGATTTGGTTGAGTCCAGAGAAGACTTATATGATTATCTATCAGACTATCAGTACGATACTCGCAAAGAAGCTTTGGATAAACTGAAAGAAGAGACAGATAAGCATTATGATGATGAAATCCAAACTATTCAAGATTTCTTAAACAACGAGGTGTCTTTACACAGAGCTGCATGTAATATGATTGACAATGACAATGGCGCATTGTATAACAACCTGTTGTGGTATTGTCAAAATTACACTACAACCACAGAGGCTGAGTTTAACCATATGTGGCAGTCGGCTCAAAGTGCTCTTTATGAATATGGCACTGCACAGCTCAATGTTATGGATTTAATGAATACACTACAATCTCGTATCTACGATGTAGACTCTGCTATTGCTAATGTGACAGGAAGCATTGACAACTACACTTCTCGAATTGATAGTTTGAAACAAAAAATTGACGAGTTGGGCAATTCTGCGCAGACCACTAAAGCAAAGATTGATTCAGTTAAAATACAACCATCGAGTATAACAGGTCATGGGTATAAAATTACCTATAACGGCAAAGTGTATAAAACCAACCTAACGAACAAAGAGGATGCTGAAACATATTTCATAAGTCGGATCAGTAAAGACTGGTATGGCGGAAGAGCGCTACCGGCAGGTTCTTTATGGTCTAAAATGAAAGCATATGCTTCTGGTACAAAATCAGCCAAAGGTGGTTTGTCTATTGTTGACGAAGAGGGCATTGGTTCAGAACTTATCCCTACATCTCTTGGTAATGGCAGATATACAATCTTACCGCAAGGCAACCCTGTATTTAGCAAAGCTATGACAAATGAATTGTTTGAATTTGCATCAGCTCCAACTGATTATTTTGCACAGAAATTTGGCTCTGAAATAACACCGAATATAGTGAACAATAAATCAACTGTTGTTTCCCCTACTATCAACATTAATGTACAGGGTGATGCTACTCAGGCTACTGTTAATGCACTGCACAAAGAATCCGAAAAGATTATGAATAACACTATCAAAAGACTTATGTCATATACTGTAAATAACAGGCATATTTAGTTGTATATAAAGAAAGGCTGTCGTTTGACAGCCTTTTGTGTTACTTAGATTGTTCCATTTCGTGAGCTAAATAATGTATTGATTCATGATAAGTACACCAATAACTGTTATTAGCTCTTGGTCGGTCGCATCCATCTTCAATACAAGTTGATGAACAATTTGAGCCAATCAATGAAAGTAACAGTATTACGCCCACCACAATGCCAATGGCAATCAGTTTTCCACTATTGTTTTTAGTATTATTTGCATTCATTATTTTTCACTCCCTTTTTGTTTTATTTTACCATAATATTTTTATTTTTACAAGTAAGATTATATATTTATCTATGTTTTTATTAAGGAGGTGTTTTGGTTGTATAGAGATTGTTATTTTACCTATAATGATATATACTCAGGTGATTATAATTTAATTTTAGCTTTTATAAACGACGACAGTGATGAGTTTGCAAGTGGAGGCGAATATGAACCCACTACTGTGACTCTCCCCCATAATGCACAACAGCTTTTATACAATCTTAATTATGCTGAACATCCACTTGAATTTTCAGTTGAAATTATTAGTCCGGAAGATAATATTCCAGCCGAAATAATGATTGAAATTAAAAATTGGTTATTCGGACAAGACGGTTGGAAACGACTTTACTTGCAAAACGACACATCCGACTATTACCTCAACGCATTATTTATTCCTGACAGTGATATTACCGATGCACGAGGCTATAGAGGTTTGCGTTGTAAGGTACAAAATGATAGTGGATTTTGGTATCAGGACAATGAAGTTGAGTTTAAAGGGGTTGCAACTAAACCGTCAAATACAGGACAAACATTATCTTTTGAAACTACAATTGATATTGAAGGACAACCTATCAATAACAAAATTTGTCCTATTATTGATTTAAAGATCGGACACAACTGGACAGAACATCAAATAGATTACACATTATCGAATTATAGAGTGTATGTTGGAAATAAACTTAATAAGTCTATGTTCGTTTTCGATGCGAATGTGAATTATCATACAAATAAAGATGCCGTATATGAACTGGATACTAAATATGGAATGGTAACAATGAAAGAACCTAATGAAAAAACTTTTCATTCACTCACTCCCCCATTCATTCAATACAACGGAGTTATTAAAGATAATCTCGATTATGTATCTTTATTTTGGCTTGGCAATGGTCAAAATCAGATTTATCTATATATTAAATCCGCAGATAAAACTGATGCTACACATAATTATGCTTACGATGTTTTCGATCCCGATAAAAGCTTAGTTTTAAAGTATACTACAATGCATAGGTTGGGTGGTATTTGATGCAAACACGAAATTACGCACAAGAGACTCCCGACATGGTGTTGTATAGACAGAATAAAAAGACCTCACTTGGCTATGTCAAAAATATACACAATTGGACTGCTGATTATAATTTTGGGACAGCTTCGGAAATGAGTTTTGAAGTACCCAAAAAAGTTTATGACACTCGTACCAATAGTTGGATGGATAATCCTAATTATGATAATCTAAAGCCTGATATGCTTTTGTATCTCAATGATTCAACTGAGTATTTTAAATTTACAGGAGAAAGTTATTATGCAGATTATCTGTATAATTTAAAAGGCGGAGGTACACGAAAAGATTATGAGTTATCGTTTGATGTTAATACAGCAATTAACAATTTCAATATTAAAAACGAAACTATGCTTTTTGATATTGGCACTACATATGGTTACGAGTGGGTGTGGGGTGGCACTATTAATGATGGGGTATTTGAAGATTATTCAGAAAGCTTAGACTTGTACAAGCAAGGATGGTATACTTACCAGTATTTAGCCTGTAAAAGCTTTATACCTGTGCATAAAGGCGATGTTATTGCAACAAAATGTTTTAACGGTGACACTCTGCGGTACTCATTTAAAATTCATTACTATAAGGAAGCTAACGCAGATAGCTGGCTTAAATCTGATGATAATTATTATCATGAATCATCGAAACAACCATTCCGAAGATATGTAGATTTTACAGTAAAGGATAGCGATGGTAATGTTGAAAACAATACTGATACTATTGACGAAGGGTATATCCGAATAAGTCTTGTATGTAGTCAAGCAACATATAGCGACAATACTTATCGTACATATATTCCCAATGCCTCTTGGGTGCAAATCTTTTCAAGAGAAAGATTGTGTACACACTTTGAAACAAATAAAAATAAAAACTATGGCATACGAAATGTATGGTGGGTTATTACTAACACAGAAGAAATAAATGATAACGGAAGTAATGCTGTGCTAAAAGTAACAGCCCAGTCTTATGAGATGACTTTATCAAAAAGAGCGTTTTCTTTATCAAACAGTACATTACCACTATTTGTGCCTGATCATATTAACGACCTTGTTACCAGTGATAATTGGTATTACGATTGTTATGGCAACACAAGACATAAACAAAAGTTTGTCCGAGGATTGCTGAATCAAATACTTGACTATTTTCCACAGTGGAAAATAGGATATGTTTCGCAAGCCGTGTGTGTTAGGTATAGAACACTTGACGATGTTGATAATGCAAATGTTTATACTTTTTTAAATAATGATATCGCTTCGTCATACCAATGCTATTTCATTTTTGATTCAGAAAATATGACAATTAATATAATAGATGGAAACATAGAGACAGAAGAGCGGCGGTATTATAATACTGATAACAAATATTTGGGTACTCATTCTAAGACGATATTAACATGGCAAAATGCAATCAAAAATACGAATATTCACACAACTGATGATAGGTGTATTAGTGCATTAAGAGTGCATACATCTAACGATCAATACGGATTAGGGTTAATCAACCCTACGGGAAATAATATATTGTACAATTTTAGTAATATTGAAAATCAATTAGATTATGTGGCTGATGACACTAAGAATAGAACCTTAAAAGAAGCTCTTACGGTGTGGCAAACAAACATTGAAAAACAGTCTGTAAAATATGCTAATAACGGGGCATTATTGATTGAGTGCAATAAGAAGAAAATAGAGCAAGTTTCTAAAGTGTCAAAAGCTTTAACAACATACTTAACAGTCGCAGATACAATTAATACACATCTAATAGACAAATATGGGTTTAGTAACAAACCGCTCCCTAACTCTTCAAGTGGAGAGTTGCGTTATGCTTATCAAGTTCTTGTAGATGACCATGTGCGTATTCCGAGTGGAATGAGAAACCCACCATACGATTACATCAATTACGATTGCTATTACTCCAAATCTTTATATACAAAATTGTATTCGGCAGCAGAGACATATTGGAATACAAAAAATGATTATGATAACGCAGTAACCAAATATAACACATGTTATAACAAGATGCAAACAGTAGCTAAAAAGTTTACACTAAACTACAAGACGGCATTGCAAGCAAACAAAGACAGTATTGTAACAATCCTCTCCCCTGCTGAAATTTTGGAACTTCAAAACTACATTACTGAAGGAGATTGGACAAATGACAATGTTGTATTTAGTGATACCTATTCCGCTAATGATATTATAACAACATTGCAAGAAGTGATGGTTCAAGCTAAATCTGATCATGACAATTATCTCAGTAAGCAGTGTTACGAATTTGAGATTGAGTCAGCGAATATATTGGCAATTCCTGAAATGAAGGATAACATTGCAGATTTAACACTTGGTACAGCACTATCTCTTGAAGTAAAAGACGGTGATTGGCAGTACCCTATTTTGCTTTCAATCCATATAAATTATGATGATGTATCAGATTTCAGTTTGACATTTAATACAAACTATTCCGCCAAGCCTCTCAAGAAGAGATTTATTGATTGTTTCAATACGATTTCGCAAACAAGTGTTAGAAATACAACATTTAATTTTACAGAATAATAGGTGGTGATTATATGATTATTAGACATTTAAGTATTGACTGTGCTTATATTAATAAGGTTCTTGAACCAATCACACAAAGAGAACACGGTGTGACTGAGTTTGAGATTGAGGTTAAGAATCACGGTGCTGATATCGACCTTTCAGAATGTACGCTTGCCATCTATTATGGATTGAAACCAGACGAACACAAAGTAGGTGTTGAGTGCAGAGTAGATAAAGATAAAGGTTTGATTTATTTACCTTTGTATTTACAGATGACAACGGCTGAAGGTGTACTAAAAGGTATTGTAGAATTACAGTTTCCTGAAGGTAATGTAAGATTTTCAGGCATTAATTTTAAGGTTTCTTTTGCACCAGATGACACCAAGATTGAAAGCACTGATGATTTTAACATCTTAGAAAATTTTATCTCTAAACCGACTACAGACGGTGTTGTCGGACAGGTATTATCTATAGACAATGACGGTAACACTATTTGGCGAACACTTAAAGAGTTTGACGGTGATTATGCACATTTGGACAATAAACCTTCTATCAATGGCGTTGAACTTAATGGAGATAAGTCGCTTGAAGATTTGAACATCAAGCAAACCTATACTGCCGATGATATTTCGTTTGCAGATGGTGAAACTTTCCAACAGAAATTCAACAATGGTGAACTAAAAGGACAAGATGGTGTTTCGGGTGCTGACGGAATTACTCCGCATATTGGTGATAACGGCAATTGGTTTATTGGCGAAACAGATACAAATAAACCGTCACAAGGTACAAACGGTGTGAACGGAAACGATGGTGTAGGTATTGCAAAATCCGAAGTTAATGCAAGTGGAGAACTTGTAATTACATACTCGAATGGAGATTCAACAAATCTTGGCAAAATCGTAGGCAAAGACGGTCTTGACGGTAAAACTCCAGTAAAAGGTGTTGATTATTTTACTGCTGAGGATAAATCGGAATTTACAGCCGAAGTTACTGAAAATCTAAAGCCTGAGCTTGCCAATCAGTTAAGTGAGTTAAAGAATAATACAGGTGATATACCACAAATTTTAAATTCGACAGTTAAATCTGCTGGATTCGAGGTATTAGAATTAGAATGGAAGGAAGGTGTTATTGATAGTGCAACTGGAAATGTAGGTAAGTCTAAAAACAATGCTATTACGGATTTTATACCTGTTTCTATTCTTGGAAATAACCCTATATACATTACACCTCAAAACGGCTGTAAAGTATATATTTATAAGTATGATGTGAACAAAAACTATACAGGCATTGTAGTAAATGGTGCAACAAAAGAAGTTGTAATTATTCCTGATAGTCCATTTTATCGCTTTATGATTCGAAAAACAGACGGAACTAAATTCCCGATTAGCATTGCTAATTTATGCGCTGTATCTGGAATTAAGTCAGGAGCACTTACTAAGAAACTGAATGAATTAGCGTCATTTACAAAACCTTCTTTTTTATTAAATACAAAAAATAAAATTGATGTAGAAGATATTTTTCCGTTAATTAAGAATTATCAAATTAACGGAAATACGGGCTATGAGTTTGCTTCTTCTAAAAATGTTATGATTAGCGATTATATTCCTATTAAAGATTCAGAAGGAAATTTGCTTGTTGAAAGTGTTGAATTTATTTTTAATGGTAAATCTCCAGCTGGAAACGCTGTCATGTTTTTTTATGATAAAAATAAGGCATATCTCAACAAGCAAGTGATTGCAAATGTTGATTCAGAACGCATGACCGTTATGCTTTCAAACTATCCAAACGCCAACTTAGTGCGTTTACAGTATAGACTTGATATTTTGCCATCCATGAAGATTTATTTGAACGCATCTTCAAATTTTTACGAATGGTTGAAAATCAAAAGACAGCAAATTGTTGATGATGCGAAAATTGATGTCGGAAAAAATTACTATTTAGTCAAAGGCGAGCCATTGGAGTTATTTAGACACGGAATGATTCGTAAAAAATATGGTAATTATTCAAAACCCGAGGGTGATTATCTCATTTCTCTGAATAATAGTCCAGGATATATTAAAGATTATGTTTCAAAATTGGTATTTAATGTCCCGGATACTGTTACTGGAAACAAGCTTGGTATATATGAGCCATTCACTTCTGCGCCTGCGTTTAGACTTTACGATTTGGATATGAAGTCACTGGATTATCAGTACATTAATATCTACATGTCCGATAAAACTAAAATAGCTAACAAAAAACGCAATATATGCTTTTTTGGCGATTCTCTTACTACTATGGGATATATTTCAAAACATGTGAAAGACAAATTAAAAGGCTATGGCTTAACGAATACAAAACTCGTAGGAGTGAACACGAATCTTGACGATAGTGAAAATCGTTTTACTGCCACGGGAGGATATAGTTGGGATAATTATACCAAAGACCCTGCGCTCTTGCCAAGTAACCTCGGAAATAATCATCTGTGGAATCCAAATACCGACGACATTGATTTTAATTATTTTATGCAAAAATATGGAAATGGGGAAACTATTAATTATGTGGTTGCCCTTATTGGCTGGAATGATTACGACATGAGGAATACTACATGGAAGGATTATGCCACAGAAGGAATATCTGCTATTGAAAGAAAGGCGAGAAAGTTTATAGGTAGATTACATGAGCAATATCCAAACTGCCATGTTCTTTTGGTTGGATATCATGTATCTACAACAGCAGAAAGAAATATGCACCCTAATCTACCTTACGAATCAAGAAATAAATTCGTATGGGAATTAAATGATTTGTACAAGTCATTCGAGGATGAATTTTCTTTTGTACATTTTATTCATACTGCATCACAGTTTGACAGTTATAACAATATGCGAAAACAGAATACAAAGCCTAATATCTACGCAGTTAATACGATTGAAATGGTTACAGATGATGTACATCCTGCCCCAGAGGGTTATTATCAGTACGGGGATGCAGAATTAAGATGTTTAATGTATCTTATGCAAAACGAAAATTAACTAAAGAGGGCTTTAATACAGCTGACGATGTACCCGAAAAAATTAAGGCATAGGTGCAGGAAATTCTAAATAATTAATAGGAATGACAGCGAATTTGAAGAGTTTTAAAAGGAGGGTTTTAAAGCCAAATTATTCGTTATAGTGTACAAGTAATATTTCTATTTATGAAAATACAATGTATATATTAACGAAGTGATAAGGAGGAAAATAATGAAAACCTACAATAAAATATATACAGTACACGCTTGGAAAGACAACAACAAGTTTTTTACTGTGACACAAGGCGAGGGTGGTATCAAATATCCTCGCCTTATGGTCGTGGATGATAAGGGAGCAATCGACTTAACTGGTTCGGCAGTTACATACACAATAACTCTCCCTCGTGGTTCTGAAGAAATTGTTGACGCAACAATTATAGATGCTAAACGAGGCGTTGTTGAGTTTGAAGTTAAGCCCTCTATGACTGCTTATGCAGGCATGGGTGAAGGTGAACTTAATATCACTATTGATAACAAAGTTTTGAAAATTAGCGGTATTAATCTCACTATTAGCAAGTCAACCAGTGGTCGTGCAATTGAAGCCAGTGAACAGTTTAGTGCATTATTAACCTTGATATCCAAATATTCTAACATCAATCCTGAAAACAAGGATTTGAAGATTTTGGAGAACTCTGATATTACGGATGCAGCTAAGAATTATCCAAGCATTCAATACCTCCTAAATAATTTTTGGAGTAACAATAATTTGTCACTATTGAGTTCAACTGCGTATGGTGTTAGCAATTCAGGAGTAGTGACAAGCTTATCGAAAATACCGACAGCTTTGCTAAGCAAAAGATGTCTTTATTTTCCAGCAGGTACTTATAAGTGTAATGGTATTGCTTTATCTAATATTGATGACTTGACCATTATTTGTGATAATGCTAATTTTGTATTTTACAATCAAGCTACTAATTCGACAGACGCTGCTGAAACGACTGTGCAAGGTTCGTTTTTTAAGTTTACTAATTGTAATAACTTAACAATTATCGGGGGTTGCTTTGATGGACAGCACAAAGTGTCTCAGTGTATTACATTAGTTGGTTGCCAAAACAATAATATCACCAATGCAACCATTAAAGGTGCAGGAAACAAAGCATCTTCATTTGCTGCTGGCATTAATTTAATTAGAGATTGTTCTCAGTTTAATATCAATAATGTTATTGTATCTGACATTAAGGCTGGTACTGTATCTGAGGATACATTTATTCATGCAGTCGGTATAGGAGTGTCAAATGTTAATGGTGAGTTTAGTCAACACGGATATATCAGCAACTCTCAAATCAGCAATATTAATGGATACAAAGTTGGCAACAAAGAGCCTGATGGAGATGGTATTTATTTAATTCAAAGACCTTCTGCTGACTGTAGTGGTGATAGTTATATTACTGTATCCAACTGCACAATTACTGACTGTGCAAAAAGAGGCATTAAAGTAAGTACAAGATATACCAACATTGACAATTGTTACATTGATATTGATGGTTGGGGTGCGGCAATTGAAGCACAATACGGTAAGATGACACTTAGAGACTCAACAATACACAATAAGTATGCAAGTTGTGTAACTCTTGATTGGGATAACGGCACTAATTATATTGACAACTGTAAACTTTATGGAGCAGATAAAACTGAAACATCTACGCATGGAGACAAATACACTGGCAATGGCATTGTGCTTAATCAGAGACTGTCTGTAACAGGTACATATTATACCAATGAACCGTGTAGTGTTATTGTACGACATTGCACAATTGAAAATGTGACAAGTCCGTTAAGATCAGGGTATGCAGCAGGATTGACTTATCAGTATCAGTCTATCATTTTTGACGATTGTCAAATAGGACATTATCGTGGTGCATCTGCAATTATGTTTGATGCAAGTATGATTTCGGCAATTAATAAATTATCTTTATCTGATGTTAATTATAAGTATGGTACAACTGAAAACGAGGTACAAACTGCAAATAATCAATACTTTGGTTTAACGAATAGTGGTAACACTCTCGATATTGGTTCAACAACATATATTAAGCCTAATCATATGCTGTACACCAATAATCTTACAGACGATTATAATAAATTGTTTAGAATGTATGACTTGTTAGATAGCGACTTTGGTGCGCCAAAAGCTAATGTATCAGATGTGTTAGAGGATGCTCCAAATATTTTATCGTGTACTAATGGTACATATACAAGCAAAACCAATACTCACTTTAGTGTCGTAGCAACAGACAATACATTGAGTATTAAATGCGATACAGCATACACAAGTGGCAAGTCTTTCGTCTATGTTAAGCTTGATTCATTGGAATTGAAAGGCGGTACATATAATTTCTATATAGATAATATTACACCAGTTTCATCAGATGTGACAATTACTTTCGCAGATTCGTCTTATAACATAATTGATACATCTCTGGAGTTAGCGTTGAATAAGGCTTCCAAGTCATTGATTGTAGACGGTGTAACTAAACCTATTACATATTTACGAGTTAAGCTTGCAGCGAACAAAACAATTGATATGCAATGCACTGTATCTCTTGCTAATCGCAATAAAGTCTTAAAAGGCAATCTTGAGGCAAGAGTTGCAGCGCTTGAAAAAATAATACAAACAAAGGAGTAATAACCAATGTGGTGATTGAATGAGTAATGAAATAATTGAAATCATTAAGACTATTAGTGTATGCTTTGGTTGTGCTACTGCTATATTAACAGTGTTGACTGCTATCGTCACTCCTCTACGCCGTAAAATAATCGGTTGGGTGCGAAATACAAACAACACTAATGACACAATAGAGAAACTGAACAAAATTGAAGAAATGTTAGAGTCTCACATTTCTCTTGATACAGAGAAGTGGGATATGTCGGTTAAGTTGGCTGAAGCAGTGAAGGCAGGTTTGAGAAATAGTATCTTAGAGTTGTGTGACAAGTGCATTGCAAAAAATAGTATCACCTCGATACAAAAGCTCAATTTGATTGACCTGTATAAAGAGTATCACAATCTCGGAGGAGACACATATTGTACTGATAGATATAAACTGGCATTACATTTGCCAGAAAAGAATATTTAAGGAGTTGGTTATATGATTAACTGGACAGTAAGATTTAAAAATAAAACATTTTGGCTTGCACTTATTCCTGCGGCACTTCTGTTTATTCAGGCAGTAGCTAAAGTATTTGGGTTTGAGCTTGATTTTGGTGAACTTGGCAACAACCTTACGGCGGTAGTGAATACCATATTTGCTTTGCTTGCAGTGCTTGGTGTTGTGGTCGATCCTACAACTAAGGGTACATCAGATAGTGAACAGGCTATGACTTATGGTGAGCCTAAGTAATTAAATACAATACATAAAATTAGCACTCATCTCTTAATTGAGGTGGGTGCTTTGTAATTTAAAACAGATGAAGGTGAGGAATAATTATGACAAATGCAAATTTTATTGAACTTGCAATATCAGAGGTACGCAGGTATGTTTTAAATCACTTAGATAAGTCAGATGGTACACCTGTTTTTGACATTTTTGTAGTGTGGTCATGTAAGACTTTGCAAAACCACAAATGCCTTATTAGCACAACATTACACGATGGTATGTACTACGAATGCACATACAATGGCGATAAAAACGAAATGTATCTTGACGCATACAAAAAGTTTGAAAACAAAAAAATTATTTGTGAAAGCGAGGAATAATTATGAGTAATTCAAAACTTGTTGATTACACAAAATTAAGCCCAAACCACAGCGGTAAACGCACACACAGTATTGACCGCATTACTCCGCATTGTGTTGTAGGTCAGTGCAGTGTTGAAACCCTCGGCAATATTTTTATGAACACAGCTTGCGATGCAAGTTGTAACTATGGTATTGGTTATGATGGCAGAGTATTGCTTTGTGTTGATGAAGGTAATCGTTCTTGGTGTAGTTCGTCAAATGCAAATGACCAGAGGGCGGTAACAATTGAATGTGCAAGTGACACAACCGCACCGTACACGATGAATAGCAAAGTATACAACAAACTTGTTGACTTATGTGTTGACATTTGCAAGCGAAACGGCAAAACTAAACTGCTTTGGTTTGGCAATGAGAGCAAGACGCTAAATTATTCGCCAAAGTCGAATGAAATGGTTTTAACTGTACATAGATGGTTTGCAAATAAATCCTGTCCGGGCGATTGGCTTTACAACCGTCTTGGCAATCTTGCAAAAACAGTAACTGCAAAACTTGGTGGTAAAACAACAGATACGGAGGAAGAAGAAATGATTAAATACGGTTTACATAACACAGCTATACTTGCATTCAAGAAACAGTTGATTACACTCTATAATATGGGTATCATCAAGACAAAGGTTGACAACTCGGACGGTTTCGGAGATGGCACTTTAAAGGCTGTAAAAGAAGCACAGAAAGCAGGTAAGGTCACAGTTGATGGTATTGTTGGAGAAAAGACAATCAATGCTATCTATCATCTTATTAATGACGGTATTCGAGCAAAAGACACCAAAATCGCCAATGCTAAAAGGGCACTTGGCTGACAGACCAAAAGATAACACATAAGTTCGTACTGTGATACTTTAGGGTATACGGTCTTGGTATTTCTGCAATGTTTTTCGAGCTTGTGGGGCATAATATATTAGTGATCGCCCTGTGATAATCTGAGGATTCACAGGCAATTATGACATTTAGTGTCAGCCCACTTGGGCAGATTTGTATAGTGGTAACATCTACCTTTAGATGTCAGGAATGCGAACGCAACTACCTTTCTGTAGAATACAGATGAAATGGTTTAGATTCTTGGTCGTAGCACGATGCCAGCGACTCAAAATAATTGGACAGCGAGCGAAGATAAGACTATGGTTGACCAACATAGAGGAAGATAAAGAGGTGGGTTGGTTTATGGCGTACCAATGGTCATAAACGCCAATTTCGTTTTTTTAGAAAGGATGTTAAAAATGTCAGTGCTTGCAGTACCGATAAGTCAGTCTTTCGAGGTAGATAAAAATAAAGTTAAAGATTTTGACAATCAGTCTCACCACAAAAAGCAATGGATATTAGATAGATTATCTAAGTATAATAAAAATGAAATCAAATGGGATTAAAATAATCCTTTTAAATGTTTTTCGCTCACCACTAGCGAATAATAAGTGACTGGCTCGAAAATGTTTTTCGCTCACCACTAGCGAATAATAAATTGGGAGAAGATGTGTTTTTAATATATACTTCCAAAAAATACTGGTTGTCGTTGATTTTCTACAACATTTGTGCTACTATAATAATATAATAAATAATTGCTAAGGGTACTGATAATATGTATAAATGGGTAGAAGAACATAAAAACGACAATAGCGGATTCATCAGTTTTCTAAAATTCATCTATGCGATAGGGACAAATAATACTGTGATGGCTATTATTGCGTCTGTATTAGGTATTATAATCCCTATATTTTTTGATTTACAAATTTATCTTTGGTTTGTTTTAACTTTTATGTTATTGATTGGTGGCATTGTTTTTAATGCGGTCTGTACAAAATATCAAGAACATCAAAATAAAAAGCAGCAAATAGCCATCGAAGCTTTGAGTAATCAAAATTCGCTAATGAACACAATAAACATAGAAATTAAAAGCAACCCACAATGGAAATCTCATATTTTTAAGAAAACAAGCGAAATTGTGTGCGAAAAGATACAGCACTTGTTTAAGGAAGTTTTACACTGTAGCACACGAGTATCGGTTGAGTATGTGTTTAATAAAACATCTAAAGACAAAATAGAGAGACATGTAAAAATGTCAGGCAGAAGGAGTCCAAATAGAGATACTTGCAAGGGTTCTAAACCTCTCACAAGTAGGAGTAAATATTATTCGTATTATATTTTTTCAAGCAATAAGGTTGGAATAAGCCTTGTGTCTGAAAATCAAATAAATGCAAAGAATAGCAAATGGTATAAAAATCCTACTCACAATATTGATATTAAAGAGTATATTGGTATTGCGGTTTCGGTAATGGATGAAAGCAGTGTAGATTTTATTTTACAAATAGATTGTCTACATAAAACGCCATTTGGACAACACGCAAAAAGTCGTAAAGAAACCGAAATAGAGATTGAAACTTTCATAAACACATATTTAAAATCGTATATTGACATTGTAGGTTTGTCTTACTTACTAAATTTAAATAAAAATAAATGTATGCCAGAGGTGTAACACAAATGAAGAAGTCACATAAAAAGAACAAAAATCAAGAAATTATAGTAGACAAAAAGACGGTTCATTTTCGTGAATATACGGTTAAAGAGTTGTTGGAACTTGGAGAGAGAACAAATAAGATTCACTTGGTTAAGGACGATAAAACAGACAAAGAGGATGATTAAGAAGATTATTAATAATTGAGCAGAGTTTCTGCGTGAAGTTTTTAGAGATGAAACAAAATAAGGTATCAAAAACCATTAGGTTTTGCATTGAGAGGGTTAATGACTTTCCCATAGTTTTTAAATTTTTAGGGGTAACTCAAATCGAGTTACCCCTATTTTTTTGTATTTTATTTCACAAAATCCAACGAACCAACTGCTTCAATTTTTTCCGCCTGAATAATATGAATGTAGGTGTTGTAGGTTATCGTAGTGTCTGCGTGTCCTAATAATTGACTAATTATTTCTATATCCACATGGTTACGAAATAACTGTGTGGCAAAGGTGTGACGCAATGAATGAACACTGTACGAGGTGCTTATACCCGCCCGTTTAAGCATATATTTTAAACTTCTGTTTAAATTAGATGAACTATTAGGATTTCCATTCTCGTTAGCACATACCAACTCGTATTTTTTATTGCAATCCCATAAACCTTTTAAAGCTCTTTGAGCTTCTTTGTTTAATGGAATAATTCTTGTACTGCGTGTTGTCTTTGGAGAATGTTGCAATACCATTGTAGTTGCATAAGGTTTTTTGGTTCGAGGATTAATATTATTTTTATCCCGATTTAATACTGTAACATAACTCTTATTAACAGTAATTGTGTGGTTTTGAAAGTCAACATCATCCCAAGTTAAAGCTGTTGCCTCTCCAAATCTTAAGCCAGTATTGAGCAAAAATACAATAAATTCTCCTCTGGAGTATATTTTTGTTCCATTAGGATGTGTTTTATACGCCAGCTCGGTTAATTTCTTTACTTCTTCCTCGCTTAATGCTGAAACCTGTTTAGTATCCACCTCAGCTTTCAATGATGCTGGCAATTTCACATTAAGTGCTGGGTTTATTGTTACTTCATTATTTTGCATCCCTAAGCGATATTTTTGTGCTATTGTTGTTTTTACTTTATCTATTTGGGATAAAGAATACCCCTGTTTCACCATTTTGTTTATAAGGGCTTGAACATCTTTAGATGTCAACTGGTTAATTTGTATATAACCAAAATTTGGAATAATAAATTTATTGATCGTTCTTTCTTTTGCATCAAAACTTTTCGGTTTTAAGGTATATTTCAATTCCTTGTACAACCATTCTGAAAACCAATCCTTAATTGATTTAGCTAATATGATATTGCCATCGTTTTTAACAAACTCTTCACTTTTCTCTCTTAGTTTTTTCTTTGCTTCTTGCTGTGTTTTTCCGTAGACGGTAATGCGCTTTGGTTTACCGTCAGCTTTATATCCGTACTGAATTGAACCCATCCATCTTCCGTCTTTTCGTAGGGTAATTGAACCTGCTCCGTTGTCTCTTCTGGTACGAACTGGTTGATTTGTGTTTTTGTCATTTTTTGTGTTTTTCATAAATTGACCTCCGATTTTGTGTTTTGAAAACTGTTGTCAGAGAATTTTGAAATTTTGACAACAGTTTTGACAACAGTTTATTTGGTATTACTTGGTACTACTTGGTAAAACAAGTAGGTTTTTGCCACGCTTGGAACGAGGCTATGTATAATGACAAAAACAAGAAAACCCTCAAAAAGCCACTATTTAAGCCACTTTTCAAGGGTTTCCTAATTTGTTAGGTTGGCGCGCCAAAAGGGACTCGAACCCCTGACCTACTGCTTAGAAGGCAGTTAGTCGGAGTGCCTACTTTTGGCTTAAACACTACATTTTTTGAATTCAAAATTTGAATTTGACAACAGTTTGACAACAGTTGTGACTTTAAAAATGTTGTCTGTTCTCAACTCAACAGTGACTATTATAACGGATGGAACGAATAAAGTCAAGAGTTTTTGAAAAAATTTATGGTAAAATTTTATGAAATTTCAAATTTTTCTTTCAAGTAAAATAAATTCTCGACCTTCGTTCGTTTCAATCCACTTCTCAAGGGAACTTTCTCTAACAACATACCTATTTCCCACTTTAATTGAAGGAAAGCCTTTTTGTCTAACCATTTTATATGCAGTGTTTTTACTGACACCAAAAATTTCCATAATATCCTTTGGAGTAAGCATTGGTTTCATATGAACACCTACCTAACTAATATTAAATTGTTATTATCTATATTTACTTTTCAATCAATTTCAATACGCTTTTTAGCGTTGCTTTCTTACCGTTCAACTTAAATTCATACCCATTTTTGTTCATGCTTTTAAGCTGGCTTTCCGTTGGCAAACAACTTGTATCACTACACATAAATTTGCCTTGTCCGTCTTTATAAACCTCAAACAACATTCAATCCATTCCTTTCTCTATCCTCTTTAATAGCATCCATTTTATCCTCTCGGTCAATGTAATCCACAATTAGTTGTACAGCTTTATCGTACCCCTTTTGGTTGCCTTTGATAATTTCATATGGGATATTCTTTTCGATTAGCATTGATTCAATTCGTGTACCTATATTATTTGCTTCAATTTCGGTTTGTAATCTGCCATTTGGATTATATTTTTTAACAGGCTTAACAAAGAAGTTTAAGTTATCAAAGAGAGAACTAAACGCTTCGGCGGTATCGTTTACACACTTTTCAATAGATTTTGAGGGGTAAAAACCACACTTTTCAAATGAGTTATAAATTTCGGTCAATAGGATTGGCGAGTCAGTTACAATTACTCTAACCTGATTTCTCAGTCTCCAAAATCTTTGTGAGTGTAAACCAAGTATATATAATTGGTTAGTTAAGGCAGTATCATTATGCTCCCATACTATATCTTTAGCCGTTTCAGTGACAAGTTCCGTGTCAATACCCCTCATTTTTAACTGACTAAATATATAAGCAGCCCCTGTGGATTTACCACAGGAGGGCTGACCATAAAGATTAACTACAATCGTTTGTTTATTCATTCAATTCTCCCGACCTTTCCCATTCGATAACTTTCCACAAGTTAGCAATTTCGGCAATGCTTACTTCTTTATTGTCAATTTCTACAATTGTATTTCTTTGACCACAATCTGTCTCCCAAACCCAATAGGATATCCAAGTATCACCGTATTCATCAGGCTTAAGGTTTAAACCTTTTTCGAGACAGTCAATCAACTCATCTTCCATAGTTACACCATGATATGCAAATGGCGATACATATTCTAAAACCAAATCACTATACTCATCACCAAGATTCAAAATCTTATCTTCAAGTTCATGGATTCTTTGAATTTTGGTAAGATATCTTTCAAAATCATTATATGTAATCACAGTTATTCCTCCTTACTGCTTGCCTGTTGAGCCAAAGCCGCCACGACTTTTTGTATCAAGACATTCTACTTCTGTAAACTCAAAATCAGGCTGTTTCTGTGTGATGCGAAACTGACAAATTCTATCGTTCTTATGTATGGTTGTATCTCTCATTGCAATTACGGGCATACCCCATTGGTCATTATCACCCGAATAGGAGTTGTCAATTACTCCTATGTGGTTTGTCTGAATAATGCCATAATTTTTGTAAGTGCTACTTCTTGGCACAATGTGAGCTTCATAGCCAAACGGTAACTTCATTCCTACTCCGAGTGGAATAATAGTAAACTCACCCTTTTTGAGTGTAACATCAATAGCTGACCTTAAATCAACCCAATCTCCGTTTGGAATTTGCTTAATCTTTTCGATGTTTGTAAAGTATTTAATTTTAATTTCCATATTTAACTCTCCTTAATTATTTTTTATCACTCATTACTTGACCGATTGCTGAAAGTAAAGTTGCTACCGCAGTCACAATAGAAAAACTCCATGCAATAATAAAGCATCCATCAGGTACTATAATTCCATTTGCGTTCAATAAATAAAGTGATATAAGGCAAATTACCATTCCCATATATTCGTTATCCTTTCCGTGTTAATCAATCACATCCACATAGTTATACAAAATATGCTTTTGCTTTTCTGAATCCGAACCAAATATAACATCAAGGTGATAATGTCCCATATACCAATGTTCATAATCCAACTTGTTATCAATGTACTGTAGGTATTCGGTTAAAGTGTCCGGACTGTACCCCACATTGATACAACTGGCGATAAATTCGGTTGGAGCACAGTGCGTAATTACACAATCCACCTTCCAGTTATACTTATCAAGATTTGCCAACCCTTCCTGCATTTCGGCTTCATTGGGTAGTTCTTCTTCCCACCAGTCAACATTCTTTGTGCGATACTGTATATCGTGGCTCGATGCACCGCCCATTGTAAAAAATGTTTTGCCATCAATTTCAAACACTTGTCCACGCATTAGATGATAAATATTATCTTCAATCTGATGTACCTTTCCACTCCACTTTTTAGTTATAGGATAACGATTCAGCAAAGGGAAATTTTCGTGGTTTCCATCTACAAACAAGGTTGTCCACGGTTTGTTATTAAGCCAATCTCGCCAATACATTTCAGAATTTCCATTATTCCACACTAAGCCAAAGTCACCACAAATAATTAGGTAATCATCTCGTGTTAGATTGTTGCCTATTGGGAATCGTTTAGAACTCAGTTTGTGTATGCCATATTCACCATGTAAATCTCCAGTAATATAAAACATATCTTTCACCTCTTTCCTTTTAAATCCTAAATTTTATTCTTCCCACCATGGTTTGCATGATATTTTTAATCCACTTGTTAATGTTTGAATCATTTGTAAAATATCATTATTGTCAAATACTGCAAATAAATCTGTATCTCTGTATTCCCCAATACTCCAATCGAAATCAAACACCTCTCCATCTTGAGGGATTATACATTTTGCACCAAAATCGCCGTCAGTCACCATAAGTTCTGAAGTTAGCACATCTGGTGTATATCCTGCAAAAACAATACCTCCGTCTGGAAATTGTGCTATTAACGATTTCAACTCACTTTTTGATAAAACTTTCATTCTTCCACCGCCATATATGTTTCCTCAAAGATATCCTGTCTACAAGGATAAATCTCACCTCTGACATCCTGAACTATGTAGCTATTTAAGTCACACTTCATTTCACCTTTAAGTGTATGAATATATAAACTTCCATCATCTTTAAAATAAAGCAAACCGTCTTTATACGCTTTAATTGCCCATTCAGGAATACAATATTTTCCATTTTCAATAAAATCGCCTTTGTACTGAAAAGCTTCAATCGGTATTGCTTTTTTAATGTATTTCATATTATATTTGCTCCTTTAAATCAATATATTTACTAATATTACACCTATAACAAAAGCTATTCCCAACTCTGTGTAACGATAAATAGCTTTATGTAATTTTTTATTTACATAATACTGGTTTCGCTCTCTAATACGAGTTGTTAAATTAAGCGATAAACAAAACCATAATACACATACAGATATGAGATATATGGTGTCCTTCATAACATTCCTCCTCAATTAATCCATTTAACAATTGTGTTTCCTTTATATCCCTTTTGCCACACATACCAAGCATAAGCTACGGCACTTGATGTTGTGCTTTCAAAATCTCCATTTTTGGCACACAAAAGTCTTGAGCTTGATACATAGATTGTCTGTGGCGGGGTGTTATCAAACAACTTTCTTCGTTTCTTACCCTCAAGAAATTGCAATTTAAGAAACATTGCCACTTTGTTGCCTTCTGTAACTGTATCTAACGCTTTTTCTACAAATTCATAAGCATATTTATAAGGTGGGTTTGTAATAATACTGCCGTTCCACGAATTAGGTTTTGATTCTGCTAAAAAATCGAATGTTTCAGACATTCCTCCGTCACGGTAAATCAAATCTGTTGACTTAACATTGTAACCGTGAGCCTCAAACACTTTAGACAAATGGCATTCTCCACAAGCACATTCCCAAATGTCAGGAGCGAAATCTTCTACTTCAAGTAGAAGTTCAGCAGCTTTAGGCTCTGTGGCATAATAATCATTTGTTTCCCTCTCTTTGAGAGAGTGGTTAGAAGCTCCTAAAACGGAATGAACACTTTTACTATTTCCTGTCCAGTCTTTCAAATAACCTCTCCTTTTAAATATTTAACATAAGTTTTCAATGTGTTTTCAAAAAATCTATCCCATTCGTTTGATAAGCTGTTAAATGCTCAGTTCCCTTTCTGACAGAATTTCTCTTGCTAATCTCATTGCGGAACTGTGAGCGAATTTACCAAAGTCGTGACCAACCATTTCAACAACATCTTTTTCTTCTTTAAGACAATCATAATAAATGTCTTTTCCAATATTTTTAGCAATTATTCCCATTTCTGTATTGCTCCAATTTTCAGGTATAACTCCATTATCAACCATTTTATGTATAAGTTTACGAACTCTTGCTTTAGTAACAACCGTGCTTACTAAACGCTGATTCTCCGCTTTTTTGGCTAATGCGTCTGTGTCAACCATATGACTTTGTTTGTGTCCTTTCGTTTCACAAAACTGTTCACATACAAGCTTCACATAAAACGGTAATCTTGTGTTTGGATTATTTAAAGTTGTTTGGTTTTTTACAACTACACCTTCTCCGTATTCTCCACCCATTTGTGTTTTACCAATATAAGTTTTCACATCGTCCCAACTCGTAAACCTACCTCTGTAAAAGACAGGAACAAATGTGAGATTAAGTTCTTTTACAATTTTTTCTGTTTCTGTTTGTTTTAAATACTGTTGTATGTTGGTGTCATACACATCATAACAATATGCTTTATGGTATTTGTCATCAGGATATTTTACAGTATGGGGTACAAGCCACTCCATAAACAATATAAGATTACTCCCCAATACCGTTTTAATTAATTCTTTATCAAGTGTTTGAGACCAATTCCAAGCCCCTCTTAGAGTGTTGGTTTCGTTCAATTCCTTTCTACGACTAAATGCTTTGATGTTATCACTTTCGGCATCGTAACGAATTGAAAAGTTCGCTCCATCAATTTTCTCTTGAATTACAATTTCATCACCTTCCGAAAACGCATCTAAATAATTAGGTTTAAGTCTCTCAATATCTAAATAATGTTTCTGCTGTATAATAATCAATCCTTTCTCGGTTTTCTTCCACAACTGTATTTCTCAGGGCAATATCCAAGTGTTTCACATTTCGGTTGCATAACCATAGGAATTAGTGTTGCCCACTCTTCCGAATAGAGTTTTAACTGCTTTATGTATTCGTTAAAGAGTTCTCTATACTCCCAATACGCTCTTGAACACATTCTCTGTTCTGCCATACTAATAACATTTCTAACATTTCGCTTGTCTACAATTTTAGTTGCCATACCCAACGGAAGTAACATTGCAGCATCCTCTCTCTTGACACCACTTTCTTCAAGATTTTGAAGTGTTTGACTGATAGTGTCAATAGCATTGTTGTACCAAGCTTTTTGTTCTTCAGTCTGTACTGTTTTGGGAATTATGTATTCAAAGTTGTCGTAATTGACATATCTTGTGCTACTTTGAAGTCGTGTAGGACTGCCACCGATATGTGTATACCATTCCCTAATTACTCTTGCTGAGTAATCTTCAATAATTGCTTCAATATTTACAAATTCAAACACTCTACCGTGATTAGATTTAATACAATCAAGACCTCGTTTGTAGTTTTTTTCGCTGTCTGTAATATCTTTTCCCCAACATATACCTGCTCGTCTGCCCATTAACGAAATTGGATCAATGGTTGTTTCTGGCAAGATTGTGATTTTACCCATTTAGTTTTCCTTTCTATGTATTTTTTATCAAAACAAATTACATCCTTGTTCTATAAATTCAACATTTTTTTGCCTGTACTCTTCGATAGTTATACCAAGTTGTTTGCATAAACATTTAGCACATAAAACTTCTCTATTGTCTGGTTTATTTTCAAATCGACCACATAACTTATAAAACATGGCAATTTCGTTTTCCTTCATTGCACAACCACAATTTCCACAAACTCTATTAAAATATTTTTTAGCCATATTTTCTGAGAGTCCTTTAAGTTCGGCATACCATCTCACATTTTCTTTGGTTGGCTGCCTTTTTAGAAAATCATTATTTTTGCATACAGGTCTTTTCCAAGCTCCATCTATCCACTCTTGTTTGGTATACCCTAATCTTTTAGCTGTGGTTATATCATACTGTTGTTGTACAGTCTTAACAAACCATTCATATTGATGTGGCTGATGTATTTTTATTAATTCATCTTCATAGCTTGAAGAATAAGGACAAATTACACATCCAACTCTACTTGAACCATTTAAGTATCTCTGGTTAATTGGTAGATTTTTTATCATTAGTAGAAGCCACACATCTACATTTTGTAAATCTATAATCGGAGCTAATTTAATCCATTTTTTTGGAAAACACGAAGATCCAAATAAAGATTTATCAAAATTATAATCCATAAAAAATTCATATTTTGCTCGTTTAGTGCTTTCAAACTTTCTAACACCTAATACCTGTGCAATTTCTACTTCTTTGTCAAATATCTTTTGTACCTGTCCTTCTTTGTACACGGAACAACAGGAGCGTCTGAATACTGAAGGCAGTATGTAATTCTTATTTTGTATTATCCATTGTCTCCATCCCATTTTAGGATTTATAATTCTAATATTGGGAATTTGTTTAATCCTTTTATATACATCTGCCGTTTCATTTGAAGAATTAAGAAATACAAATTCATAATCAGGTGTAAAACCAATAATATCTAACATATCATTCCAAATAGCCATTGTGAGTTCACTATCTTTACCACCTGAATGATTTATCTTATATGTCTTTTGGGGATTGTTTTTTACATAATCAGATAGTCTGTCTACGCATTTATTATATAAATTATTTACTCGTTCTTTTTCACGCTCTAATGTATCTTTCAATGATACAGGGGTGTAGTTTTTAAATAAAGACCTGTTATCTTTTAATACAGAAAATTCTCCTCCATTTTCAACTTTAAATTTCAGTAAATATTGTGAAGAATATAAATCCACCCAAACAGTTTTTGTATTGCCACCATATATCCAACACGCATCTGGAAGAGGTGCAATTTGAGGTAATCGTGATTCGATAAACTTTTTTTCTTCGGCAAAAATTGGCTTTGCTTTATATCTGTTAGTTGCTATCTCTGTTGATTGTTTTATTTTACTCATTACACCATCCTCTCTGTATCTGATAAGTTTGAAATAATAATCGTGTTCGTGTTTTTATTATGTATAACTTTGGCATCGGTGTCTAAATGCAAGATTAGAGATTTGCTTTTTGCTCTATAAGGATGAAGAATAATCTGTGTAACAGTGTTAGCAAATAACTTAAAACGAGAACTTCTGCGTTCGAGAACTGATAAATCAATCGCCTTAGTTTCAATATAAACTTCATTGCACCAAACTAACCCATTATCAATGTCAATGTTGTTTACCATAAAGGTGCTGAGTTGCGACAACTCAAAATCTACCGTTAAGCCGTTTTCCCCAATAACCGTTATGTATGGTTTAAATTTAAACATTTTCAACCTCCTTAAAGGATATTCTGTCCGTCAGCATTCTACTTTCAAAACACATCTTGTAAGTACACATTGCTTCGAGTTGTCTTGAATAGATTGCCCTTGAGGGCTTTGGGACAAACGAAAGTTGTCCGTTGTCCCATTTATTAAGAAACACCCTCAGTTTACTAATCCTATCTACGAGTTCTTTATACTCAGATAAAAGTCTGGTTTTATAGTCGTTCATTTTCATCTCACCCCTCAATTGTCTTTATTTCAAGCGTTGCTTCGTTAGCAAACTCAATGTAAATATAATGAGCTCTATATTCTAAGTAGCTAACTAATTGTGTTGGTGGCGTTTCGTTGGTAATCAATGCCGATATAATAGTCTTAATTGCTTGGTCAAATTCATTCTCTGATATTGTCAGTGATATGCCGGCGTTAGGGTTGTCCTGTACAAAACTAAGCAAGGACTCATAATCAATGTTCTTATGCAAAACTAAGCTCCTCCTTTGACTTATACTTCTCTTTATATGAACCGTGTCTATTTGTGTGTTCAGCAAGCATTTCCCATTTACTATCTTCTACCAATTCGTCAATGAGTATCTCATCATAAACGCCCTTAAAATCGTTTGTAATTAACGAATCTTTATAGATAGTGATTGTGCCTGTTCTAAAGGAAATACGGTCATAGGTTAAATATGACGAAGTATTTAAGTATGTATCGCTCATAATCGCCTGTTCGAGAATCGAAACAGCAATTTCGTCAAAATTTCTGTTATCTTTAAGGACAACAAGGTAGTTATAATTTTTGTTACTGCAACGCTCAATTGCTTTTTCAAGAGTTCTATCTGTCAAGTAATAAATCATATATGTCTCCTATCTGTTATCATCATACGAGCCACTCTCTTGTGGCAATGCGGACAATCTGCTATATACGCCAAATCGTCTGAAGTTAATATCAGTTTGTAGTCATCCTTATCTGCTTCAAAAACACAATTACATCTAAGACACTCAAATCTGATTATAGGTGATTTAAGATCGCCTTCTTTGAGAACTTGAATCATTTAATACTCCTTGCCATTATTATCATTGCCATACTCCTTCTGTGTCATATATATCTCCTATCTGCTACAATGATTCTTCATAGCTCACATTAGTTTTACAACAAGGACAATTTGCCGAAAAAATAAATGTATTGTATGATGTAAAACATTGTTTATAGCTTTCTCTGTCGGCTTCAAATACACACCCGCAATTGCGACAAACAAATCTAAATACAGGTGTTTTCAAATTACCCTGTCTAATAATTTGAATCATTTCATTCACCTCTGTGTGCAAATTCAACTACCACATTAAACAGTTCACGCACACAATAGCGATTGTAAACATCTTCATTTGCTGTATAAAAATAATCTTCTCGGTATTTGCGAATAACATCTTCTACATTGTTTCTTTGTATACCTGTTGCTTGTAAAAGCTTTCTAAGTCTCTTGTGTGTCATTACGACCTTCCTTTTCGTTGCATTTGCAACATATTAAAATCTTTCTTTTAAAAATATTCTTTAATTTCATGTCCACACCACGGGCACCGAACATACATGCAGTTATCATATATAAGGTCTCCATAATGTGTTTCATTGATATTAAAACGAAATTGACAATGACATCTCAAACATTCTTTTGTGTACATTGTTTCAACTACTTGCAATTCAGGTTTGCCTTGTCTAATAATTTCCATAGTTACACTCCTTTATTACATTGTGTTTTATATCACTCTCTATCCAATCATATTCTTGAATGTCGTAATATGCCTCAGCACACTCACGAGAACAGAAGATATTGTCGTATTTATCTCGAAAATATGTATAGTCATATCTTAATTTGTTACCACACTGATGACAGACTGCCATAACTGGTGGATCGAGAACATGAGGACAAGTGGGTTTGCAAGGCAAGTTTTTACACATGTCGCACATCTAATTTTCCTCAAAATTAAAAATTCCATAAATTTCTGTGTTACACCAAGGACAAACAATCCATTCATCCCAGTCCTCGTCCTCCCAGTCGTAACTTATGTTTGTGGCATAATGTGTGTCATAATCATCATATTGAAATACACATCCACATTCTGAACAGGATATTGTATTTGGTTTTGATGGTTTGATTTGCAACTCAGGTTTGCCTTGTTTGATGATTTTCATTGTCGTACTCCTGTAAAATTCGTGTTTTATTTGTCATTTTTTACGCCTCCTTAATTGGTAATGGAGTTGTATGTATAAGCAATGCTGGATTTTTGTGTACTGATATATCTTCCTTGTGGATTGCGTTATTAGTCTCAAATTTATAAAACTTATACTCACCAATAACTTCACTCAACACTTCAGCACCACCCATAATCATATCAATTGCATTGTCTGACAAATCTTCGCTATCTGTAACGCAGATTGCAGTATGCTCTGAATGATTTTGATTTTTTACCATAACAACATCATTTTTGCTGAGAGTAATGTTATTTGGCACTTTGTATGTGTATCGTTTTTTGTATTTATCTTCAATTAAATTAACCTGTACTATATTCATTTGTTATCACCTTTAGTCTATATAGATCGTGATGAGGTTTCCCAATTTACGATAGCCGAAACAAAGATTGCCACCATCGCAAATAAGAGCCTGTTCGTCATCTGTAAAGTTAAACGGATTACTCAAAATCTTATAAGTGACATTGCCGTAGCCGTAGCCTTGCGATGTATAACACATATAGTTTTTCATATCGTCTTGAGTTATATCGTATTTTTGGGTGTAAAAATTCTTCCATACTTGTTTTGCTTTTGGAGCAAGCTGCTTATGTATTTCTAAATTTTCTTTTGCGAGCGCATCGGCATTTTCTTTAAATGCCCAACTGGTATTAATCAATGAATTACCTCCTCGACAATCTTCGTTCTTGGGACATACATTCTTCTACGCTGTTTATCCTCAATTTTTCTGGTTTCTCCAAGAATTTTTTGCAATGATTTCAACACATCAGAATGTGACTGAATCCAGTCTGCTAATGGAGCATTAAGTTCTACACTATCTTTGGCTTTTCTGCGGTTCTCTCTAACTTTCATTAGGGCTTTTCCAAGTTTGGCAGTGTCGTGATACGACACATCTTCAAGTTCAAGCTTATGTAAGATATCTTGTGTTTCGTAGTCGTGTAATGATTCGTTTTCAGTATTGTTTTGATAGTCCTCTGTTGTTTGTACGAAAAAGTTGATTGTATCTTCTAACTCTTTAGCTGTTTTGATTTTCGTCATCTCCTTTAATAATTTGTAATTAAAACTTCCGTTGAACTGTTGCCTGTTTTTACCTTAGTTTGATAGTTACAATTATTGTAATCTTTGATTAGATAATGTGTGTTGTAGTTCTTACTCCATTCTTTAAGAATTGTATTTTCTTTACCTTTGTGTTCTGTAACATTCGACAAAGCAAATTTGCCACCTTTTGAGTTAATAATGTCAAGTAAATTAAGAAGCTCTCTCTCATAATCTTCTGACCATTTACAAAAATAATCTCGTTCATATCCACCAACAGTAATAAGATAAGGAGGATCACAATAATAGAAAGTGTCATTAAATTCTGGCGAATCTAAATTCAAATTATGGAAATCGCTGCTGTAAAAACTAATATTTTTCTTGTCGATAGCTTCTATGTATTTTACAAGTTTATCCTCTAACGACTTAGAGAAGTAAGACCTGCTTGCACCAGACGGCATATTAAACTCTTTATTCTTATTAAAGGCTATTTGATAGTTGAATGCGTGAGTAATTAAGCAATATAAAACTACTGCATTTTCTCTATCAAGATTATCTTTCAGATTTGTATTATAGTAACTTCTTAAATTAAGAAATTCTTGCTTACTAAACTTGTTTAATTTGTATGTATCAATCATTTCTTTAACTTCGTCTACAAATTTGCTATCAAGATTTCTGAAGATATTAACGAGTGGTTTACATTTGTCGTTATACACAACCTGTTTTGCATTCACATTTAGTGAAACTTCTCCACCCCCCCCGAACAAATCTACAAATTTATCAATTTTCTTCGGAAAGAGAGGTAGAATCTGAGGCAGCAATTTATATTTACCACCAATATAATTAAAAGGATTTTTCAAATAATCTATATTTACCATCTCCTTATCGTGTTACTACTTGTCCTGATTTCAAACTTTCTTGAACTTTGATTACTCTTTGGTTTGATGAGCCACACCAAGCAAGAGAAATATCTTTTTGTGACTCATCATATTTACCGTCAACAAGGATGTCTATATAAGGTAAGATTTCGTTTACAATAAACTTAGATTTCAATATCTGTTCGTATGTATAACCTGTATATAGCCATATTGTTTTGCTTGGCAATTTGGTTTTGACCGTTTTTACAATATTAGATATTTGTTGTTGATTTACTTGTTCCAATGGGTGTCCACCTGAGAGCGTTAGCCCCGATATATAATCAGGACTTAACGCTTCAAGTAATTCAGTCATAGTGTTATTAGTAAATGGTTGTCCGGCTGTAAAATCCCAAGTCGAAGGATTTTGGCAGTTACAACAATGAACGGTGCAACCGCTTACCCATAGTACAACTCTGACTCCAACTCCATTGGCAATATCGTGTTTGGTGATTTTGATGTAATTCACTCGTTGCCACCCAAATGCACATATCTTTCTTTGATTTCTTGTGTTCTTCCTTGATTCCAGAAGTTAGTTCCTATATCCTTTTATACCCTCGGTTTCCCGATATTTATTAGGGGAGTAGACTATACAATATCATTGTTTGCATAAGAAACAATTCCCCGAAATTATAGTCGTTGAGCGTCCTCCATCAGCATTGCCTGTTAAGGAGTTTCGTTGCGTAAGAGTGACTTGCACACTCGGTAATCCCTTGCTTAATGTTTTTATGGTTTCTATCCTATCGGACTGACAGATTTAATCCTATACCGCATTCACACTTGCCGTTTCCAGCTATGTTGTAGCCATTAAGGTTATGGGGACTTCCCCGCAGTTTATTCGGTTTAAAGTGGGCTTATAACAAACCCACAAGTTCTCCGACAGATGTTCAATTTACTTTCATCTGTATTGCCACAGTTTGGACACCTCCAAATAAGTTTACCGTTTTCATTTTCTATTACATCAATCTCTCCGTCATATCCGCACGCTTGACAGTAATCACTTTTAGTATTAAGTTCAGCATACATAATATTGTCGTAGATGAATTGCATAACAGACAGGACAGCTTCTGTGTTATTTTGCAAATTAGAAGTTTCAATATAACTAATTGCACCGCCCAAACTTAATGCCTGAAATTGTGATTCAAGTTTCAGTTTTGCAAAGGCATCAATAGGTTCTCTAACATTTACATGATAACTATTTGTAATGTAGTTCTTGTCTGTAATACCTTCGATAATGCCAAATCTTCGCTGTAAACATTTTGCGAACTTATAAGTTGTACTTTCGATTGGAGAACCATACAATGAAAAACCTAAATCAAGTTGTTCATTCCATTCATCACACTTTTTGTTCATATATCTCATAATATCAAGTGCGAACGGTGTTACTTCCGGATCTGTATGAGATTTGCCTGTCATATACTTTACACACTCATACAATCCTGCATAACCAAGTGATATTGACGAATAACCACCAACAAGCAATTTATCAATGGTTTCACCTTTCTGAAGTCTTGCTAATGCACCGTGTTGCCAAATAATCGGAGCTACATCCGACACTGTTCCTTTCAGCCTCTCATATCTGCACAAGAGGGCTTTATGACACAGCTCTAATCTCTCATCAAAAATCCTCCAAAACTTCTCTTTATCTTTACCTGACGATAAGGCTACATCAACAAGATTGATCGTAACTACGCCTTTGTTGAATCTGCCATAAAATTTGTATTCACCATTTTCTTTGTACGGTGATAAAAAGCTTCTACACTGACTGTTCGGTATCAACAGTCTGGACTATATCTTTGGGAGTTATTATGCTAACTCGCTCACTCCGCACTTCCATCTGTATCATTATTCAGATGTACTCTACTCACTTCATCACACAAAGCTATTTGTGCTATGTTTTCGATAGTCTCTTGACCTTACGCATACACAAACTTATACTTGTAACAATTGTTTGATTCCCCTTTCAATATTCTTGCTACTTTATGTCTATCCAATTGTAAATCCATTGATAATTGTCGAATAGACGGGTATGTATTAATAAGTTTGTCATTCAAATATACAGATACTTTTGTTCTATTTTTATGTGTTCGATTACCACTATGCCAACCGTGATAAACATTTTGTGAATTTGTACACCATTCTAAATTTTCAGGGTTGTTATTTAGTTTGTTGCTGTCAATATGATTCACATATTTAAAACCATTAGGATTCGGCACAAACACATTGGCGATTATTGTATGAACTCTGTATCTGTATTTTTTATTGTTCTCACTTCTTGTGATGTGGGCATATCCATCTACGCCTATATACGGCGACAACTTATGCCCTTTTGCATTATATATATTGCATTGTTCATCCACATAAAATCCTTTGTATTCTTTTAACATTCGTCATATTACAAAGCTTGTATATGCGTCTTGGCACAGGATAGTTCAAGTCTAAGTTTCACCCCGAAAGTCCCCTGTTAGCACATTACTTGACTGTCATTTCCTACAGTTCCTATTCGTGTAATGCACACCATTTTGATTTATGTTCACGGAGTTTTAGATGAGCCATTTAACCCATCGAAGGGAAACAATTTCCTTCTTTTAGCTTTTTCATCACCTTTTCAGATATATAATCTGGAACAAGTCGTTTAGCTGAACATTTTGCGGCAAGCTCCGTAAGATACCAATACTTGCTGTCCTCTGTTATGTTATCCTCCTCAAGCACATAAATAAGCTTTGGAAACGCAGGTGTAATCCATACACCCTTTTCATTTTTTACGCCCTTGTGACGCTGTTTGAGTGTTTCTTCAATAATCATGGCGAGGTCGTGCTTTTCTTGCTCATTGTTAGCTTCATTAAGATACATAAACACTGTGATAAAAGGAGCTTGTCCATTAGTTGTTAAAAGTGTTTCTACTTGATATTGGATTGTCTGAACACCTTTGTTGATTTCCTTCTGAAGTCTTTCTTCGGCTATCTCGGCAATTTTATTTTCGTCAGTTTCAAATCCACACTGACTCCACTCTCTTCTCAATTCATCTTTAATGTGCTGTCGGCTAATATTCACAAACGGTGCGAGAGCAGTAAGACTGATACTCTGTCCACCATATTGACTACTGGCAACCTGAGCTATAATCTGTGTTGCAATTGTGCAAGCCGTTGAAAAACTGTGTGGTTTCTCAATCATAGTGCCACTGATAACCGTTCCGTTCTGGAGCATATCATCAAGATTACACAGGCAGCAATTATAAGTGTGTTGTGCAAAATAATCCTTGTCGTGGAAATGAATAATTCCTTCTCTGTCAGCCTCAACAATATCTTGAGGAAGTAAGACTCTATCCGTCAAATCTTTACTGACCTCTCCTGCCATATAGTCACGCTGGGTAGGAATGATAGTGGGATTTTTATTTGAGTTTTCCTGTTTGATGTTCTCATTGCTTAAATCAATCAGTGAAAGGATTGTATCGTCAGTAGTGTTCTTCTTACGGATTAAACTCTGCTTGTATCGGTAAAGTGTGTATCTTTTTGCCAAAGAGAAACAACCGTATTTATCTATGTATTCTTCAATTAAATCCTGTATATCTTCAACTGAATAAATTCGCTTACTTCGTCTGAGCTTATCATAAATTCTTGTAGCAATATTTTTAATTTCATCATCAGACAATGTTTTTTCGTGGTTCTGAAGGGATTCGCTATTTGCTTTTCCAATTGCAGAAATAATCTTATTGCGGTCAAAATCAACTTCTCGACCATCTCTTTTAATTACTTTCATACCTGTCACCCATTCTTCCTGAGAATATCACCAAATGTAAGATGACTAAAGTCAAGCAGGTTATGACAATTGTTACAAGGTGTGCTTACTGGACTTCTATCCTTAAGTGTGATGTTATTTACAGATTTGCAGAAAGGATATTTGGTGAGAATCTGCACACCACGTATATTCATAAAACTCCCTGCAAAAGGATCAATAACATTATGAGCTATATATGTACGAATAATATTGTCCTCATTTATGTATGCACTTTTAGTGTTCTCGCATGTATTGTCATATTTATGCATAACTGGTGTTGTTGGTACAGGCATCTTATCGCTACTAACTTTATTTGTCTTTATTCCATCAATCAAACCTTTGACATAATCATAACCTTCAACTTTGTGTGGATTATCTTCTGCGTTTGTCACAAATAAAACATCAATTTTATGTGCGTTTGCGTACTCAATTTCCTTGATAACACCTGTTGAATCGTACCATGTTTCGCCTGTCACCCATATTTCATCACATTCGGCAAGCTGATATAGACAAAGTTCAAGCCCATCTTCATAAGACATATCGTTGTACAGAAAGCTAAACATATGTAACGGTGAAATAAACATATAATTCGGATGTTTCTTTTGCTGTGTTTTAATTATTTCTTCAACCTCTTTGAGATTGTTTTTGTTACCACCGTATTTGTGGCTGACATACACTGTTTTTTCAAATTGTTTCATTCAATTCCTCCTATTTATTTTTTACTATCAGCAAATTCAAAGCATACGCATCACCTCCTTTTATTGTTACCTTTAACCCTGTATTAGTCTTTATTTTTGATTGTAATTCGCAACTCTACTGTTTTACCATCCTTTAAATCCCATTCATACCCACTTGAGATTTGCTTTGGGGAAGAAAATCCACCCAACAATTTATCTACCATATAATCTCTAACAGCTCCAATTGCTTCATCTGTAACTTCAGATTTGTTTTGCCACATATATTTGTTTTTATGATTTAATGTGCCAGCGTATATGCCAAAAGCACCACAACCAACATGATATTCTGCCATTTAAGTTCTCCTTTTTGTTGATTTTTAAACTTCATATCTGTTAATCTCTTTAGCTGTCAATCCATATCACGCTCCTTTTTTTTCTGCAATAAGGTTTAAGCCTTTGTAACAATCATCGCATAGCTGTATTTTAATTTTTCTCTTACTTTTGACAAGAGTTTTAATCCGAGTAAAGTATTCAGTATCAATCTCTACATAAAACTCCTTCATTTTAACTGTGTACGGATCTGCGATAACTTTGTTACAACTATCACACTGATAAACTCTCATTTACTTTCACATCCTTGTAAAACTCATATCTGTTATCTTTGTTTTCAGCTTTTATTGCAATCGCTAAATCTCTTGTGCTTATTTCGTCTACACTGTCAATACTTTCCATTAATCTGTCAATTAATAAAATTTTTTCACCGTTTGCAACTGCATCAAGAACATCAGAACTACAAACTGCTTCGTACTTCCTCATTTTTTACACCTCTTTCATTAATTCTCTTTGAGAAAAAAACTCCGCTATCAACATACTTCTCAAGGCTATCTCTTGTCATCACTCTTCACAGTCCTCAACAGTTTGATTCCAACATTCAATGCAGTTACGGTCTTTTCTGCAATCATCTTTGTTCATTAGTCCTAAATGATATGGACATACGCCTTTGGTTATTCCAGTATCATAAAGCTGGACATTTGGATAATGCTTCAAGAAGTCCGTAAGATATGTCTTTGGTGGATGCTCATTGCTCCACTTCTGAACTATTTCAACAGCCCTTTCAGGGTGTTTTAATTCTAATTGCATGCATGAAACATCTTCACCACTATTTTTTTTATCTAACGGACAATGCTCACATCTAATTCTGCAAAATCCTGATTCATATGCTTTCGTCATCCTCAATTTTTCGGCGAAATAATTTTCTGTTTTTGAGCAATCAATCATTTAATTCACCTCTATTAACTTCATTGTATTTTCTCTTTGTTATATTTTGCCTGTCCTTCTACAAACTTGTTCACCCATTCTGTAGTTTCTGGCATTGTTTTGAGTAAGAACACACAGTCTTTAACATCTTCCTCAGTGCGATTTGAGATTACATAGTCAACTTTTTCTTCAATATTTTTAAACTCTTTACGGTCGTTTATAATACGCTCCATAGCTTTTACAGTTCCCGTTTTGCTGTCTTTATACCTTTTCTTCATTCTTAAGAATCTTTCAACAGCAGGACAATCTATCAGTATAGATTCAATTAGTTTATCGCCTTTGTAATTATTCTTGAAATCTTCAAGTCCTCTCGGATCAATTATGTAAAAATCAGCGTCATCAATTTGCTGTTGCGTTGCACAATATCTGTAACCCTTAAATTCGGTATAAGCCACGATATTGGTTAGTTTATCAAACTCCTCATCTGTCACAAAAATATGTGAGTTTGGAGATTCATTATCTCTTCTTGGTCGTGTCGTATAAGACACAACCTTTTTGCGGTTATATTCCTTACAAACTTTGTCTACTAAGTAATCCTTGCCAGAGCCCGAAGCTCCGAGAACTAATACAATTGATTTAACAGTCATTATTATCTCCTTTTAGTAACTGCTGAAATAAACATTATCTACCACTGCATACGGTGCTCCAAATGAATGATAACAACTCATTCTGAACGCTTTGACATTATAATCTCTGTCACCACTCAATATCCTTTGAGCAACCGAATAAGACAACTCACTCGGATCTCTTGTGTAAAGAATACCTGCCACATTGAATGTATTATAATCAAAAGCTACTGCCCTCAGTCCACCGTTACTGTCAGCTAAATTCATTGCCGTTGAACCTACCAACCACTGACAATACTCGCTACAATTACCCGCTTCGCAATAAATTACTCTTGCCAATAAATCTACCTCATCTGACGATGTGTTATATGTATTATTTGATTTTGTAATGTTTTTTGTTTCTGCTTGAACTTCGACTTTTTCTGTTGGAGGTTCTGTATGGGGAGAGGTTGTTTTAACCTTCTTCTTGTCTTTTTTAGTTTTCTCAGTTGGTTTTACTGTTGTTGGTTCTGTTGTGACATGCATGGTTGTAGGTTGCGTTGTTGGTTTGGCTACCGTATCTTTAGTGGCTGTATCTCGTGTTGCAGTGTCAGGGGTGGAGATGTTTGGTTCTCCACAAGCCGAAAAGCCAAACATCATACCTAACATTACCCATAAACTTGCTATCTTCTTACCAAATCGGATATAATCACCCTTCCTTAATTTCCCATTTTCTAAATTTATCCACATAATCATCAGTGAAAAAACCTCTGATAATAAGTGTTTGTGGCTTATTTGTGTCTATAAGCATTAATCCAAGTAGACTTTTACCGGACAACACTTCCTTGCCTTGTGCTACCTCAATAATGCCACTCATTAATTCATCTGCTATGTGAAGAAAATCGTCAAAATCATCTCGCTGAAGCTGAATGTGTAACATTACTGTTCTATGTATTTTGTTTTCCATAGCTTACTCCATAACCGAGCCTACTGCCCACTTGCTAATTACTGAGTAAATGTCCTTGTCGCACACACAAGTAATGGTATTCCAATCAACATTATGTGCTGCTTTGGTTTTTGCTCTTTCAACACCGTTTGCAAGAACAAGACTTGCAAGAAATGATTTACCACTGATAGACCAATCTTTGCCGTTTTCGTCTTTACCGATAAGAGTTACTTCTTCGTCAATCTGACTTACAGCCTCTGTAAAATCAGACACATCCTTAAGTGTAACAAGTTCAATTTTTTGCCTCATTCAATCACCTTTCTTAATTTAGCAATTTATATTTTGTTAAATTCCAATACCCCTTTTTATCTTTGTAAATACCATCTAAAGGCACATAAATTACATCATATTGTTTCAATGGCAATGATGCAAAAAGATAGTGTTTTAATGTTAAACTTCCTTCTTTTCCGGTACCAACCGAACGATACGAAATTCTTTTTGCAAATTCCTCGTTAGTTTGTTTGTTTTTAAGAGGGTAGACATTCTTTACGAGCAGTTTCTGCCTATCTTCAGCTTTGTGTGTGGTTAAATCAATATACCCCAAATATTCTTCCTGTGTTTGAATAATGCGTTTATAATTCCAAGCCTTGAAATTCATTTGATTTGCAATAGTTTCGATGCCATTTAGTATGTTATCTATGTTTTGAATAGTGAACGATTCTTTAATAGTGTTATCTTTCTTTAAGTCTGTACTATTATTTTTTACTATGTCGTACAATTCAAAATGCTCTGTTTGTAATACGGACTTCTTAATATTCTTGCGAAATCCCTTGCCGGTAGACGCTCTAAAGAATTGATAAGTTGCAAGTATGTATAATAGTTTCGATTGAATTCCGTAGTGGTCGAAGAAACCTATTTTAATTAAAATTTCTATTTTAGATAGTCCCACAGAAGTCTCTTGGTCGGAGAGACGAATTACATCTATAAAACTGGTCGGCTGTTGGTTGTAAACTTTAAAAAGTTCTGTGGCGACCTCTTCAGATAAAAACTTAACTGAACCAATACCTTTTGCAATTGCGTGAAGGTCTTTGTTAAAATAATAGCTTCCTAACGAAATTCCGAATTTAGGTAATGTAATTTCAATATCTTTTGCTTTAGCAGCTTTTTCTCCCGTCTGTATTTGTTCATCATTCTTTGCACAGTTTAAATATGCTGTGCAAAACTCATACGGATAATAGTAGTAATAATAAGCACACAAATAACTAATCATACAGTATCCAATGGCGTGATTCATACCAAATTGATAACTGGCACTGTCTTGAATAATCTGAAGAAACTCTTTAGCTTCCAGTTCTGCAACATTTCTTGGAGAATTTGATTTATGACAATAACCTTCAAGTATTGACGGCAATGCTTTAGCCAATCTCTTTTCATCTTTATGTCCGATTGCTCTACGCACATTGTCAGCTTCGCTGCCCGACAGTCCGCATATTTCTTGAAGAAACTTAATTGTGTCCTCTTGAAATATTAAATATCCATTGTTTTTATTAAGCAGTTTATCTATAACCTCTGACGGATTTTTATGAGGTATATGCTTAAATAGTTCCTCTCTGTAAGAAGAACCTGATGGTCTAATAGCAGCCGTGACTATTGCCATATCCAAAATACTTTTAGGCTTATATTTTTTTAAACAATCTATAGCAAATGGAGACTCAAACTGAAAAATAGAACCTGTAGTTTCTAACATACTTTCCCATACATTTTGATCATCCCAATCAATCTCGTGAGATTTTGGATAAGGTAAATGAGCGAATTTGCAAGTTTCACTAATAACTTGCACTGTCTTTAATACAAGCAAATCATACTTGGTCAACCCTACATCATGAATTTCATCCATATCAATCTGAAGAGTACAGTAGCCATCTTTCTCGAACACACCGTAATTGTCAGCTAAAGTAATTGGACTAATAACAATTCCTGCTGGATGTACCGACTGTGCATGCTTAATACCTAACAAGCCATCATAGTAATAAAACAATTTCGGATACTTTTGTCTTGCTAAATCAGGATCGGTGTTAAAACATTGCTTAATTTCTTTGACTTTTTGAATAGAATATTCACACTCACTAAAATCGGTTTTTGGATGGCTTAATTCCCAATTAAGTCGAAATGCTTGTCCTATCAGATCAATAGCAGCCAAATCTTTCAGTGTCGAATATGTAGGGACTCTGGCTGTTTTTGTTTTACCGAATTTATCTATAATATACTCAAACATTTCTGGTCTATCCGATTCTACAACATCAACATCGATATCTCCTACTTCTACTCTGTCTTCATTACAGAATCGAGAAAATACTGTACCCCATTTTTCAGGGTTTAGGTCAATAATATCGGTAACATACGCTGTTCTTGAGCCACCAACTGAACCTCTTGAAAAACCTATTGGTTTTCCTTGATTTCTAAAATGTGAGAGAATTTCACTCATTGAAAGCATAAAACCCGACATACCTACTTTCTTAAAGACTCTCAGTTCTTCAGGTATTGCTTTATCAAATCTATCCTTTTCTTCTGATGAAATAACGCCATTATCAAGCTTCTCTTGATATTTTTGATATACCAATGAAGTAAATTTTTGTTCGTCTTTTTCAGCACTGCCATACAAAATAGGGTACTTAATCGATGTATCAAGCATAAACTCTTCGACACTATCTGCCATAACATTGGTGTTGTTAATAGCCTCTATGTATAAAGAACTCGGTATTGCGTCCTGTGTTGCGAAAGCTTTCACTAATTCATCGTAAGACTTATACACTAAGTCCATCTTATCTTCGCCTTCGTAATGTTGTTTTTTAGCATCTAAGATTACTTGTCTACACTCTGCTTTATAAGAATTAACTGAGTGGGCGTCTGTTGCAGCTATTAGCGGAATATGATATTTCTCAGACAGATATGCTAAATGTCTATTGTATTCAATTTGTTCTTTGCAATTGTGTGGTTGAATTTCGAGATAATCATACCCTTTAACTAATTGTTCATACCATGTATCTTCTACAGGTAATTTATTTAAAGGAGAAGCAAGACAGGCACTTGTTTTGATAATGTTGTCAGACAGCGAAAGAAACTCTTCAAACGAGATTCTGCCAACATAATAAAAATGATTTTTGTCAGTTCTTGACAAACTTATAAGCCGGTTGAGTTCCTTAACGCCTTCATAGTTTTTCGCAATAAGAACTGTATGATAATTGTCTCGGATTTTGTCTGTATGATTTTTTGTTAAGTAACACTCAACTGCATGTATATACTTAATACCTTTTAAGTCACAATACATTTTCTTCTTAACCCAACCTTGTATATTGCCGTGTTCCGAAAATGCAATTGCATGCTGTCCCAACTCTACTGCTTTATCAACATAATCTTTGTAATTGGTAGCACTGTCTTTAAGAGAATAGTCTGTATGTATATGGTAAGCAACATAATTGTCGATAATATTAATCTTCCTTTCCGAACACTTCACTTGTCTCGTTTGGATGCGGGAAAGGAATAGACTCTGTGTACTTATTCTTATCCCATGCGTATTGTTTTCCAAACTCCATTTCGTTGGTGTAAAATCTACGAGATGGCGGATCGTACCACATTGGAATTGATAAATTCTCCTGTCCTCTCATCCTGTCTTTCAAAACATCCAATATAACATCATAATTTTTAACTAATTCGTCACCAGTTTGCTTTTCATTGGGCTTCACTCTATATAACGAGAAACTTCGATGAGCGAGATCTAACATACCTCCAGAACCACCAATATCATATTTACAAAGGCGAGTAACCTGCTGTCCTTTTCGTGGATGAATAACCAAAATAATAACAACTTGAAATGTGGCTGCAAATTTGGTCAACCAAGACATGAATGCGTTTTGTGTTTCGTTTTTATTGTTGTCGGTAGCTCCAAGATTGATGACCGTAAGATTGTCCAATATGAGCATTTTACAGCCATACTTCCTAACACAATCCTCCATTGATTTTTTGATATTATCGACTGAGTTGTCATAATCGTCTTTATAAATATAAAGGCGATTTTTATAATATCCATCAATTTTGGTACGAGCACTTTTACTAACTTTGTAATATACACTTCCTTTACTGTCATGAAACTGATCGATATTATGTCTACCTGCAAATATAAAATCAATCCAGTTTTTCATCATCGAATTAGGCAGCTCTTTAGAATACAACCAAACAGACTTTTGTTGGTCAAGTGATTGACATATAAACTGTGACAGTAAAGATGATTTACCACTGCCATTAGTACCCGTCAGAATCGTAACTGTGCCATAAAACATTTTCATTAGCTTATTGTCTAACTCTGTAATGCCAGTATAAATACCGTCAATTTGAGAAAGGTCAACATCTTCAATGTCTGAAAAGTCAATAACGCTATCGACAGGCGAATCTTTTGCATCCAGTATAAGTTTTAGCACATATTCTTTTCCAAACCAATACAATGTCTCGTTGAGGTCACTAATAAAAGCTTGACTACCATCTGATTTTGTTACCTTTGTGGGCAACTGTACAATCTTTGTTCGCCAGTTTCCGAGTCTACTTGAAACCTCTTTAATCATTTTTTGTCCCGCTTCATCATTATCTGCACATACAATAATATCGGTGAATTGTTCTAACCAGTCCCAATTATGTTCAATCCAATGAAAGTTTCCAGCCCCAAGCGGGACACTAACTGCATTAGTGAATCCCGCTTCTATAGCCGAAGCACAATCAATTTCTCCTTCACATATTAGCAAAGGACTGTCAACATTAACACGATTCATATTGAACAATATTGGACTTGTATCTGCATCTTTTTGACACCATGTTTTTACTTCGCCTTTGCTTTTATCTATCTTATGGCTTGGTCGGTATTTAACCAAAGTAAGCACATCGTTCGTGTCGTAATAGTTAAACACTATATTTCCATGAGAGTCTTGTCTAATATCGCAATAGTCAATTGTGCTTGGTGATATTTTTCGTAAACCTAAGTATTCTTCGATTTTGTTCTTTGAGTGACATTCTACAGGTTTTGGGTATCGGTACTGGGTTTTAGTCTTTACGCCCATCTCTCCAAACGCATATTTAATGCCTGCTTTTTCAAATAAATACTGAACTGCTTCCAAATATGTATGTCCTTTAATCATATAAGCATCAATAATGTCAGTCGATATACCACATCCGAAACAATGAAAATTATATGTTTTAGGATTGTAAATCCAACTTGGAGTATCTTCCTCGTGGAAAGGGCAACATGCTCTCAAACGACTCTCATCAAAATTTTCAACTTCCAAAATTTGAGCTATTTCAAAAGCATTCTTCTCTCCTAATTTCTCTTTTGCTTTATGAATTTTGTCCTTTTCAATAAGCAAACATAATCACTCCTCAAGAAAATCAAAATCGTCCTCTTCAGTATAGCTTTTAGAACGCTCACAAAACGCCCGTACCGAACAAAGGTTGTTACAAAAGAAATCATCACACTTGTAATTATTGATATTTTTGTCTTTAGCAGCGTACTGCACGAACACTTTATCTAACCAGCATTCTTCTTCAAGAATTTCATTTATGGAAGCCTCAGCCCAAGACAAAGCTTTCTCGTATTCACTCTTATTGAAATCTACGCTTTTCATTTCTCCGAGCTTAAACATATTAAAAATCAATTTTGTGGGATATGTGTGATATGTTTCGTATATGTATTTGGAATACAGGTACAACTGAAAAAGATACTTCCGTAATTCTTGCTCGTTCTTAAAAGCTCCTTTGCTTTTGTGGTCGCAGATAATATACTCGCCATTCTTCTCAAGTATTAAGTCGATAACACCAACAAAGTTATACTCGCCAATTTTGGTTTTAATCTTCTGTTCAACACCGACTACTTGATATTCAGAAAAAACATCCTCAAAACCTCGAAAATATTCAAGACCTATTTGGTAATACTTCTTATTCATATCAACATAGCGATTTTTAGGGAAATCAGATAAAACCGTTCTTTTATAAGCATTTTTGTACCGCTCTTCAAGATCGAAAATGCTACTTTGACCTTTGTAATAACTTTCTAACAATTTGTGACATAAAGAACCCCATTGACTAAAAGCGTTTTCTTCTTGGGGCTTCCTATCAATATATGATAAGAAGAACATACGAGGACAAGTCTGATAAGAATTTATACTGGAAAACGACCAGTACCGATTTTTTAATTGTTTTAAGTTAATCAAAATGGTAACTCGTCCTCTGTTTCAGATGTAGTAGATTCTGCCTTTGACGGCGTAGTTATATTTGCGTCATCACCACTTTCGTCACGCTTGTCGTCACAAAACTCTGCATCCTGTATCATAATTTCTACAACCTGACGCTTCTCTTTTTTTTCTGTTTCGTATGTGCGAGAAGTCAGTTTACCATCAATTCCAATCTTTCTTCCTTTTGAAAAATACTTACAAATAAATTCTGCAACACTTCCCCATGCCACACAGTTAAAAAAGTAATCATCGTTGTCTTTGCCATAAGACCTTACTGCAATTCTAAAATTAACAACCGACTTTCCATTGGTTGTTGTTTTAAGTTCGAGTTCGGTTACAATTCTTCCAATTTCACATACTTTATTCATACTAAACCTCCCATTGTTCAAGTCGCTCAAGCACAATTTTTAGTGTCTCTATATCTGTAATTTTGGTCGGATTTTGATGTCCTGACATATCTGCAATAGAAGCATATAATTTTTTGCTATCAACGCCTTTGGATACCAGTTCTTTACAAATAGACACTACTTTGCCTTTAAGCACATCTAAATCAGATACTTTCTTAGCTTTGGTACGCTTTGCTTCATCGCTCAATTCTTCGCCATACCAAAGATTCAAACCAAGACCAAATAATGCTGCGTTTTTTGTTAGGCATCTCTTAATAGCTTTGTTTACCATCGTAGATTCTACTTGATCGGCTGATACAGACTTATTACGGTTATCCATAATAGCCAACTGCTCTTCTTGAGTTTCCCCATTAATGGATAATAATGTTTCAACCCAACAGGTTTTTCCGTCAGTATGATAAAGATTACCATTATCGTCTCTAACTACGGTATATGACGACCTTGGAAAATACTCTTTTATGTATGCCCATGCAGACGCCCATGGTAAATAATTCATACCATTTTTAGGCTTGACCTTGCCAGACACATCAATTGATGATAATGTTTGATAAATTGACTTGTTGTCAGAAATAATAATTCCCCCTATATATTAATTTTTTGTTAATTTAGCACAATCATAAGCACCACCTCCTTACAGTTTTATACTTTCTAATATGCAAAACTGACTTAATGATTATTTTTTAAAGGCGAGCTGTACCGCCTTTAAAAATCTTTATTAAACTTTACATAAGTGAATAATACTTATCCTTCCATGCAGTGTATTCCGCCTGTATAGTTTTTAGTTTATCTTGAAAATAAACATCTGTTTCCCCATCGTGTTCGGTATAACTCCGAGAACGCATTAGTTCAGCAAATGTAGGTATGAACCCCTGTTGTTCCAATATGTACTGTCTGTAAAACACTCCACTTTTATATAACGAACCATAAGATAATAATTTCGACAAACGATATGGTTTTGATTTGCGGGTTACACGAGTTCTTAAATATTCTACTGTTATATTGTTAAGACGAGTTGTACCTCTTAACAATTCACAACCTTGAACCCTGTCGAATTTACGAACAATACCATTCCTTGTTGTAGTGGTTAAACATTTCAAAGAACACAATTTGTTGATCGTTATATAAGCTTCAGTTGGAATCTCGTAGAGCGTGCTATTGTATGCAATAATTTTCTTTTCGTTATTGTTATCTATAGATACATGATTGCTTGTAATCTTTATCGTGTCTTCTTTTGGGATGCCCATATAAGCCATCCAGACAAATCCTCTCGACAACAAATCAACATTATCTTCTATTTCCGGTGGAAATACAGCATTGAGTTGAAATTGTAAGTGTTGTGGAGACGAAACCAATACTGTATTAGCATTAATATCCATAGCCTGCAACACATATGAGGATATGTTTGTATCACAAATATGATTCTTATACGCCCAATCTAAGTAACTCCTTAACATCGTGGCATCTCGTTTCCGTGAACCATATGTTTTACTACCTGCTATTTTAACCTGAACTTTCTGAAGATTTTCTTCTGTGAACCGTGAAATGTCTTTTTCAGATTCTTGTTCAAAAATTTCTATACTATTAAACAATGCCGTCGCTAACAGTATATTTTGTTTCGACGATAATGTCGATACAAAAGCCATTTTCGTAGTCTCATTATACATATCATCAGCACCTCGAATAAAATTATATATGTATAATGTATCACATTTGGCATTATTTGTAAACAGAAACAATCGCTGAAAAGTTACATATTAACGCATTTCTCTTTGCACTTCACGATTCCATTCGCAAAAATCATAATACTCCCATCCTTCGATAATGGCAATCTTTTTTATTATATCGTAATCATCATAATAAGTAACACCTGCATCATCTAATATCTGCTGATATTCCTCTCTTTTGCGTCCTCGTTCCGATGTATAATACCCAAACAAAGCGTCTTCAATTTCGGACTGTCTTTCTTTATTGTATCTATGTCTGGAATTCACTCGATCTTTAGCCCATTCGGATTTTGAATGATGCAAAGTGGTCTTCAAACCTTCCGTCACTGTTGCCAAACCAACCAATAATAATTCTCCTATCATATATAACACCTCTTCTTATTTAAGTTTTATCCATATATATCCTACTACCAAAACAACTAAGCAGAGGATTAATTGACCAAAAGTCACGCCATCACCAACCTTTTGTCTGCAAAATCTTGACTTTTCTCCCAAACATGCAGTAGTTCATCAAATGACAAATACGCAATTGCAGAAGAAGCAAGTAAATTTGCTTCTGTGATGCGAGTCATATGATATGAACTGAGTTTTGTAAGTTTTTTGGAGATTCGATCTTTAGAAATAGATATTGGGTTTTCACACAATACTATGCTGTCATACCTAAGACCAGAATTCTTGCTACTAATATACACATGCGTAGGCTGAGATGTCTTTTTTATCGAAGTAGTCAAAGGAAGAACAACAACATTAGGACTGTATTTATTACCAACATCATTTTGAAAAATTACACCCGGTCTTATTCCGCCCTGTGTGTGTCCATCTTGTGGAAAATCTATGAGATATACTTCGCCAATCTTTGGCTTGATTCCTAACATTCAAGCCCTCCTTTCTGGATTTCTTGGCTTTATTATATCACACAGTTCGTAAATGTCAAGTTCGTTTTGCGTATTTGTATGCTAAATATTTATCGCCATTGTTAAGCACAATTAGCAATTTTGCACAATTAATATCTATGTATCTTACTCCTGCAAACACTACACTGCTGCTTACATGTTCTTTTTGATTACTGAATTGTATTACTCTATCATTCAATATCGACCATTTTACCGTATCATATTTTTTGTCGTTGAACACAAAATAATAGTTTTTCAGTACACTCTCCCAATCTTTTAATGCAACTATCATACACATCACCCTTGTATTTAGAACATCCGTTCGATTATTTATTATAACAAGAGAATAAGCTATTGTCAATAGAGTTTGTTATATTGTGCAATTACATCACCTACTAAGTAAATATACTTATCCACCTCTTCAATTGTAGTTCAAATTATTCATATGTGTTCATTCGCCTTTCATTATTATTGTAAATTTTTTCTTTATTATAATCAACCCACAAAATATGGAAATAACATTGACAAAATTTTCCCAATAGTGTATCATCATATTAGGCTTTGAAAATGGGTAGGCTAACGCTGACCATCTTTCGATAGCTTACTTGGTATAGACATCACCAGATTTTCGCAGGTCGAAGTGATGTCTATTTTTTATGTATAAAACCTTTGTTTTAAACATCTTCCGATACATAATGTTCGTACCGTAGTCTATTTAACAATTCTTCAAGCGTAATTGATAGGGCATATTCTTTGTCTGTCATACCGCCTATAATAGATTTTTTAAGACTAAATCTGCTTACTATCTGTATGTCAGGCGAATTTGCAACAGAGCGAGACGAAATAATAACATAACATTTCAAATCTTTACCATAGAGCCGAATATCATTTTCGACTCTTTCTATCATCTCGGTATGATTAACTTCGATTGGTTTATCGTTATTGTCAAACCACGGCATTTAATACCCTCCTTATTACCGTCTGAGCATAAGCATCAGTTTTAGCTTTCTCGTCAACATATTCCACCTCGGAATTAGCAAGATTGATTTTCGCAATCACTTTACCCTCTTCGTTGGAACTTGTTGTTCTCCAAGCGTCAATATACATTATATTTTTATCATAATCAATGAAGTTGCTTCTGATTTCTCTATATTGGCTTTTCATAAAACTACATTCCTCCTTATGACGAATCTGTTCTAAAACAAGAATTTTATTTATATTCTGCCTTTATTTCTTCAAACCTCTTCATAATTTGTTGCCACACCTTTTCGCCGTAGATGTTTTCCAATAAAGGGCGTGTGTGAAATAACGAAATTATCACATATACACCCCAAGCATTAGCATCAACTTCCTCAAATTGCATTGCATAGGATGTTAGATTGTTTTCTTGTGATGGATTGTAGTTATCTACATTAAACTGTCCATTTTTCACCTGCCACAAATGTCTCATTTCGTGTGATATCACCCACCATATTTCTACGGGGCTTTCCCATACGGTGTCGATATTAATAGCTATTACATTTTTGTCAGGATTAATGCCTGCTTTCGTGGTTGATGTGGCGAATTTATTTGGTGATTCATATGTAACTGTAGGTTGTTTTAATTTAAGTGTCTCACAATTGAATGCAATAACAGAATCAATAACTTTGCAAAATGATTTATTCATTGTATATTTACCCCTTACCGCAACCTGATGTCAAATGACAGAGAATAGAATTCATTTGGAATGTCCATTGTGAAGAAGTATTCGTCATCAATGTTGCCTACTTCGTCAACAGAGTACAAATATTGTTCAAGGGCTAACATCGGAGCAGAGAATGTGATTTCCTGCCCGATTGTATCGCCGAGACAATCCTGTTTCACATATTCTATGTTATGAATTCTGTATTTACCTTCTTTCAGTTGGCTCTCAATAAAAGCGACCGCATCTTCTCTTGTGTCGAAAATCTTGTACGGACAATCATAATTTGAAGGGTTACAATTGTTTTCCTCCGAGTCTGTGAAAAAATATTCAGCCATCTTTCGACCGTCAAAGTGATAAAGCCCATTACATTCTTCAATCTCATCATTGTAAAGTAATATCTTATCGCACATTGCTTTGTTGCAATACACCATAAACTGTTCCTTGTAGATGAATAATCTGCAAGTTGGGTTTTCTTTTTCGAGGTTCTTTTTAGTTTCAACTGCCTCGTCATAAGTAAGGCATTTATTGTCGAAAACATATTCTGTATCTGTTGCGATTCTGTACATAGTGTTTTCTCCTTTTTGTTTTTTATTTTGCGTTTACCTATCGGGATTGTGACCGTCTGCACTCCCCACCCTTTCAGGTGGTCACTCTGCGTTAGAAATAGCAAATTTCATTCTTTTCATTTATATATCTTTCGTGCGTTATTCTTGCAATCTCTAAACCTGTGAAAACAATCTGTAAAGGGTGTAGCCCTGCTTCTTTTTTACCATTGGTGAAATCTGCGTATTTTCTTCTTGTGCCAAAATTATCATTTTTTACGATAATATCACCTCTACTATCGCCGAAATTAATAACTACGGCTTTCACGAACTTATTTACATTTTTGTGATTTTCTTCTACATCAAATACATTTTTATAGATTTTTGTTGTCAATTCTTTTTTCATTTTGTTCTTTTCCTTTCAGAACTACATTTTACCAAACCAGCATACTCATATGTCAATCATTATATCCGTAAACCACATCATAATAACTTGTCTGCGGTTCAATCAACCAATCAAAAGCCAAGCAATTTAACGCCCTAACACACAAATCAGTAGTCGAAAAATATTTTTCTGTTTTAATACATTTGTCATACAACCAATAATCCATTGTATTGTGTATCAAATCAATGTTTGTTTGGATTTCAAACCGTTCATCTTCTGTTGTTATATAGGCAATACCGATACATTCAAGGTTTGAAAAGTCAACATTCTCTGTTCCATATTCTTCTTCGCAAAAATCAGTTATCAACCGTTTTGCATCGTCAATTGTATATTGTCTCATTTTGTATTCTCCTTTATTATATCATAATATCAACAATATTTCAAGTGAAACTCGCTAATATTTTATTATTTTCCACAATGTTAAGCCAATCTATCGGTTCTTTTGTTCTCCTGTTTGTGAGTAAACCTTTTCTCAGCAAGGGCAATAATGTATTGAGATGAGTTTTGGCTTCGATATATGTTCCAAACAATCCGTAGGGTACATATGTGTCAGCATCTTCATTATAACCATTAACACTAAATATGCTCTCTATCTTGTCCACTTTACGCACTCCTTTTTCTTTATCGGCATTAAAATACCGTCACCCCTATCTGAAAAGAAATATATTGGACTTGTTTCCCATTTATCTTCATTAATCTTAGCTGTCAAATTCTGCCAACCTAAAACCTTATAAATAAGCAACATATATTCAGAATTTACCATAGGCAGCCTTTCACCAAAATCGTAAACAATAGATTCATGTCCTCTACCTTTATATCTTTTAGGTTCATCATCTTTAGCGTTCTGTATGTAATCCTTTAAGTATTCTAAACTTAACAAATCTAACTGTTCAGTGTTTTGACAAGCCGACAAGAACAAATTATCAACATTGTCGAACGGAATGTTTGCCTCTGGAATAGACAAATGTTCATTTAATCTTATCACAATACAATTTGATACAATAATCTGCCGACCTTGCTTGTCATAGAAACAACCTGCATAGTCTTTTCTCGCTTTTGATATTAGTTTAATAATCTTATTGGCTGCACTTGTAGCACTTCTTAATTCTGTTTTGGTCATTATTACGCACTCCTTTTCAATTTTTTAATTACTCTCTCTAACATTCGCAGGCTTGTCTTGCGTTAGTCATAATCTTCGCACCATCCATTCATTTTAGCCCCACAGCAACGACAATACGCAGTGTTAAGGTCAATGTAAGGTTTATCGCCATCAAAATTCATTTCAAGCTCCACTCCACAATTTGAACAATGTGCTTCATAACAATTATAAGTTTCATCGAAACCATCCACAACCCATTGACCGCATTTTACTTCTTCAACATTATCTTCTATACATTCATTATCTAACCATTCATCAAAGCAAGGATAAATCATTCCACCTTTAAATCCTGTATCTTCAAATAAATCAAGTGCATCCCAAATATCAAGAGTGTTATCGTAAAGACAACCTTTAAACACTGGCTCTTTGGCTTGTAACTTCTCATAACAATCGTTAATTTTACTTAAAAAGTCTATTAGAGAATAACCATGTTCAGCCATCCACTTTAATTTAAATGTCTCATATCTCTTTCTGTCTCGCTTTTCCTGTGTTTTCTCATCCTTAGTCATTCTGCATACATCCTTTCCTTGTTATCCTCTGTCCAATCACTTTCCCAATCTTCGTCTATAAAAGAATCCCAATTATTATATTCTGTTTCAAGTTCTGGAGAAGTTTTAATATGATTGACAACTTCTGTAATTAACATTTTCAAATGCTCTTCATAATCACAATCAGAGTCTTTCATTTTATCAATTATTTTCTTAACTTTTGCACCAGCCATTGCCCACAGATAATGAGCAGGTTTATTACAAGTTTCTTTTCCGTACCCTTTGTTAATCATATCTCCGTCATTATAATATCTGTTATAAATGCGTGCGGTAGCCCTTAATAGTTCCCCAGCAACAGTACATGCTTTTCCTTCTTGTGACACATATTTAATATAAAGTACATCAAAAAAGGTTATTTTATCTCTGTTTGACATATTTCATTCCTCCTTATTTCGTCAATGTATTTCTGTACAATCACAAAAATATCATAAATTTTGTCTTGACACCATGCCATATCTTCATATACATCTTTCATATCATAAGGTGCTCCATTGCTTCCGTGTCCATCTGAATCTAACCAAAGATATGTTTCAAAAGATACATCAAAATTATCGTAATAATCATAAATATTATTACAGAAACATTCAATATTATTCCCTTTCTCAATTGATAAATTACAATCCTGTCCTTCAGGTGAGAAAAAAGATAACTCCACATAAGCACTTTTGTCATCTTCAGATATTTTTATATCATCGCTTATAAGAATATCAATTAACTTATCTGGTAATTTATACATTGTTTATTCCTCCTTGTATAGTGCGATTTGTGTACACACACATTGCAGTTCATTTCAATTTCAACTGTATCTTTTGGTATATCAAGTGCTTTGCAAAGTGCAATCCAATCTCTTTCATTTTTAAAATCATCTTTCCATAGCATTAAACTTTTCATATTCAATCGTCCACCTCCTCATGGTCTTCCTGATAAATAAAATCCAATAAGCTGTCCACAGAACAATCGAATAACTCAGCAAAAGCTTCCAAAATAATATTTTCCGCTTTCTCGTCATCACGATGCCTATTCAATAAATCGTTGCACATTCCAATAGCGTCATCTACATCAAGACTTATTTTCTCTTTAAATTCACCATAGTCCATTACTTTCTCTCCTTAATTTCTTAATATAATGTTATATAAACAAGTTCGAGTTATAATCTCTGTTTGCCGTAATCAAATCATTATTATATAATTAATGCCATCTGAATCCATCTGAACCTTACAGTCTTGTTTCTTAAACCAATTTGCAACTTCTGGTGAGATTGTTCTCCCTACACCTAATTGCACCAAATCGTGCCAAACATATGGTATAGTTTCATATTGTACTAAAGTTAATTTATTTTTTTTCATATCCATAGCATTATCAATTGATTTCCATTTTATAAAGATTGCTTCTGTTTTTTATTAGCTCTATACTTTTTGCCGTCATACCATTTATATAACATTTTTGCACCTCATTTATGAATATAACTATTAAACAATCTTAAAAGTAATTACTTACAGATACACTTTACGCAACTCCATATCTGATAATCCGATTGTTCCATCAAGAAGATTGCATAACATATTATATTGCTCATTCTCATTAGTAGCATTGTTTGAAACGAAATCAAGAATATTACTAATCAGTCGATAACTCTCACCAGTTATATTGAAGTTTTCTTCAATGTATAACAAAAACTCTGATTTATTCATTTATATTTCTCCTTAAAAGTGCCGTTTTAATCTTCTCTGAATATATATTCAAGTTCTTCATATCCAACCGGAATATCATCTTCAACGGATATTGTGCACCAAGCCCAACCGCCAACTTGATCTTTATTGATGCCATAATAATCTCCACCACCCAAACCGTTGCCTACGGCTGTCAATAACGGCAATGGATGTAAAATCCAACCATTATTATTACATCTTGCTTTATACTTGTCACAATCGAGATATGCTCCTATTGTATGATTAACAAGATACTTACCGTCAAGATACATTTCATCCTGATGTATGCTATGTTTTTCAACCTCATCTTCCCAAGCAAATTCAAAGAGTGTCTGGTTGATTTCTTTAGAATAATCACCTATCCACGCCACTTTACAGGGATTTTTATATAACAATTTTGCAATTGAAGAAACAAATGGATTATACCACCACGAATGTTCTGTCAATTTTGGCATTGTGTACTTGCCATCAACTTTTTTGTTGTATGTGATTATTGTATTTCTTATTCTTAATTACAACATTATAATACTGTCCCATAATCAAACCTCCTGTACATCTACAATTGTTTCAAGCACTTTGTACAATACTCTGTATCCTTCTGGATTATATGGATTTTGAGCTAATGCCAATAATCCAAGCAAACCGTCTTTACAGCCATTTATAACTTCTGTTGTAGGATTATCATATGCTAAATTACATAGTGCTTCAGCTATTTCTTCAGGATAGAATTCTGTTAAATCCATAATTAAACCTCCCTACACATTTTCTTTGCGGTTGGTACACCATACTCTTGAACAAGATTTCAAAGCACATCCAACCCTTGTATATCTATATGCAAAATTGCAACCAAATCTACAACACCTTGTAACCAAGCTTGTGCTGTTTCGTCTGCAATATTCATAAACTTTCCATATATCTTTTTGCCAGTATCGGATTCTAAAAGAACAGGCAAGCCTTTGGAATAAATTTCTTTCCTTATATATGGTTGTTTCTTTATGATACTTTTTGATCTCCCCATCTTATTACATAACCTTCTTCCGTTTTTTCTTTATACATGAGGTTCTGCAACATATTACTATCCACTCCAAAATGTTCATATAATTCATCGTCTGTCAAATCCTGATCCTTCATAAACAGATTCAATTTGTCTTTTACAAGAATCATTTTTAACAGATTACTTTCAATACTATTCTCATATGTTACAAAATACACTTGCTTGAATTCCGTTGAAGTATAACGAATAAAGCGGAAATAATACTGGCTCATACTGGAGTTGTTCCAGTGCAATTCTGGAATAATACACTTATTCACAAAATCAATATTCATACTTGCAGATAAGCTCTGCTGTGTGCTTATTAGAATTCCGTTTGTTGTTTCTTTTAACTCTTTAACAATTTTCTTTCTCTGTTGTAATGTAGTTTCATTTCCAGTAATCACAAATACAGGTCTGCCCGGAAATGCTTTTTTGATTTCCTTTGTATATGCATCTACTACTGAAATATGACGCACACCAATAGCAACTCTTTCATCAGAAAATTCGTCTAAAAGTGATAATACGGTTTTGAATTTTTCCGGCATTATTGACTGATTGTACTCTCTCAATGTCTGAGGCGCAGCGCAAATCTTCAAAAGTGCAAGCAACTGATTCAAAATTTTCAACATTGCATCTTTCCGGCTGTTTCCAGTTTTCGCAAACAGATATTCCATTTTATAGAACTCATCCAATGCAACCTTATACAGATGTTTCTCTTCTTCTCCCATTTCACAAGCAATCTGTATAATCTCATAAAGCTGTTTGCCAGTAATTTCTTCAAATGTGCGTGTGATAATCGTCTTATCAATCATCTGTTTCAAAATGTCTGCATTAAGAATATCTTGTGTGAACTGAGATACGCCAAATACAGTGATTTTCTCTGGAATATGACTCGCTGCAAATAACTTACTACCCTTACGATATGCTGGATATGGCTGTAAAAAATATTCATTTATCCGGTTTTCCAGTTCTCCATCTTTGTTGCGTTCCATAATATACTCACATTCAGACAGCATATTGATAGAATTGTTGTACAATAATTCAAACTGAGGATAAATTTCAGTGATATTATTCCTTGTGCTTGTACCCGTCATCAGTGTTTTATACTTCAGCCGGCGAAAAGCATTTAATACGGCTTTTGTCCGTTTACTATCCTGATTACTCATATTATCCGATTCGTCAAAAATCAAAACGGCTTTCTGGCAGATTGATTTTACATATCGCTTGATGAATTTATGATATTTACACATCATATTTAAAGTGATAATTACAAATTGACCTTCTTTGATATTTTGAATATCTGCAAGGTTTCCAATCATAACAAAATCAATACCGTACTGATCCAATACATCCTGCCAATTGTTCTTGATTGAGATTGCCGTACTCACAATAAATACATTTTTCACATGATCGTGCTGCAAACGATATTTACCTATTGCAATTCCGGCGAATGTTTTACCGCTTCCCTGTTCCCACTGTATGAAACTATATGGTTTCTGAATAAACAGATTCAGATCCGCTTTCTGAGCATTATTCAGCTTTATAGTTCTTTCATCATCCGTCAATGCGAACTCATCAAGCCACTTTGCTATTTTTTTGTTTGGTTGCATTTCAGAAAATGGCATATTCTGGATATCATACATCTTTCGCTTTTTATTCACGATCTTATCAATCCATTTTGACTGAAAATGCCCCATTGAAAAGCCTTGCAACACAACATCATTTATAGATGTAAAATCGCCATTATACTCAAATGTATAATTGTTTTTAATAATTCTACCAGTTCTATCAAGTTTTGGATTCTGTGAACATAATGCCATTTTTAAATGCTTAATAACATCTTTCGGCTTGATTTTAAGCTGTTCCCATTCGTCCCATTTGATATGATCCGGTTTTTTCTGTGTCTTATATCTATTGACATATTCACAACATTCTGCATACTGGCTGCATGTTTTTGGATTTCGTTTAATATCATATAGAAGTTTCTCTACCTTAAAGTTCCACGATTCATCGTCTTTACTATTTCTTACGGTTTCCAGAAAAATCTTGTTTTTAATCTGTTCTCTTTCTTCTGTAATAGGCTTTAAATACTGCTCCCATACTTCATCGGAAGTAATGCCGGAAAGTATCTCTGTACTATATGGAACTTCTTTCGTATATTCAGATTTTTTCTGAAAGAACACTATTTTGGTCTTGTAGTTCTCAACGCCCAAATGCTTAAAAGTATTCTTGTCAAGTTCTACTTGGCAGATAAAATTAAAATGCTCATTCATTCCGTTAATCATGCCACCATCAGAGAAACTATCAGCACAAAACGACATAGGTACGATAATAGCCATAACTCCGGCTGGCTTTAACAGTTCCGCAGCTTTCAGACAATAATAATATTCTGACAAATAGCTACTGTCATCTTTTCTCCATCTCAGATTATACGGTGGATTTCCCAGAACATAATCAAAAGTAATTTTCGGCTCATAAAAACGAATATCTGTATTTTCCAGCTTTGCATCTGGATAAAGGTATTTTGCCACTCTGTACGGCTTCCCGTCTAATTCGCAACCGTAAAAATTCGATTCAACCGGCGCACAACTAATAAATGAACCATGTCCACAAGTAAGATCTGCTATCAAATCAGTATTTGAAATATGTAAACAATTATAAATCCATTCAACCAGCTTATAAGGTGTAAAGAACTGTCCTTGCTCAATATCTGCTTTCGCTCTCTGATAATCATAGTAACTATCATAGTTGTTGAACTCTAAACCATGAAGCCCACCTAATCCAGTATATGCATTGAAAATATCATCTTTTGAAATACCTGTTTCTACTTCTGGCAAATCGTTATTCACAATATATTCAATTTTTGTATTGATGTCTTCCCTCATTTTCTGTGGGATTACTTCATTTGTACATTTATACTTCATGACTTGTATATCTCCATTCAATTACATTTATTATCGTGTATATGATTCCTCCTAAATAAGTGTATAACCACACCATTCTCTTGCGAATTTACGGCAAAATTCTGCATCTGTAAAAGTAACATCAACCCTTCCATTCTTGAAGAGTTTGATATGCTTGACTCCGACCTCTGGTGCTGAAAATCCATTCTGAAAATCATCCTCTTCAAGTCTTATAGAATAAGAGTCATATAGATGATTCAGTGAATAAACTTGTGTTTTTTCTCCATATGTATTAAATGCCAACGCATCAATAAAAGCACATAACCATTCTGTACCACCGAAATTGTAATAATCAAAATATTTTTCTTTACTACAATAACCACCTGTATATGTGAATTTATTACCTTTTACTTTAATTTCCCATGTATCACGATAGCCGTTGTAACATTTTTCTTTCAATTTATCTTTTATTTCTTTGATAGCCTTTTCTTCAAAACTCATACCGCCTAACTGGTCAAAAATCTTGTCAAGCACTGCATGGTAGTCAATGAAGTCAACAACAAGCTCTTTGATAGGTTCTGAGTCAGTGTATCTGTAATATTCTCTATCCAGATCATATTTATCAAAATTGTTTTCAAGTTGCACATTATACTTATTTGAAAAGTAACTGAAAATACCGCTTATATAATTATTTTGAACATCAGAAAGCGATTTTGGGACACCAAAATTCCCAACTAAAAAAGAAGAATACTTGTAATTTTTGCGGTCTTCTTCTGAATATGATTCATTTTCTGCCTTATAGATATCATAAACAGACTTGTAAACTGCAATTGCTCGTTTGTATAATTCCTCTCTGTGAGTCAACCATGCTTGATCTTCCTTGCTGATTCTATCAGATTTCTTAATTTGAAAGTTTCCGAATTTATCTGTAATTCCCATTTTATAACTCTCCTTTATACTTTTAATTTTTAACCTGTACGATGCATTGTTTTCTCTTTAAAATACAGGCTTATATGTATTGATAATAGGTTTCAATCCTTGTTCCGCAAAGTATTCAAGTATAGCATCATACTGCTTTCTATCAAATGATGCCCATTTAGATTTTTGTGTAATACAATGTTCTTTGTATGATATATCAAACAGAACTGTATCAGGAAGGTCATACCATCCATTGTAGATGATAACATCTCCATAAAACCACTTATAATAAAGACCTTTCTTTCTATGCGGCTTGAATGTCATTTTCACAGAATTATCATACTGTGCGTATTGCCCGATTTCGTAACTATGAAATGTTACTTTTGATACCGACATCATACCAAAGTCGCTATACTTTACGATTGTGATTCTCTGTCCTGCCTCAAGGTTTGTATTTTTGAATTGTTCCGCTATGCTGTCAACTTCTGTAAGAACCTTATACATAACCGTTTTAAGTTCGGGAATTGTAATTGCTCTGACAATGCCGGCATTCAACTTGAATTTATTTGCATAAATCCATTCTTTCATACAAGCCTTATATAAATCAAAATCTTCATCCTGCCATGTCTTTTTGATTTCATTTTGGCTGATAATCTCGGTGCTGACATCTTCAATAGTTTCTGCAAGTTCAATATTATGCTGATGTTCTTCTTCACTAATACCATAATCTGAATGGTAAGTGTCAACCTTTTGGCTCTGCTCATCGTAAACATATACATATCTTGCATAATTGTAACCCTGTGGATCAACGATAAGTTTCAGTTCACCATCACAATATATAGCAACGCAATCAATATTGTACCACTCGACAGTTTCCCTTTCTTCTTCGGTCATCATATCGTAGTCTATTGATGATTGGATTCTACGGTCATCTGTACGGCTTCCGCCCATTCCATCAAAGAATGAATAATCGCTCATCAACTGTTTTTCAAAAAGTGCATAGACCTCTGTGGTAAAATGTACTTCTCTGGAAACCTGACAAGTTTCTCTACACTGTTTTTCATCATAAATTTCAGTGTGGTCAAGGTTGTCATCTTTGTTAGCCTTTAGAATGGCATTCACGATAGTATAATCAACCGCTTTAATCTCTGCGTTCTTTTCAATTCTGCGGATTTTCTTCTGTCGTTCTGCTTCTGCTTTTTCATACTCCGCCTGCCTGATTTTGCTTTCTTCAACAGCTTTTTTAATTCGTTCTTCTTCCTGCTTCTTCTGTTCGGCATCAAACTCTGATTTTTTTACAAGAAAATCTGTTTCAAGCTCTGTTTCGTTCGGCTTACATTCACGCTGATTATAGTTGTAACTTACTTTATAAGCGCCGTAAAAATTGACATCAAAATAATCTGTCATTAAATCGCTGTTGTTGTAATTCCAGCTCTGTGCATATGTATAAGCATAATTAATAATAGCCTTCAAAGCCTCTGAATTCCGTGAAAATGGGCTTTCAAGCAATTCAACACGAATACTGTTATAATCACTCGTAACCGACCATTTGCACATTGAAAACCTATTCCGTAAATGTTTACGAATATTGGCAGCAATTTCTTTTGTATTCGTTATGTGGGTTTTACCGTAATTATCTTCAATTCCTTCTGTGCGTGTTAAAGACCATAAGTCAATGTTAGTTTCTGTTTTTGGCTTATACTCAAAACTACCTTCCGATTCTGAAATTTGATTAGCAAGAGCAACCGTGTCATCGTCTTGCTTTGCGTACCACATCCGCTGTTTTCCACTCCAACGAAATCCTGCTTCTTTAATGGCAGTAATAATATCTGTATTCGGTTTAGTGTCAAAGCGTAATTCAATGCCGTTCTTCTCTGTATTTAATGTAATGTTTAACATAATGTTACCTCCTTAACATTCTGTTTTATTCCTGAGAATGCTACACAATTTTTAATTATTCAAATTTAGCACCACTGAAATACCATCCGGGATGACGTTTCAAAAGGTTTTTCAACTCATTATAACTATAACCAACGCACCATACTACAATACGACCGTCTTTGTCTCTGATGCATTGTTCTGTTCCTTTTTTTCTACTTCTACAATAATCTGCCCATGACATAATATTTTCCTCCTTAATATCAATGAAATGTTAGTTTTATTATCATTTTCACTCCTTACTGTTCATACACATTGTACTTCAAAATTGCATTTCCTCTAACCTGATTATCAAGGATTTTTCCGTTGTAATTATAATACTTGCCTTTTACGGGTTCATAACCAGCAAGCCAAGGGCAAGGGCATTTCTTGAAATAGTCCTTCTTTTTCCAGTAGGCATCACCGTGCGGATTCTGCTTGTAGTAGTCATCCTCGATTTTCTGCCAGTCTGCAAGAATTTTCTTCTCCTGCTCGGTTAAATCCCTTTCGCCTCCCTCATAGATGGTCAAGGATTTTCCGTCATATTCAATTAACTTTGCTGGAGGAAAATCCAAACTGCTGGTCAATCCATCGGCGGTTTCAAGCATAATTTCTACAGTATTTACAGATTGAATCGCTCTGATTCCTCTGTATCTTTCCGGGATTTCTTCTCCTGTTTTTCCATAGCGTTCCACCATTTCAAGTTTGATTTTTCCGCTTGCTGCATCTCGTTTAAAATCTGCAAGTGTTTTCATTTCGTTTTCTCCTTTACTTACTGTAAATTAGTTTGTCGGCTATATCACGCCATTCAAAATTTATATTTAATTTTCCGTCACAAACATCCCATTGTTGTAACTCGCTGTTAAGTATTGCAGCTAAATCCGATTCCGGATTTTCGTCAACATTTTCAATTAAAGTATCAATTTTTCCGTCGTAAAAATTTCCTTGTTCCTCATAGTTATAAAGTACAATATTTTCCGTTGTTGTATCTGTTGCCATTTCTAAAAATTCTCTGATTGTCATTTTATTATTCCTCCTTGTTTATGTCTGAACTGCCTCGTCAGGCGTGAGCGCCCATCTCACTGCTACGGGCTTTTTCTGCCCGTTTCGCCGATATTACAACGTATTTTAATTATTTTTAAAATTCTTCTTTTATATGTACTTTCTGCGTGTCTAAACTGACAGTAATATCAGGTTTGATTGTATTAAATATAAGTCCTTGCTCTTTGCAAAATTCATAACATTTGTTATAAATATAAACTTCATCAAGTTCGATTCCGTCATTGGTTTCTGATTCATCGTAGTAGTCATTTAAAATTCTGTCTGCCAACTTAGAAATCTGATTTATTGTAATAGAATTATCAAACTCAAAGCTCATCTGGTTAAGCGTGCCACAATCATAATCCCATTTTTCAAAACAAATAATTTTACTCATTTACAACACCTCATTTTTTGTTTGCACCAAAAGCAATAATCACCACAGTCATACACAAAACGAACAACATTACCTCTTTTGTGAGATACAATGCCGTTGATGTCACATGGATATTCCCCAATGTTATAGTTATGGAACCTCTCTTACATAATACAAGCAATTAGAGCTTGTTTTGCCGATAGTGCAAATGTGTGTTTGTTTACTGTACCATCGTTCAATATCTTGTAAACATCTGTCATATTCATTCCTCCGTATCTAATGAATCTTCATACTCATCAAGAACCTCAGATACCGCTCTTTCTACAACATAACATCTTACTATGCTATCTGCATATGCCGGTTGTCCTGTCAATGTCTGTTCAAAATCTAAACCAAACACATTCACTGCCTTGAATAGCAAATCAAAATTGTGACACAAATGTTCTTCGGCTGTCCAATTTTCAATGTCTGCGAACTTTTTATTTGCTTGCACTAACAAAGGATTCATATATTCAGTTAGTACCCCATTACTAATTATCTCTTCTTTCTCGTCTCTGCTTATGTATTCCAGAATTTTTATATTATCTCTAATATAACTTCTGACATTTTCTTTAACCGCTTCGACATAATTGTATTTCTCCATAGATGTCTCCTTACAACAAAAACAGCGAAGACAAAAATCTTCGCTGTTTTATTTCTTATTCATTTGTAAATGCTTCATTATACTGACGCATAAATTCAAGCTCCATCTGTTGAGTTTTGCTTGTTGTTCCTAATTGTGTATAATCTTTCGCAATAATATTGTTCTTGTATACGCCGAAAAAATTCATATTACAATAATCAGAATTTATATCAGTGTGATCGTAATTATAGCTATCTGCATAATAATACGCATAATCAGCAATCGCATGAACAATTTTACTATTTTTCTCCCAAGGTGAAGATTTAAGACTCACATTAATATAAATATCATTGTTTGTGACTTCCCAATGACAATCAGGAAATCTCTGAACCAGATGACTTCGTATTCTATTAGATATTAGTAAATTATTATGTATATGATATTTTTGATAATTGTTTGGTATACTATCAATTTTAGTTAAAGCAAACATATTTACTTAAATTCCTCCTTAGTCTTTGGCATTTCTAAATATGATTATTTTGCCTCTTCAAAATAATCATATTTCCAGTCATAATTTTTAACCTTTCTAATGCTTTACTTTAAGTAAAGCAGTCTTTCGACAATGCAAATGCCAAAGGGAGAGTGTACTCTCCCTTGTTTCAAATTCTTATATGTATTTACAATCCAGCCTGTTCGGCTTTATACTTTGCCAGCATATCAAATACTTTTTTAAAGGCGTGCATTTTATCCGAAGCACGAACATCTACCCTATAAATACTGCCATTTTGATGCGTCCATATTTTTTCAGTATCAATTGTTTCACTTAATGTGAGCGTGTCAGTGCCAAGGCTATATTGCCAATACAACATCTGTTCATCGTTTTCATTATCTTCGTATGTTTCAATACAAGCCTCATTCCACTTATCGGAATAAGCCTCTTTATATCTTTTAGCTTTTTCATAATCAGTTGTCAGTCGGCAGATATGATAATCAGAGTAATCGCCCTTTGTAATAGCATAAATTTTCATACTTTCACCTCTTTGGTTAATTACGTAATATCTGTTTTTATCTGCTCATTTTACTGCTATAAATGCAATTATTGAAGGATAAAAACGGAAATCACGGTTTTAGCTGTAAAACTATACTTTTATTGTTTCCAAACTTTCCAAAAACTGCTTCATAAAAATGTTATAATCTTCGACTCGCTTATTTTCTTTATCTAAATCCGATTTAGCTTGCCGTATTTCATCCTTTAACGACTTCAAAAAGTTTTTCTTATATTCTTTGATACTTTCTGGAGTATCGTCAAATGTCTTGTTTATAATTCGCATATAATAATCATAGTCATAATCTGTACTTATACACATGTCAATCTGGTTTAGCGCAAATGTCTTAATGTTTTCATGCAGGTCAGTCGGTGGTTTCCATTTCTCCACTTCTTGTTTGATGCGTTGATACACTTTATCTTTTGCAATCATCTCGTCCAAACACTGTTTGGCTCTATCTATACATGAATCATGTTCTGTACGCACATATTTAGCAAACTCTGTATCTGTCATTTGAGAAAATTTCTTATATTTCTCTACAGATTCTTCATAACGTTTTTGATAAAAGTTATCAGGTGCGAAATGCGTTGGTATAGGTGTTTTCAACCCTTTATCTCTACTTATTTTTGCCGCTAAACCAAAATTGCGAGAACAGAGTAAAAGAAAATCTTTTCCGGTTGTTATTGTTCCATTTTCAATAAAAGATGTAAACCCTGTTGGCATATTTAAAACTCCTCTTTTATTTGCTTTTCTTTCCGTCTGAATGAACGATTTAAGTATCTCTTACACCAAGCAAGATGTTTATTTGTATGGCAAACATACCGTTTATCACGCACATCTTCTTGAAACCATTTACCTTTATCATTCACTCTCTTGTAGAGATTCTTCTTCATTGTTATCATCACCGTTCTTATCATACAAATCGGTATGAGCAAAAAGTAGTGCCATAACCGTTGCTGTCAGACAACCACCAAATATAGCTCCGATGATAAAACATACAATCTGTAACATTATTCCACCTCTTTACTGCGTATTTGTAACATTATTCTTAGTCTTGATATAGTCCATAACATCGTCAATGTCGGCATAAAGCCAAAATGATACATCGTCATCGTTAAAGTGAGGACATTTGTATGTTGACTTGCACCATTCATTAACTCCATCGTTATATCGACATACTTGTTTATGTAGACATGACATACACTTACTCAACCTTTATCCAATCCTCCTTATTAACCACGAAAAATACTTCTAAACTCTTCAGGAGTGATTTTGCCTAATTTCATATCAATATATGCGGGTAAAGTTCTGCCATTAATAGTAGTCGTATCATAGAGTCCCGCAGCAATACGGAGAACAGCTTCATCAGAACACATATGTTTTTTAGATACCTCACTACAGATAGCTCTAATCGACTCTTGATTATGAAGTAACTGTTCAATAATGTAAATCAATTGCTCATTTGATAAACTTTTTATTACTTGTTTTTCACAATCTAACATTATACAGCCTTCCTCTCAGTTTTCTTAATTACCTCTCTGTAATCCTGCTCAAGAGCATTCATATACGCTTTTGTAGTTTTTATGTAGATGTCAAGGCTTTTTATTCTCCTTTCAGCCTTCTTTAATTTTTTATGATTTACAGCAATACAAATATCGCAAGCGATTGCAATTATTACCGCAACTGCCGAAACCACAATTGATATAATTGTCGTTATATCCATTTCTTACACCACCTTAAAATATGTATTTTATTATCCAATTGCACCGAGTTTCTTGGTGGTTGACAAGCATTGTGGACAAACCGATTCTCTATATACAGGATTGACAAAAGCTCTGATTGAATAAATGTCGGTTTCAAAAATACAACCACACATTCTACACTCAAAACTGACTATACTACCATCCTGATGAAACAACTTCGTCACACAATCTGTACCACTTTTAATAATTTTTACCATTTTTTATAATCCCCTACTGACGGACTTCTTGTATCGCATTCAGGACACTCGCATCCGTAAATATCATCAAAGTAAGAATGCCCACATTTATCATCATCTACCACAAATTCGCATCCGCATTTTGGACAGATACACAACTGTGGTGGATGATAATATTTTCCGTGTTTAAGAATTTTCACAGTCATCGCCCTTTCCTAAAACACATTCTTTGGTATTAAACCCAGCAGCACCTTTATGACCGCCACCGCCATACAACATAGCAATCTTTGAACAATCAACCTTCGTTGAACGCAGAGAGTATCTCCATTCGTGACCATTAAAAACAAAGCCAATCAGCATATCATAATTGTCAATGTTACCAATAACAAAATCGTCACTACTCATCATTCCCATATTGACAGCAAAGCATTTGTAACCGTTAAACATCACCTCAAAACCGAAAGTTTCACAATAATGTGTCATTGTTTCTTTGCGATACTGAATCCTTGAAATACCTTCCTTAATTAAGAAGTCTGTACCGTAATTGTCATGCATAAAAAATTCCGCCCAAAAATTACTGTTTGGTTCTGTATTCGGTATTGATTTCAAGCCTGCGTGAAATTCTTTAGTTAAATGTCCATAGTTGAAAGTCCATACATCGTAATCAGCTATCAGTTTTGTAAACATTGGAGCATCCTTCGTCATACTTTCCTCGAATGGTTTAATGTCACCAATACCACCATTCGTCATGTGCTTCAAATAACAATATGTAAGCATACAGCCTGCTACTCCGTCATATCTGATACCACGAATTTCTTTATCGTAGTTTTCATATTTTTTAATTGCTGAAATATGGTGGTCAATCCAAGTAACATTTGGTGTGATTTCGAGAAGCTTATCCATTTCACTTGGTTCGATTGAGTAATCAACAATATATACTGTTTCATTTTTCTTAATCTTATCAAATGGAAATTTTCTACCATAATCCATTCTTATATAACCGATATATTCTGTTACATAGGCGAGTTCCTTTGCATAGGCAAGTTCCCTAACCCAGAAACCTGCACATTTACCATCAGCATCATTGTGATAAACTATTTTCATTTTTTACCTCCTGCTCAATTGCTTCTAACATTTTAAGTGTATCAAGGATTTCTACTTCATCGTTTGTAAAGACTACATTATCTATATCCCATTATCGGTTTTAGGCGTTTCAGATTTTGAAATATCAGACAACACTCTACCTGTTAATTGATATGCTTTAGTTATTACCCATTCATTATGCAAAGGTAAAAATGCTCCTGTACTGCCGTCCCAGTTTTTAAATGCCTCTGACCATTCAACTGTTTTAGCTATCTCAGGATATTTATTTTGTAAATCGGCTAATTCTACCGCCCACTTACTCCAAGTATTATCCGATATTATATTATCATTTAATTCATAATAAATATAAGAATGTACCAACATTTGTAATCGCCTTTGCAAAATCAATTCAGCTATTTTTAATTGTTCACCTTGATATATTTCATACAGTTTCATTATTTTCTCTCTTGACATAATACCACTCATCATAGAAGATATCCATATCATCAAAAGCCCACATACGGGCATTTTTAATTACCTGTAACTCTTCTTTGAGTGGAATATGTTTAGGCGATAATATTGTATCTACTAAATAATCAAATAGAGTTTTAACCAATACTTTGTGTTCGGGTTTAGTCATTTCCAAATCATTTAAATCAAAAACATCAGCTACAATTTCACTGCGTACATCAAATAATTCTTCTACTGTATAGTACCACTTTATGAAATCCCTAATTTCACTATTAGTAACACTTTTCTTGAAACAATCAACACACATACCGTTGAAAAGTCTACCATAATCAAAATCTTCAAGTGCTTCTGTTTTTCCGCAGTCATCACAAGTACCAATTTCATAAATATCAGTTTCACTGCAATGAGGACATACTCCATTTTCAGTTTTAAAATACTTAAAAATTTTTTTACATTTACTACATTTATACATTATATCTACCTCAATCTGTAACACAACAAAACTGCGGGACTATTGCACTTAAATGATGTTGTTTTGGGAGATTCAATAAGTTCTGTTTCAATATCCTTTCTACTTACTAACTCTTCTACAAGTTCACAAGTAGAAAAAACCTCTAATAAATTATCTGTATCTACAGTATTACTACAGATTTTTTCTACCCACTTAAAAACATCATAATCATCTGTTTCAAACTGTATCTTATATTTTTTAGTTGTATTATCAATTTGTGTATTATATGAAACCATTATTTAATCCTCCTTAAAACAGGTAAACTTATATATTTTACAAAATCTGCCTTTAGTTCTTTTCGTTGATTGCTCTTTAACATCACAAATACCCCTATAAGAATTTGCATAGTTAGAAACAAAATATTTACAGGTAGCACAACGAGGGTGCTTTTTTCTATATTCATCAGGTGTCATTACTGTCTACCTCACTTTCAAGCCAATCTACAATAATATCCGTATTTACAGTACAATCGAAGCAATGTGAATAATCGCCATTTGATTGATTATTGCAATAGTCGCAAGGATCACTCGAAATACCATTAAAGATGATATTTGCCATTTCGTCAATTGACATCTGTTTGATTTTTTCAAAGTTTGTCATTCTTAACTTTTCATAGCAACTGATTCTCTGGATGTGCGATACTCTGAATGCAGTATTTTTAACCACTTTATTATTTACATCAGTGCAAAAATAAAAATTAACTGGTATTGATAAATTAGGGTTGTTTTCAAAGGCTTTTTCACCCGTCTTATGTAAAGTGCCCTCAATTACAGTGTTATCCAAAAGAGTAATTGTCACACATTTGCCTAAATACCTTTCAAGTTCATTTCTTGTCATTGCTCTTCACCGTCCTCAATAGGTAAAGGCTGATTCCAGCATTTAACACACGCATTGTCTGTTTTTCCGCAATCTATATCTTTCAGTCCTAACTCATGTGGGCACATCCCTTTAGGCATTCCAGAATCATTGAGCTGAGCATTCGGAAAGGCTTTCAAAAGCTCGCTCAAATAAGTCTTCTGCGGATGTTTATCCGACCACTTTTGAACTATTTCGATTGCTTTTTCAGGGTAGGACTTTTCAAGAGTTTCACACGAAATACCTTTGCCATTCTTTGACCAGCCCAAAGGGCAGTCATCACAATTAAGTTTACATATATATTTATGTTTTTTTATCATCCTTCTCTTTTCAGAAAAGTAGTCTTTAGTTTTCGAGCAATCAATCATTTTTTGCACCTCTATACTATCTTGTTTAAATATTGAATTTATTCTTGGTTTTCATCAGTTAAATTCCAATAAAACCTCACTTTTATTTAATATACTCCCAAATATCTGGCAAATTATCATCAGGTATCAATTCCAAATAGCTCCTAAGACACCACCAGCCAGAATCCTGCTTAGATGCTCCGTTACAATCGTGTAAGTAACTGCGAGGACACGAAAACTTAATACCTATCTGAATACCATTGCGTGTCACGGTACAAACTCTGCCTATTATTCCTACATACGGAAAATCAGGATAGTCTGCAAGTATTGTTGGAAGTATTTTAACCTTATCTCCAACTTTAAAAAGTTGCTCTTTCTCTACGGACATTATCAATCACATCCTTCGTATTATTCTTTCCAAAGTTTTGGTTTACCATTTTCATCAACGAGCAAAGTCATTGTTCCTTTATTATATGCTACTTCTGATATTGCGTACATTACTTTAGTTTCAGTATCATACACTATCCCTGAATCTAAATAACTATTCCATCCTACACGCACGAACATATTATCTATTCTGTCTGATGTTTCGTCTGTACCGTTTACGGATGTACAACCAATCATTAACATTGAGATTGTTGCAATAATCATAACACAAGCAAGTATTCTTTTCTTCATTCTTACACCTCTACAAATTCACCGTCTCGTAAAGTGTAATATGTATCTGCTTTAATCTTTACGCCATCCACTATTGACATCTTTGCTCCAACAAAAACCCAATCGTTATTAAGATTATCATATTTCCATTCAGCACAAACAATATGAGCACCAATACAACCTTTCGCCTTACTTTCATAACCCCACGCTACTGCAACGGCTGTAGAATTATCAGCTGAGGATGCACCACAATATCCTGTAGCTGAGGATGCACCACAATCTCCTGTAGCTGAGGATGCACCGTAATCTCCTGTAGCTGAGGATGCACCCTTATATCCTGTAGCTGAGGATGCACCGTAATCTCCTGTAGCTGAGGATGCACCACAATCTCCTGTAGCTGAGGATGCACCGTAATCTCCTGTAGCTGAGGATGCACCCTTATATCCTGTAGCTGAGGATGCACCGTAATCTCCTGTAGCTGAGGATGCACCACAATCTCCTGTAGCTGAGGATGCACCGTAATCTCCTGTAGCTGAGGATGCACCCTTATATCCTGTAGCTGAGGATGCACCGTAATCTCCTGTAGCTGAGGATGCACCACAATATCCTGTAGCATCCTGCATTGTGACGGTTTTGGATTTGGTAAAATCTATTGCAGCCTGAACAAGTCCGGCTATGCTTAATTTTGCACCAATTTTAATCTTAGTTGATGCAATTTTTGAATCTCTACTACCAGAATCGGATGAAAATTCGCCTGTCTGCTCAACTTCATGATATACACTTGTATTTGGTGGATAATAACCTAAACAATCTAAAGGATGTTCACATGCATGAAATCCTTCATTACACACAACAGCTCTACTTGTTTCATATTCTTTGCCTTCTTTATACTGAAAGCCTCTGCAAGTCATATCTTTATTAAAACCTTTGTAACTTTTAATTACTTTTGACATTATGTATTCTCCTTTATGCTCTTAATATTTTTAACCACAATTGTGGGTTTTGGGACTTTCTTTCTTTTGAGAACCATCGTCATTCTACGATGTTTAATTATTGTATCCCTGATGTTTATGTATATCATATTTGCAATGAATGGAATGAACAAAATCAACAATTCGCCACCGAGCATTTCTGATTTCCGTTCATTCACTGCTCCTAATCGAGCGATTATAAACAACGGAATTGTAATGGAAATTGATATTGCACTTATCCAGAATCGCATTCTATGTAGTTCAGCTTTTAATTTCTTCATTGGACTTTTTCCTTTCTTTTATTGTGTAAAATAATCTGGTTAGAGCGGCAAACTGTTTTGTACCTGTGTAAAATAATATGGTTCTAAATCCTCTAAGCTGACTTACGGAAACATTCATTTCGTTTGTTTACACTGTCTTTTTTTGTACTTGCTCTGAATTTACACAAGTTTTGGTGAGTGGATAATACCCTCACTATTCGGCAGCAAAATCTACCGTTATATAGATGTATATAATTAATTATTTTTAACAAAATCTGTAGACATAGCAATATTACGAGCTGCATTATAATCTGCATTAATTGATTTATTATGATTAACGCATTCTGGATTTTTACAAATAAACTCAGACTGTGATATTCTTTGTCCTTCTTCCCAATGCCCACAGAAAGAGCAAGTCTGAGAAGTATGGTATGGATTTATTTTTCTAACTATAATTCCATATTTGTTAGCTTTATATTCAATGAACTGTTGCAATTCAAAATATGACCAATTTCGTAATACGAACTGACTACTATCAAAACCAGATAAGTCCTCAATGTTAATATATTGAGCCTTATTCTTTATTGCAAAATCTACAATTTGTTTACTAATTTTATGATTGTAAGTTTGTACCCAATTTCGTTCTCGTTTCTTTAATCTTTCAAGACTTTGCAATTTTTTCTTTCTACCGTGTCCACCATTAGCGTAATTTAATGACTTTTGAAGTCTTTTTCTTTGAGATTGCATCTTAGTACGCTCCCGAACAAAGTCATCATAATTGCCTAAAGATTTATGAATATATGGCACAGTATTCAAAGCACATACAGCAGGTACAGCCAATCCCAAATCAACACCAACAACTATATTTTCATCCAAGCACAATTGTTTTTTAGGTATTGAAATAGATAAATTGCAAATTATTTTATTATTATAAATGCCTATTGAACTTCCTTGAATTGCATAACACTCTTCAAAAATGTTTTTAAACACGTCTCTAATTTCTGCTGATTTATGAGGATTACCTAAAATAATTTTAAAGGTTATATAATTAGCAAACTTAATAAACAACTCAAAATCACTCTTATACAAATGTTCAAGAAATTCAGTGTGGTTCGTATAATTGTGATATAAACCACTATCTTGATGTGGATTTGTACTTCTTAAACGAACATAATCTACATGAACCAACAAAGGATTTGAGTCTTTATATGTCGGCAATGATAACTTTCCATATTTTAGTCCTTTTTTCATTGCTGTATCAAAATCTGATTTAACTTTTCTTGTCATCGAACCAATTGGAAGTCCTTTAGCAAACTGTATTGATTCGTCATAAGCACTACCCTTTTTGCTGGTACTAATACGACTAAATAGATTATTCAATTCTTTTCTGTCATCTTTTGAAACATCATTCTGCATACCTAAATATAACGCACTTATATATTGATTCATTGCAAGATTTTGAGCTTTCATACCCTCACGAATATAATTGTAAACTCGATTAACTTCTGTCTTATCTCCTACAGGCACTAATTGTATTTTTCGTGTAATTGTAAAAGTATCTTTAGCCATAAATCTCACAATCCTTTCATATTATTCTTTGACAGACTCAGTACATAATAGACAACCACTTGCTTTGGCGACACTTATCCGTCTTGTGTCTTTAAAGGAGGTTACAAAATGAGTTTGTGCCGATTGCACTCACTTGTAAATGGTGACACAGAAGAGATTTGAACTCTCACTTTACAGATTTTAAGTCTGCTGTCTCTGCCGTTGGACTACTGTGTCATATCCGGTATTGTGTAGATTGAAAGCTGACGGAACAACAGTCAAGGGACACCGCCGTTCAACGCCAACTTAAGCGACTGATCAGTATAAAATCTTTCTACAATAACAGTAGATTTTTATTTTGAACCGCAAGGTTATAAAGCTACACAATACCGTTTGGCTGAGCAGGTGGGAATTGAACCCACGATACTGGAGTCAAAGTCCAGTGCCTTAACCGCTTGGCGACTGCTCAATATATTTACAAGCAAAATGGTTTCCGAAAAACTTGCAATGAATTTTCATTAAGAATTTAATAAAATCCCACCAGATGTTATTAGCATCTACGCAAGTCTGCTTTGATACATTTCATAACATCCTGCTTAAATTTACGAGAATACTCCTTCATTACATTTTCAAAATACTCTTTTTCAATCATTGAGTAATATGCATATTTACCCATCATTTGTTGGAGTTGTGGCAACGCCCAAACTTTACCACTTAGCCTATCACACATATAATTAAATAATGTAGCTTTGAACTCTTTTTTATTCTTATGACCGACTGTAATGTCGCAATTTTGATTATACATAACACCTAATACGAACTGATTTCCACTTTTAAACTTTGTTTTTTCTTTCTCAATTGTAAACGGAGCGTGAATTTGAGTTAGTGTTTCGTGGATGAATCTAAGAACTTCATCTGGATTAAACTTTCTACGGTGTGAAACTTGTATATCATCGCTATATCGGGTATATATATAGTCTTTTTCACGGCACTTTTTTGTCATTATGTAGTCAAACGGTATCATCATAATATTAGTAAGCATTGGACTGATTGGAGTTCCTTGTGGCAAGCCCCCATTAAGAAAACATAAATCCAATGCCCTGCTTAAACACTCTTTTCCAAAATCTCGTTCAATAACTGCACTAAATGGAAATATTTGTGCCATCATAGACATAAGAAATTCTTTGGTAGTATTACCAAAAAAGTTTTGAAAATCAGTTGTTATCCACCAGCGACTATGGTTATACTGATGCTTGGAAACTGCATCCGAGGCTGTTCTATGTCGAACATAAGCGTATGCGTTGGTGTGATGTAATGAAACACCCGCAGTCTCGAAAATCCCTTTTAAGTCCTTCAATGCTTCAGATAATTCATCATCTGGAGCACAAATTTCTCTCCATTTAACTCTGCCATATTCGTCTAATTTCTTTTTTGGAATATAGAAATGAGAATAATGTTTTTCAATTTCTTGTCCAAGATAACTCCATTTTTTATTAAAGGCATCCAATATGCCAATAATAAAATTGACATTGTATTTGTCTTTTACACTCGCAGGTATAAAATCAACTCTGCGAGTTACTGTGGCTGCCGCAGATTTAGTACCCCATAACCACTGTGGAGAATGTATATCACCTTCAAGCCAACTCCAAATGTTAGGCTTCGATTCGGTTTTTGGCAAACACACATAGTAGCACATACTTGTCCCTCCTTTACATTACTACCGTGTCAAATTTATATGGAGAAGATATAATCAAAGGGCTTAATTTTCTTTCGGTAATCCATTTAAACAGATTCGTTGTACCTTTAAGTACAATATCTCTTACAACAATAGATTCACCAATCTCTACTCCACATGCTGACACTGGAGTTTCGGCTTTTGCTTCTTCATGTGTGAAATTCATTGTTTTAATCAAATTATCCACACTTGGTTTATCTCTCCACTCTACTGCATAGTGCTGCGCATCGTATCTTGCAGTACGGTAATTCAACATTACCTTTATGTATGGATTAAGTCTATTCTGCTTGCAAATATTTCTGCACAAATCAATATTGTCAGCACAAAGAATTACGATTCCGTTAAGTCGCTGATCAATATAGCCTTTATCAAACACCTGAACTTCGATATCCGGATTAACGGAAAGCAAGATATTTTTTAATGACTCTGCTTTGTTGTGGTTTAAATCAGAATTAAAAAACATCTGGTTGCAAAGATTTTTACTTTCAACGAAATCAAAATCATATAATTTAAACTTGCAAAAGCCATATCTTGCAAGAAGCTCTGCCTGCGTACTACCTACACTTCCGCATCCGACTATATGTATAGTGGTTGACAGCTCCTTCTGATATGGGTTAATATCTCCTAATTTACTTAAATCCATTCCGTAAGACCTCCTTAATTTATATACAAGCTTGCCTGTTCAATCAATGACTGCCTATCGTTAGTTATCACTTCTTTATATACAAGATTACTCAACTCATCATGTATATCTTTGGCATCCACATAAGAAACACCAAATATGTCTTGAATCTCTACAACAGATAGCTTAATAGAACTCTGGCTTTTTACACCAACATTACCGTAGCTGTAAGGATATTCATAATACGAATACGATACTGGCTTTGGTTCTGTAACCATATCTTTTGATTCTTCCTTGAAAGACATCAATGTGTCGTAAACTACAGGCGAAACACAAAGTATTTTTCCAAACGACTGAATATTATTTGTGTTTAATGTTATCTCAGGCTGAGTATCCTTACTTGTAGACTTATATGCTAAATTAAGCACACCATCATAAAGATATATATTAAAATCACCTTTTTTATTTATAATCATAAAGATATAAAAATCAGTATTATCAATCATTTTCACGATGTCTTGCTGAAATTTTGTATCAACAGATGACGCCGATGTTCCCATATTTACGTGAGAATGCCCGTGAAATCTAAGACTGTTATGTATATCGTCTGGCAACTCAGTCTGCCATTCGTTATACTCTTCCTGAGAAGGTTCAACGGTTGTTCGAGTAACTACTTGAGGATACACAAAGATATCAGTAACAACAAAGTTGTTGTTTTGCCTTTCAACTGTGCCATGCCACCCCACCTCTTTGTCATTTACCTCAACGAGCATCATCATTTTGGCAAAAGCTAATGGAGTGAAAGATATTGTAGGTGTTTCCATACCTGTCGGTATCTTTAAAAGTTGCATTTTATTTTCTCCTTTCGTTCCATTCGTTTACTGTCATAACCTCTCCAGACTCCTTATCCATAATACACGAGTAGTCTGCCTCATTGAGCAGATTGCCCAATTTGCTCATCACCGTAGAATCCATAAAATTCAAATTTTGTGACGCAGTAAGAATAAGCTGTATTGCATAGCAGATATTGCCTTCTGCTAATGCAGTTGCGATATCTATTCTAAAACCTCCAAAGCAATCAAATAAAGCCAAATGAGGATGAGGCATATAACCGTATATATATGTCTCGTAAGCATCAAAACAATTGCTATCAAGATTTATACCGATTCCACATTCGGTTAATAGATCAATTCTGCCATCAACCATCCAACATAAAACATCCTTACTTACGCTTGGCATATTATTAATAGTGGAATTTTCTGATTTTAATATTTCGGCAAAAGCATCTTCATCATACTGAGTAATCGGGTTGCATACTACAAACTCAAGGTCTCCTCCATTAATTTTCACATTAGAAATCGCACTGTTGTTTGTAAGCATATCTATCAATGCAGCATTATCATTATCATTATCGTTGTATAATGATAATTGTTTTTTGCAATCCAACAAGTTTTCGTAAACCTTTGTCGCATTGGCTACATAATGTCTATAATCCGATTCATAATTCTTAATCCTATCGTGTAATCGATCAAGAGTGCGTTTCTTTTTATACTGCGTAAGATCGGCAATTTGAGCATTTAACACAATCTTCGATAATCCTTTTTCTTCTGAAATTTTGTCGGCTAACTCGAACAATTTATCATACGAACCTTGGCTTATTCCATCAACAATTGGTTTGAATTTGTTTTTGATCTCTTTTGCAGTGCAAACAAAGTCAAACAGCGGAATAAGAAAAACAGCTATCGTTTCTGCTGCACATTTTGCATTAAACGGCTCTGTCCAAAAAATATACTGATTGCCGCCAACCCATCCTTTTGATTTATTGTGGGTTAATTCGCAATATTTATCATAATTCTCATACGATTCCACACTACAGTTAAATTTCTTATTAATTTCCTCCATGGTGGGTTCTATGTCGTTAGACCATATATAAACAGCTTTGTCTGTTGCGGCTCTCTGTGGTGCCCGTGCGCCGGAAACACAATCAAAAAATATAGATGGCAAATCACCGTTCTTAGTATAATAAGGTTCGTAAACACATTTGACAAATGTTTCGATTATCTTGGGGCAATCATCTCCAAATGTAAGACGGCTATCAAAACAACTCCGAGTGTATAAATTTGTAATTAAATCCATTTTCTATTCCTCCTTAGATTTTGGCATTTCTAAATACAATTATGGCAGCGAGAAGACGCCTGCGGGAAGCTTGGTCATTGGAATTCTTGATGTACTTATAGCTTTGATGTGGTTTTTTCAGTTTCAAACCGTGGATACGATTGTTCCTTTCAGTTGTAACCCTTGGTTTTGTGAGATAGTCGCCGCTCTTCATTTTCATCACCGTGCATTTCATTCACTTCGCCTCCACCAGCATCTCCATCCGGGTGAGTCTTATGCTCCTAACCTTTCTAATACTTTACTTTAAGTAAAGCAGTCTTTCGACAATGCAAATGCCAAAGGGAGAGTACGCTCTCCCTTGTTTCAAATCAAATTATGCACAATCAGCTTTAACAACCGATGCAAGAATGTATGTATCTCTTGCGCCAACAATGTCAGACAGCGTTCTGTTGACATCCTGTGCAGATACCACAACGCCGTTAAGATTGAGAATACCATTACCCATTTCGAGCTGAGCTTCATTGAAAGCCTGCTGAACTGTCATTTCATCTGGGTTACCAATGATTGTTTTTGACTTAAGATTATTCTGAACTTTAATGCTTTTCATTATTATTTCCTCCTTGTTTACGCTGTTACAATTGAGCCGACAATTTTTGCAATGTTTGCATCAATATCAATACAAGCTTCTGATACATTTCTTTCAATCTGTTCAAGATTTGTCAGAATTGAACCAAAGTTTTCTGCAATCCACACCTTTGTGTTGTCGGCAGCTTCTGATGGGAGAGGAATTGTAATTGATGCCTTTGACGCTGTGTAAGAATTACTTACAAAAGAAATTCCGCAATCGCCAAAACTCTCTCTGTGTTCGCTTGGCTTTACAGCGAAAAGCATATTGCCATCATCATCCTTTAATGACAATACATCTGGCTTGTGTTTGTAAACTTTAAAAAGTTCCTCCATTGAAAAGTTGGCTTCAATAACCATCACATTGTTTAATGTTTTTACAGTCATTTTGTGACTCCTTTCTGCCTCGTATGGCACTTTAATTTATTTCTACTTTAGCATTACCCAGTTACACCACGAGGAGGTAGTAGTTTTGTAACCGCTCACCCCTATCTAAAGGGGTGCTATAACATTTCTTAAATAAAGATGGAACTTGAGAAGAGTCTGTAAATTGAACCTTTTGTTGGCTAATCGTTTGGGGTTTCTGCTCTTATCGACTACTAAAGTAGTCTTCTTATGTGCTTTTTCCGTTTGGGTTTGATTTCGGAAGGAGTCTTTTCTGTGTAAGAACTTTGGTTTCCTGACGACACCCCCTGCCAGAGCTGTCCCGCATCGAACTCTCTTCAGCCTGTATCCCTTTCTTCTCTCTAACCTTTCTAACACCTTACTTTAAGTAAGGCGGCTTTATTTAATAAAGCAAGCAAATGTTACATTATTCAAATCCTATTTCTTCATACGCTTCAACAGCTTCTGTTTCGGTGTCACCCGAGCACAACACATTGCCATGCTCATCAATAACTTCAAAGTGACCATTCTTTGCAATTACCGTCATATCACCCCTCACCTCCTACTTTTAATGCCGCCTCTTTTAAAACTGCAACATAATTATCAATCTTCTCTCTATCGGATTCTTTTGCTTGTGGCAAACAAAAACGAATTGTTTTTGCAATATTGTCAAGTTCTCTTGACAACTTTTGATCTTCTGTCATAATGTTTGCTCCACAATGTGAGCAATAATATGAACCCACTTCGTGTTTATCTTTACCACACTTAGGACATGCCTTTTTAATGCCTACAAGACTAACAGATGAATTAGCCGATGCTCTGACTAATTTAGAAACAGTGGGATATGATACCCCATACAATTCAGCTATGTTTTTCATTTTTTCGCCTTGTCTATAAGCCGACACAATCTGGGCTTTTAGTTCCTTACTAATAGTTCTGCCTGCCATTTTTGTAATCTCCTTCTACTGTGATATTGTGTTTTGTCATCAACATAATTTACTTTATAACCTCCCTAAAATTGTTTATATGTTAGATATATTCCCAAATATCTGGAAAATTATCATCAGGTATAAATTCCAACTCTTTCCTACAACAATACCAGCCAGAATACTGCCCAGACTTCCCGTCACAGTTATGAAAATACTCATTAGGATGCGAAAACTCAACAGCTATCGAATCACTATCGTTGTCAATAGCACGAACTCTGCCTACTACCCCTACATACGGAAAATTAGGATAAGCTGATAGTATTGTCGGAAGTATTTTTACCTTATCTCCAACCTTTAGCATAAGAAGCTATTCCTCCTGTTCTAATCGTTTAATTATTAAAATACGACAGTAATTTTCAATCGCAATTTCGGTTGTCTTGGTTTCGATTGTTCGCACAATCTGAGATGTAACCTTTACACCGAAATCCCTCAATACATCAATATGTTCATCACGAATATCTTGTATTGTTTTGATACTCTCGTACACTCTAACCACCTCTTTTTAGGTAAAAGAAAAGTGTATGCAAAAATCTATCGCATACACTTAATTGGTTTATATTTACTTTTTGTCACTCTGATAAAAGAGTGATTTTATGGTGGCAGCGGTTTTGTTTTGACTCGCAACCGCTAAACGAGTGTACTTAATCTTTTGGCTTATAAGCAGCAAAATTCAAGCACAACTCTAAATTTCCACTATCATTTACTGAAAATGAGATTAGCGTACTGTTCAACGCAATTTTACAGAACGCCTCAATATCACTCATGCGGAATTCAATCGGCATACCGTCTTTAGAACGAATTATTACAGAGTTGGAATAGTTAGGTGTCAAGTCTAACGAAGCAAGTGAGATATCCTCGTCTTTGCTTGCAAATTTACTTAAGAAAACTATTGCATCTGTGTACGCATCCATCCCTCGTACATCTTCTACAAACTCGTCTGCCGACTTATTTAGATTTTGAGATATTTGTTTACGCAGAACTTCACCCAAACTGTGCATAGACTCTTGTGGTGTATTCTGGTTGCTGCTATCAACCGTGTTGTTACTCAAGAACATTCCCTCTCTTTTTATTAATTGACAAACATCGTTTATCTTGCCGTGATATAATCACGCTTCAGGAATATTCTACCATTTTTTACACGACTGTTCAAGCGAACATAATTTCTATTCGAGTTTTGCGTATTGCCTTGACTTATGGCAAATCTTAGTCATAAGCAACTCAGACATTTTCTGAGACAGCTTCGGAAATTCAAGCCTTACTCTGCTTGAACCCCTATCGGGACGAGTGGCTTCGAAAGTCACTTCTTTATCATGAAGAAACTTAGCAGCATATTCATACGCATAATTTTCCACCCATACAATTCCCATCTTTTCACCTCCTTAAAAATCAAAACTTATAGCGATATTTTCGCCATAGCGGTCATAATAAGCCTCCTCAATGGCTTTGATTTATGCATCGTTTTCTGTACCATCTGAAATTGTTATTGTTATAAGTTTATCCTCTATCCAATCGCTTTCCCAATCTTCGTCTATACAAGAATCCCAACCATTATATTCTGTGTCAAGTTCTGGATAAAGCTTAATATAATTAACAACTTCTGTGATTAACATTTCCAAATGCTCTTCATAATCACAATCAGAGTCTTTCATTTTATCAATTATTTTCTTAACTTTTGCACCAGCCATTGTCCACAAATAATGAGCAGGCTTATTACAAGTTTCTTTTCCGTAACCTTTATTAATCATATCTCCGTCATTATAATATCTGTTATAAATGCGTGCGGCAGCCCTTAATAGCTCCCCAGCAACAGTATATGCTTTTCCTTCTTGTGGCACATATTTAAGACAAAGTACATCAAAGGTTATTTTATCTCTGTGTGACATCTTTCATTCTCCTTATAATGTTCTCAACTCACCCCATGAGATGCCGTAGCACTCAAGAAGTTTTTCAAGCTTATCTTTTTGACTCATCGGTATCCCTCCTATGGTGCAATTAAAACTAACAGTTTGCAAAACCAGTACAAGCCAATCAAACTTAGAGCTCCTGCTAAACAATAGCCTACTGTCATTATAGTAAGCTCAAGGTTAGTCAATTTATTATGTTTTTGTGGACGCATTACTAAACCTCCTTAAAAATAAGCATGCGCTTTGGCAGCGGTTTTGTTTTGACTCGCAACCGCTAAACGAGTGTACTTAGATATTACTCCTGCTCATCTGTAGTTTCTGTTACTGTGCTTGCATCTTTAGATTTATCAGAATCCTGCGTGTTGGTAGCCTTCTGCTTATCTGTAGTTTCTGTATCGTCATCATCAGAATTTTTTGCACCTTCGTATTCAAGTGCAAACCCTCTGCCTTCGATTACACATCTCATCATTGAATAAAAATTTTCTCTGAACTCTCTACCCTGAGCCGCAGAGAGAGAACCCCACTTTTTACCACGCTTAGTAAACAGATTCATAAACTGTTTTACCTGATGACCTGTAACCTTCAACATATTTTTACCTTTTTTATCAGGCATAAACAGAGTTTCGTCAACAATAGATTGTAACAGCTTAGTCATAGATGTCATAGATGTAGGAACAGCAACACCCTCAATATCTTTATCGCCGGCATTTTTCAAAAATTCCACAGTACGAGCTGCCTCGTCAATATAGTAACAATCTCTCAGCTTCTTTAACTGAGCAGCCTGCTCCGCACCGCTCGTTTCTTCAAGTGTCCATTTTAGCGCACAGATGAGCGATAATTTTTCAAGACTTAAAGCCCAGTGGTCACTCAGTTTACCTTCTTCTGATTTTGCTTTACAAAAATCCAATAAATCAAATTTTTTCTTAGCCTTCTCGTCAAGTTTGCATCTGGTAATAATATGGGTTTCCTTTGAACGCTCAGTTTTATGACCAAGCACAGTGTACTGCTCTTTAAGAATAAGCTCCTTTACAGGAAAATCACAAGCTACAAACTTGTCGTATTCCTGAAGTTTCTTAGTGTGAGCATAATCCTTCTCAAGCTCGTCGAGCTCATAAAAGAGCTTGTCACGCTTCATAGCGTCCTTGTCCTTGATTGCAGTGTTAATATCTGCAATTTTCGATACGATAGAATCGTATAACTCAGTTAATGTTTTCATAATGCAATCTCCTTATTTTCAAAATTTGCTCCGTAGAGCATATATTAAAGGGCACTCAGAATAACCACTGAGTGCCCTCGATATATACACTCATATTGAGTAATAATCAAGTTAATTTTCACATTTCCTCAAGCCAAGTTTAGGTTTGTGTAAACCTGCGAACGCTCTAACAGTGACGCCGCCGCCGAGAATTACTCAATCGAGTTTAGGGTATTCTACACCTACTATTTCTTATGCAAATAGTTACAGAATAATTTATTTGGTATTACTCACACCCTTGTATGTTTTTTGCTTTGTCATACCAAAGGTTCGCTCGCTCATAGCTACACTTATCTTTGCGATGTTTTAAACTCTCGTGGAGAACCTAAAACGCTCAAAGGCACAAAATAAGCGTACCCCTCGTAAAGAAGTACGCTTTGCTATGTGCTATTAAGTTTGCTCAAATAAGTAAATTCTTTGATAGAGCTAATGGAATAGAACTGTTTATGGTACAATCCTTTAGAAACCGCCGAGGGTGTCCGTTCCTCTCTGACTGTTGTGTCGCCGAGGGTGTCCGTTCCTCTCTGACTGTTGTGTCGCCGAGGGTGTCCGTTCCT